AAGAAATGGAAATATGGAATAATGAAAATACAAGAAGTGTAATTTCTCAAAAATTCTATGAAGAAAGACAACAAATAACACAAGAGATAAATGATATATTTCTAGTATTAAGAGGGGATGATAATACAGATTTTGCAGAAACATGGGAAATTATTCTTAGCAACATTTATGGTCATAGAGATGAAGATAACCAACCTGTAGGAACTGAATTAACAGCAAAAGCCACTGCAAAAATAAAAGATGCAATGGAAAGACTGGAGGAAATAAAACAATCTGTAACAGGAAGTTCAGGACTTTCTCCTTTAAAACAATCAAGATTGTCAGAACTTATAGAGAAGTTAAATCAGAAAACTATAACAAATGCAGAAAAAGATGAAATGAAAGCTCTTTTTAATGAACAAAAGAGTAATGGTCTTTCAGAATCTGCTAAAAAAAGACTTGCTGTATTATTTGATAAACTTAAAGAATTACAATCGAGAATACCTACAGAATACTATGTAGATTCCTTTAACAATCTTTCTCAAAAATATGGTGTTTCAATAGATGCATCAGGCAATGAACAAACAGCTTTAAATCAAAATGGTGAATATGTCCCAATTCTTGAATCAGATAAATTAAATCAACTTTTAAAAAATGACGATTTCAAGAACTGGTTTTATGCCAATCATATAGAAGTGGAGTACTTTAATACAGATACACAAGAACAGGATCTGAAATGGCAAAGATTATTTCAATGGAATAGGATTATTCCAAATGACCCTAAATATATTGAAACAAAACCTGCTTTAAAATATTCTGTCAGAGTTGTTAAAGATGAATATAAAACTAAACAAATTGTAGGAGAAACTATTGACAATGCCGGAAACTATCTACCAAAGACAGATGGTAAAACTGATAAATATATAAACAAGAAGTATGAAAGACTTGAAAATAGCAGAAGTGAGACAGATAAAGTATTATTTAAACTGCTTCAGGCACATACAAAATACATGCTTAAAGCACAGGAAAATATACCTGACAAAAACAAACTTTATTTAGACCTTCCAAGAATAAGAAAAACTAAAACAGAAAGGACAATGAAACTCATTAAAGAGCTTCAGGAAAAACCTTCTGATATTCCATCAGTTGTATGGTCAGGAATAAAATCTAAAATTGCATCTCTTACAGACTTTAACCAGGATGAGGGCAATTATGAAAATGTTTTTGCAGATAAATATGGAAATGAATTTACATCAATTCCTATAAAATACATAGGAAGATTAGAAGCTGAAGATGTTTCATTGGATATTTTCAGGGCTGTAATGAAATATACACACTCTGCAAAAATAAATCAAAAACTTATAGAATTATCTCCTGTTGCAAATTCTTTAGAAAGAGTATTGAAAAATGAAGACTACACTCCTGTAGATACAAGTAAAAAAATAATAGGAAAAAAAGGAAGAAGTCCAAAAGGAAAAACAAATGTAAGATCAGAAGCTATTCAGTCCATTATAAAAAGACAGTTTGAGGGTCAGGAAAAGAAAATGGAAGCAGGTAAATTATTGGAAACTGTTGTAGGACTTATAAAAAAATTAACAGTTATTAAAAGTATTGCTTATGACCTTCCTGCATCTTTGGCAAACGTAATAAGTGCTGAAACACAAAACTTTATAAATGCTTCAAATGGAGTGATTACACACACCAATCTTGCAAATGCTCACACTATATTCTTTTCAGATTATGTTCCTTCATTTATGAAAGAATATTGGGAAAATAAAATAGGTGAAAAAACATTGCAATCACAATTATTTGATCTTTATGGGTTTGTACAATCACATTCTCATGAAGATAAAATAGGAGAAAAAGTATCATCTTCAAAAATAAAAGATGCTTTGGCTTTACATTGGCTTTCAAATCATAGAGAATGGGGAGAGTTGTTTGTTCAATCTGTAAATGCTTTAGCTTATATGGATGCCATAAAAGTTGATGAAAATGGCAGAACAATACCTCTCCACCAAGCCTATGAACTTGATAAAGATGGAAAAATAAAGCTAAAAGATGGAATTTCTGATGAATGGTCTCCAATAGGTATTAAGTTTAAGCAACTTAAAGAAATGATTGCAAATCATAACAATAGAATACATGGTAACTATGCAAAAGGTATTGATAAACCAGAAGCTGAAACTTATACATGGGTGTCTATTTTTATAATGATGAAAAGATTCTTCACTTCCATGTTTTTAAATAGGGCAGCAGCATCTGATGTAAAACTAACTAAATATGGACTTAGATCTTCTGCCAGATTTAACACAAGAATGGGAGCAGAACATGGATATTATTTAAAAACATTGGATTTATTTGCCAGAGAACTTGAAAGCAAGTCACAAACAGGTGAATGGGCTAAATTAACTGATAGTGAAAAACAAGCTTTACTAAAATCTACATTAGATGCAGGATTTATATTAATGGCTTATTTATTGGTTCGCTTTGCTTTTGGTTTTGATCCAGATGATAAAGATAAATATAAAAAACTTAGAAATAAATCATGGTCTGAAAATCAAGCTCTCTATCAAGCAGCAAGATTATATACAGAAACATCTACATTTCTAAACCCTTATCAGTATGGTGAATTTATATTTGATTCTCCTATGATTTGGCAAACAATAAAATCATGGGGAGATCTTATAAAATATACAATCAGTCAGGAAAAATACAGAACTGATTCAGGAATGTATAAAAAAGGAGAGTCTAAAGCAAAAGCAAGACTATATAAAGTAACAGGTATAGAAAAAGTCATGAAAGCAGGAGATGAAGATCAATTAATTCAAGACTATTTGAAAATGAGAGCCAAATGATGGATTTGCATTATAAAAAGGCTTAAAACCTTCAAAATCATATTTATTTGCGAGAATTTTGAATTCTTCAAAATCTACTTTTTCATTTTCGTAATATCCAGGATCTTCAAACATTTGAAAAAATAAGGATTTTGGATTGTCTACGTCAATATATCCAAGTCCTATTATTTTATCTCCTAGAGTTCTTTTAAAGTATTCTATCATTGATGTAATTTTATGAAGCAAATATACTTCATTTTTTTGATTTTAAATTGTTAAAAATTTGATTATTGATAAATTGTTTGTATATTTGTAACTTAAACAAACAATAAAATGGAAGAAAAAGAAATAACTGAACAAGTGGAAAAAAGTCCTTTGGGTTTTACAGCTAAAACAGATGTTCCTGCAATGGTGACATTTCAACAGTTTTTTGATGTTATGAGAATTGTAGACACCCTTAATACTTTGATAAGTCTAATAAAACAGGAAAATTTCAAAGCTGACAATATGAGATACTATTTTGATACAGATCTTGTAGAAACTACAGATGAAAATGGAAAAATTGTAAAAACGCTTAGAGAAGATTTTTGGAGTAAAGAACAACCAAACCAAATATAGAAAAGAAAAAGGGACTAATTATAGTCCCTTTTTTATTTCCATTAATTTTTCCCATTGTTCTTTATGTACTAATTCTTCCAGAGGTATTTGTATTTTTTCATCATATTCTTCCTGAGATGTTAGATGATAAACACCATTTTCACAAATATCACATAGATAATACCTGCACTCTTTTCTATACCCCTTTCCACTTTTCAAAGCTTCCTTAAGTATTGTTTTAGCACTTTTAAGATTCAGTTTTTTCTTGTTGCATTTCATTATCATTATTTAAACAGGCAGCAGTATGATTATAAAAATCATTCATAGTTCTGTTTACTTTTCTGATATTTGCATCTCCTCTTTCTATTTTTTGTTTCCATTCCGGAAGAGATTTACACCAGACATGCTTTATCCAGATATTTTCAGAACTATGCGTCCCTATAGGACCATTTATATTTTGCCCAAATTCATTTATATATTTTCCAACTATTGTAGCTTTATGAGGATTAGGAAAGTCCAATATAACTTTAGGATTTATGAAAGATTTAATAAGATGATGCTTATACCATTGTTTATATTCTGACATTGGTTGAGGGTTTTCTATATATGGATTAGCTCCATACATACGCCAATATAATCCCAATGCATCAAATTTTCCATATTTGTCCTCAAGATCTTTAATATCCTGTTTAATATTCATAGTTTTTGATTGATATAATTCATCAGAATCCAAAAATCCCATATAGTCATATTGTTTAAATTTTTTAGCGCAATCCAAATAAGCTCTTGACTGACTTCTAAATTCTTCATCTTTCCAATCTATAACTTCTACATTAGGATACCAACCTTCATCTTTTCTTAAAAAACTCCTTACAGAGTTAGTGCTATTATTGTCATAAATAATAAAATTATCTATCCCAATTTTAGTATGATGACCCAGCCATTCCCCTAAATACTCATTTTCATTTTTTATTATAAGACAACACGCTATTTTCATTTTGTTAATTTTAGGAAAGGGGCAATTGATACAGGAATTCCCGCAACAACTACCCCTTTTTTTTAAATATTCAGCAGACAGTGGTTTAAACAATATTAAGAATTTTTAATTGTTTTTCATGCAAATAAAAACAAATCAATCTTTCCAATACAAAAGTGTGGAAGGTATAATGATCAAGTCCTGTCATTTCTTTTAGTTTTTCAGGAGCTATACCACTTACATAATTTGCATCTTCAAAATATTCTTTATCATTTTCCATAAATTCCAAAGCAGGAATCACCCATTTCTCTACATATTCTTTATAATTTTCTGTTTTCATTATAAAAAAGTTGGAATATGTATAGTTTTCTTTGTCGAAATTATATTCTTTTCCAAGATGTAAAAGAACTCTTTTAAGAAGTTCCTCCAGTTTTGGATGATTATTGTAGCTGAATTCAAGATATTCTTTAGTGGTTTTCCAGTATCTTCTTGACAGATTTATAAATTCATACTCTTCAAATTTTTTATGCTGTAAAGTTTTAAGAAGAATATTTTTCATAATTCCTGTTTTATTCAGAAATTTCCAACTAAACACTCCTATATATTCTTTGTTTTCTTTGCTCAAAATATCAATAATAGGATTGTATTCAAATCTCCAGGATTTTTGTTCCAATATTCTTATAGCAGAATTATCATATTTTGTATATTCTACAATTTGATTCTCGTCATAAACAACACTGTAAATATCCAAATTATCTATTTTTGGACTCAAATCTTCATTAACCAAAGCACCTATAAGAGATTTTGTGTTTTCAAATCTTTTCTGAAAATCAGCATCTTTAAGATTTACATTAACAATATGATTGAGAATAATATCTCTATGAGTTTTATCAAGAAGCCTAAGAATTGTTTCTTCATATTGTAAAGCACTTTCAGCCACTGCTATTCCTTTAAGTTCCTTTCCTGTATATAAAATACTTCCTACAGGAATAGTTTTACTTATTGTACATTCCATTAATTTCAATGCAGATTTACAAACATTGAACTCTGTAGATTCCAAAGGAAGCAAAACAACATCTATGTCATTATAAAGTTCCATATATCTGTCTACAGGTAAGCTATTTTTTATAACAACTTTCAGATTCTTTTTAACTGTAAACATTTTTATAACTTCTTTCCATGCCGGGTCAGATTCATCTACACCACAAATATAAAATTCACATTTTTCTGCAATTTCCTTATTTTTGGCAATTCTATTTATAACTCCCTTAAGTAATTTCCAATCTGGAACATGGCTTACAGATCCCAATAGTCCTATTCTAAGTTTATCACTTTCTGTTTTAACCAAAGAATAATCAGCAGGGTCAAGAAAATTAGGAAGAATTGCTACATTCGTATTGTATTTCATTACTTGTAATGCAAGTCTTTCAGTTGTAACCATTACAGCATCAGCAAGAAGCAAATTCTGTATCACCATATTCTGTACATAATTTACAGCAATAGGACTTGTATAATAAGGATGAGTATCACTAAATTGCCAAAAATCATCTACACTATAAAGTATTTTAACTCCTTTAGCCTGTAACTGTCCTAATTCCTGGACACTAACTTCCAAACTCCAATGGAAAACAAGAATATCAAATTCTCCTTTAAGAACATCCTGGTCAAACTTTTTAAATTCTATTTCTATTTGTTTGCCATCAAGATCAAGTCCATTTATTTTATTTAGAGGATAGTTAATCCTATGAAAATGACTTCCGCTAACTTCATTGGTTATAGCCAATACTTTAATTTTCTCCATTTAGTCTTTTTTTGTTTCTTTCAAATGTTTTAATATCTCTCAAATAATCTTTTAGCTCATGTAAATCCATGTATTCCAGCTTACTTTTATCCCAAGCTCCTTCTTTCAGGCATTCTTTAAATAACGCATAGCTATTTGGAAATGTAATAATTTCTTCTACTAATTTGTGTTTTTCTGTCATTTTATATTTATTATAAGGTATTTATAATGTTTACATACTCTAGTAGGTTTAGAAAGCACTTGAAATTTCTCCCCTCTTGTACCAACACATATTTCCCCTAGTTTAAGATCTGCATTTGCAAAAAGTATGTAATAAGCCTTTTCAAGAATATTAAAATACCAAATTCTTTTAAAGAAGTATATTATTTTTTGCATTTCTTTTTCAATTCTATATAATCTTTCAGTATTTCTTCCTGTCTTGGAGTGGGTTCTGTAAATATCACCCATGTTCCATCCCCACTAGGATGTTCTATTTTAATTTCTATCATATTTTATATTTGTCTTTAAGAATTTGTGTGTATTCATACATTTTTTCACAGGATTTTGGATTTGCTTCCCAATTTGCATGTACATCAGGAAGAACAATTAATACATTTTTTTTGTTAAAAGCCATTTCAGGATGTGTGCTTTTAGGGATTTGGTGACTATAACAGCAAATATTATTTCTATATATTGTTCCGGACATAAGAATATCTGTCTCAAAACATGTCACATTTCCATTTTTATCAGCCCTTTCATCCCATAAAGATAAATAAAAATCAAACAGTTGTTTAGTTAAACTTGCTTTTTTCTTTTTCTTCTCTATTCCTCTTTCTGTTATCTTCTTAAGAGGTTTTTTAGGAACACAACTTTGGCAATAGCCCTTACTGAAAATATACTTTTCTTTATTACACCCCTTGCACAGTTTCTTCTTTCTTTGTATCATCTTCAGGTTTTAAGCAGTAACAATTTGTATGTATTCCCTGCAATTTAGAATTATTTTGCATTCCTAAAAATATCTGTTCATCCTGATTTCTAGGCTGTATTTGTACATTTGTACTTATACAAAACAGATCTTTTTCAAATTTACCAAACCCCTGAGAAACCATGTCTTGAAACATGGCTCTCAGAGAATTTAGTCTATTGTTTAGATTTGGTATTATTTTAATGTCAATTTGATTCATTTAATATAATTTTCCATGTTTATACCCTCTAATGGAATTATGATGTGTTATCAGATCAAACAATTTATCTAAATCTATATTAAGTCTGTAAGCAGTGTGAAAACATCTTATCATACAATCAACAAGTTCAGCTTCAACACCTTCTTTAATGTGATTTTTAAATTGTTGTTTGAAAGCAGAAACAAGTCTTTTCTCTTTTTCTTCTTCAGATAGATTTGAGTTAAGAGAATTTTTAATTTGACTCATTCTATCTTCAAAAGCTTCTATATCTGAATGTTTTCCAATTCTGCTGGCTTCAACCATTTCTGAACATTCTGTTGTAATCAATGCAGCAAGTTCAGCAATGTTTATTTCCCTGTCGCTAAATCCATTTTGAGAATTTATAGTTCCAACAAAGTCTCTAAGTTCATTAAGATTGGTTTTAGGCATTTTCTATTAGTTTATTATATATTTTTCTTATTTCTGTTCCTAAAGTTTGATCGTGAGATTCATTTTCTATCAATGTTATTACATCTGTAGTGAATGCGCCAAGTCTCATTTTTTGTTCACAGTAATTTGCTCCATCTAAAAGTTCATCCTGTAAATGTTTTAGATAATTCTCATCATTATTATCCCAAATAGTTGTCCCATATTTCTTAATTCCAACAGAACTCCTATCAAGGAGTTTCTGTCTTACATTTTCTACAATTTGATCCATCATATGTCTTTAAATTTAATATTTAATTTTTCTAAATCCAACACCTCATTTTCAGGATTGAAAAACTCATCAAGTTCACAACCAATTAAATGTCCTTCCGGAAGTCCTAATTCTAACTCGATCTTTCTTCTATATTCATCTGTCTGACAAATAATATGAAATTCTTTAGTTAGTTTCCCATTGTTGTTAAAAAATATATTAGCATAGGTTTTTCCAAGTTTGCTATATAATCCACTTGCCACAACATCTTTAGCAAATTGGTATTTTGAATCTATTTTCATAACCAACACTATAAAGTTATTGGTTACGTGATACATTCCCACAAAATTATTAAGAGTTTTGAGATATTCATAAAATGAATAAAAATTAGTGTATAATATTTTGTCTTTTGGAACAAACACCATATAAACTTCATTTTCCCATTTATCTGGACAGTCTTTCCAGGAGTGATAAACTCCTTTCAGTCCTAAATATCTCAAAATATCTATTGCTTTTAAATGAACATTGTCTAATATAATAGACAGTTTATCCAATCTCATTCCTAAAGTTGGCAATAAATATCTTATTGTTTTATTGTCCTTATATGGTACATCAGGACAAAGATCAGGTTTTATCATCAAATAAGGATTTTACTACTTTAAAATTACAACTGTTTTGAAAATCTTGAAATTCTGCATTTTCTGTAAGATCATTATCATACAAATATACACAATTTTCATCAATTTCATATTTACACTTGTCTCCAAAAGTAAGTTTTAGCAAATCCTTCATTGCTTTTTTGTCTGTTTTGTTTTTCATCAGTCTTTGTTTTTCCATATTTATAAATATAGGCTTTATCCTTTCAAAATGTTCCAATTTGAACAATCCTTCATAAAGTCCTCCTTCATGTATAACTATGTTCCTGTCAATAAAAAGAGCCTTTTCTTCTGCTTCTTCTTCTAGTATCAGTAAAAGATCATAAATATCTTTATCCTGATCAAATGCTTCCTCTGGTATCTTATCTTCTGATACCCAACTATATGCTACTAAATTCATTAACTTATTAAATGTGGTTTACCTTCAATATGTCCTGCGTTTGTAACCTGAACAAATTTTGGTTTAAATTCTTTTAAGTTATTAGCCCCTGCATAAGACAAGGCACTTTTAACTCCATCTATAACATCAGACAACACTTCTTTTACATTTCCCTTATATGGAATTATTGTACTTTCTCCTTCTATGTTCCTAACAGCCTGTCCATTATTGATCTTGGTCTCAAATGAAGCTGCTCCTTCATATTTCTTATATAACCCATTAGGTTTTCTAATAAGACTTCCAGGTGATTCTGTTGTACCTGCAATCATAGAGCCAATCATTACACTTGAAGCACCTAAAGCCAATGCTTTAGCAATATCTCCACTTGTTCTTATACCTCCATCTGCAATTACAGGAACCTTTGCAACTTTTATTATATCTATCAGACATGAAACATTTGGCACTCCAAAACCTGTTTTTAATCTTGTAGTGCAAAGACTTCCTCCTCCTATTCCCACTCTTAATGCATCTGCTCCCCAATCCTGTAAATCTATAGCTGCTTGAGCTGTGGCAATATTTCCGGCAATAATATCTCCTTTAAATAAAGGTTTTATTTTGTTTATAGCCTCTTTTACATTCTTGTGATGTCCATGAGCAACATCTATAAGAATAACATCCACTCCACTATTAATTAACTCTACAGCCCTTTCAAGATAGTCTCCTGTAGCACCAACTGCTGCTACAATAGGGGAATGCATTCTATTCATTAATAGACATCCAACTACATCTGCTTGTTGTTCTATAGACATAAATCTATGAATACAGCCTGTTGCTCCAAATTCCATTAATTCTATAGCCATATCCAACCCACAAACTGTAGGCATTGGAGCAGCTATAATAGGCATATTTATAGAAAAGTTTATTGTCAATTTTGTATCTAAAGAAATGTCTTTTCTTGATTGTATTTCAGAATACTCTGGAATCAATTGTATATCGTCATATGTTAATGCTATTTTCACTTATTATTTTTTTTATTCTTTTAATAATTTGTTTTTTAGTCTGATTATCAAAACTTTCAACATCGTCACCAATTATATAATCACTAATACCCATTGTAAAAGCTATTTTATGATTTTCATTATAAAAATTCAAATCCCAACTTTTAATATATCCTCCTAATTTCCAACCTAACATGTATACTTTATATAATTCTTCTTCCATTTTTTTAATTATTTTGCTATTTCAGAAACTGCTTCGTTCCTTACATTTGTTTTATTTAAAAATTCCATTACTTTTGGTTCTATAACTGTTCTTGTATATTCTTCATTATCAGAAAGATATTGTATTGCGTTTGCTTTTCCAACAACTTTAAGTTCAGGAAGATCAGGAAATGTATAGGTTCTTCCTGTTACATTTATAACACCAAATTCTATAGCCAGATCTGCAATTTCAGAAAATACATCAAAACCCTCATCCCATTTATAAACAACTGTTCCCACTTTAAAAGGAGGAGCAAGTTTATTTTTTATCACTGTAAATTTCATGATGTTTTGTTTATTCTCCCTGTCTATCTCACTTCTTGTCACTCTTATTCTTACATGAGCATAAAAAGGAATAGCTTTTCCTCCTGAAACTGTTGTAGGATCACCATATCCCCCTATCTTTTCTCTGATTTGTTGAATCATTACAAGACAAGTATTGCTTTTTTTCAAAGCATCCATAACAAGTCTCATTTTATCACTGTTAAGTCTTGCCTCCAAACCCATAACTACAGAGCCTTCAAATCTTGCTGCTGGAGCAAATGAAGTTACAGAATCTATAACTATGCATCCAAATAGCCCACTATTTAATGAATCCACTACAACATCATACATATCTTCTAATGTTTTTGGGCAAGCTGTTGTAAGTTTGCTGTTATCTATTCCAAGATGTTCTCCATAAAATGTTGTATATCCATCTTCTCTATCAATAAGTAGACAATTATCCCCATAAGTTTTTTGACAATTTGCTATTATGTCATAAGTTGTTGTAGATTTACCTGCTGAAGTATCTCCATCCAATGTATATAGTTTTCTTTTTGCAAATCCTCCAATTCCAAGAGCATTCTTAAGACTAATTGATGTAACCGGAATTACATCTCCATAATTTGATTCTTCTACAGCATTTACAATTACACCTTTGCCAAATTTCTTATTTAAAGAACTAAGAAATTCTTTCATCTTGTCTGCTGTTTCTTCTGCCTTTACTTTTGCCATTTTTTATTTGTTTTAGAAAGTAAAAATAGCCAAAACCCCTGTATTTACAAAGACTTTGGCTATTTATATTTACCAGTTTTCCTTTATTTGAAATCTCCTGAAAACTATTTCAGGATTGTATCTCATTCCATAATTATTAAACCACTTTTTGATTATGAGTATTCTTGTCTTGTTTAATTTATATTTCATTTGAATTCTTGTAATTCAACTATTCCATTGTTATCAAAATTCTCTTTGGAAATATTCCAAATGTCATTTTCCTGTGCCCATATAAAAGCACCCATAAGTTGATCTATTCCTCTATAATGTCTTCCATTATTTGTAAATCCATATAGTCCCTGATCTGTATGCACCCAATTTAATTTATATACCAAAGGTCTTCTATTGTTTTTAGAAGTGTCTGCTACAATAAATTTCATAGGGAGAATGCTATAATCAGACATGTTGTTTTTAGCAGCCCATACTTTTATTCCTTTATGATAAAATGCCTGTTGGAGATAATATCCATTCTTAAGATAAGAATAATTAAATTCCTCATTGTCATATGTACACTTAAGATCATAAGGTTGGATTTGTTTGATTTCATGATCAATATCAATAGCATCTGCTTCCATTTTGCAATTCACTCCTTTATAGTTAAATTCAATTGCAAATTTGGTAAGATATTCTCTATCGTCATTTCCATTAAATATATCTTTTGTAAAATCATCTGTAAGAAGCTGATTTACAAGATATTTAGCTTTTTCAACAACAAAAAGATCAACCACTTTCTTTCCAATAGAATTTATCAGAGTTTCAAAATATGATTGTCCGTTATTTACAAAATCCTCAAGAGCTTTTGCCGGAGTTTTACCTTTATATTTACCTGCTGCTTGTATATTTTTAAGAGCTTCTTCAAATCTTGATTCAAAAGTGCTGCTGATTTCTCCTTCTTCTGTAATGCTTGATTTTGTAAGTTTGAATATCTCATCTGCAAGATCAAATACCTGTGCACTTGTTCTTGTTCCCTGAAACACTGTAAATTTATCTTCAAATTTAAAATCAAATTCAGCCTCATTTCCTCTGCACTCCAATAAATAAAAATCCACAAGATCACCAATTAACATTGCCTGAGAAGTAGTTTCTTCTCTTGGCTCTTTGAGAATGAACAACTTATAAAAAGTTGAAGGATTCTCGTCAAATACTTTAAGCATACTCTGATTAAGAGCATCTATTTTTCTATATTCCTCTTTAGGGGTTTGTCTTACTATCTGCATAAATTTCTTTTTTAATTAAATCATAAACGTCATAATAAATATTCTCAGCTAATTGAGAATAGAGTTTTGTCATAGACCCATCTTCAGCAATTTCACTTTCATGAATAATGAATTTAAAATACTTTGGAAGTATTTGTTCTACAATTGTTTCTGCTACAATACTTGATCTGAATTCGTTTTCCATTTTAGTCTATTTTAGATTTTTTATATTCCTCAGTTTTAACTTTATGACATTTTTTACATAGCACCTGATACATTTTTGGATCTTCTGCTGTAAGTTTTTGTATAAAAGGAACAACATCTTCCCAATCTTTCAAACTACCACATTCTATTTTGTGATCAATTTCTACAGATTTCCTATCAAACCACTTTAAACAATGAGCACATTGAAACTCCCATTTCAATTTCTTGTTATCAGATTCAGAAGGTCTCCTGGCATCTAATAAAGCTTGTTGTATTGGTTTATAATATCTAAAACCATTTCTAAGCACTTGTCTTATTTTACCAAAAAACATACTTTTTGTCCAAAGCCCCATATTATGAGGTCTTTCAAGATTTTTTCTAGGAGTTCTTTTTTTCATTTTTTTATTTTAAGTTCTTCACGTTTAACAGGAGTGAACATATATCCAGTTTTACAAAATTTGGGAAAATCAAAATAATTGCCAAATTCTAAAACCTCTCTTTGTGTAATTTCAAGATATTTTTCTTTTAATTCATTTGTTGTTTCTATTTCAAAACTTTGAATCATTTGTTTAATACCTGTTATTACATCCCAATCATTTTCAGAATTTAGCAATTGTTTTATTTTTTCTGCAATGTTCATATTGCAAAGTTATAAAAAATAATCAGAAATATAATAAAACCTTTCAATCCTTCCAGCTTTTGATAATACTCATATTATTAAAAAATATTTCATTTATTTTTCCATCAATTTCAATTAATCTTTTTCCACTTCCTATTGCATGAATTATAGTGCTATGATCTCTTCCTCCAACCAATTTACCTATTTTTTTTAATGTTAGTTTGGTATTAAACGTAATAGCATAAATTGCAAGATGTCTTGCTTCCACTATGTCTCTTTTTCTTGTTTTAGACTTGATCTGTTTAGTTGTTAAATTACTTGTTTTTGCAAAAAGTTCTATTATTTTTTCTGCTTTTACAGATTCATTAGATGAAATAATAGGTTTTTCCTCTATAAAAGTATAAGGTTTTGTATCCTTGATCATTTTTTCAAAAGCAAATAATACACCTCTGTCATAAGGAGTTTTAAATGCATTTGGTATATTCTTGATTCTTTCTATTTCTTTTTCAAATTGTTCTGTTTCTATTATTTTTACCATTTTTGCATTTTTACTACTTTGTAATTAAAAGGATTTCCAAAATTTGTAACCCCGTCAGGAGTTATAAGTATCATTGTTGGTATTTTAGCTTTTATTGTAATATTTGGAATATATCCATCAGTTGTTATTATACAAAAATTCCAATTATTTTTTTTATAATTTTCATTTGCATAGACAATTGCAGAATTCAAATCTGTACCACCACATTGAGTTCTTTCTATTTTTAATTTTCCATCATATTCTTTAGCTCCTGCTGAATCCACCTCCTGATCCCAACTAATATAATCAATATCACCCCCTGCTTTCCAGACATTATATAATTCTGAATTGCATAATTCAAGCATTTCATCTGAAACTGATCCACTTGACATTTGTATTCAATATAAGTCGTTAATTTATATTCGTTTATTAAACTGCTTATAGTTTCCTATAAGATTAGACTATATCATCACCCCATAAGGGTGTGTAGCACTTCCACTCACTTGAGTGTACTTCCATCACTGGAATAGTCGTTGAACTTTTATCCTTTAATTAGGATACTTAGCTGCTGATTGCCCAATCTTTGTCTCTTTTACTATACACAAATCATTACTGTTTGTAGGAGTGTACAAAGCTCTAAGGGGTTTCCAGTCAATTCACTACATACTTATAAAAAATTACTTTTTTATAGGACTCTTGACATTATTGATTAATTTATTATATTTTCTGGACAAAAATATTGGTTCATCTTTATATAACCATTTTATAAATTTTGATAATTGTTTATTTCCACCGTAATTAAAACTTCTAGTATTTGTATTTCTTTCAGGGTATCTTTCATATAATTTAGTTTTTTTAAAACCTAACTCTTTTATTAATATGTTTTGATATTCTAAAATAAATGCCTCTGTCCCAATAATACTAATGTTAATTTCACCTGTTTTTTTTGTTAAACTCACTCCACCATCTCCATCAAAATACCCCAACATAAAACTTTTAATTAATTCTTTTTTTAAAAAACTTGGAAAAGTTAATAAATGTGTTTTGTTAGGAACAACTCCCCACTTTTGTATTGTATTAAAAATATGCTTTGAGTAAATATTTATAGTTGCAGTATCTTCAAAATTACACTTTTTACCATAAATAATATTATCTTTTTTTCTACTTATTTTTATATCTCCTGTATATTCTATACAATCTTTAAATTGTTTTAAAATATCAATATCTGATATTTTTAAAGATATTCTTAAAGAATCTTTTGATATATTTCCGTCAGCATATATTAATCCAAGCCAATAAGCTTTTTCTTTTGTGTCTATTAAATCAAAATAGTTTTCATTAAAATCATATTTTTTAGCACTTTTTAAATGATAAGGTATGATTTTAATATTATTTAATTTTAATATTTTTGCAACAGAAGTGTTTGTTGTATTGTACTTTTTAGCTATTTGATAGCAATTTAAACCATTTTTATAATCAGTTATAATATCATCTTTTATAAAATAATTTTTATTTTTTATTAAAGAATAATCTGTAAAAGATAAATTTAATCTTTTTAGTTTACTATAAATGTTTGATTTTAAGGTGCTAAAAATACTTTCTAGTTGTTTAACAGTTGTTTTTTTATCAATTATCAATTTTTTAAGAAGTTCTTCTTCTTCTTTTGTCCATATTTTTCTTTTTTTAATCATTTTTAATTTTTGTTAGTTTTAATGAGAAATAGTTCCACATATAAAACACAAAAACCATGCCAATTTTTAATCTGAAGCAAATAAACCAGATACTTTAAATTTAAATTTTGTAGAAGGATTTTCTTCAAATCTCCTACTTGGTCTTTTTCTGTTAGCCATAATATCTGAAGAAACTGTACTTCCTACAAATCTTCTTAACAAAGCTTTCCAACTAACAGATTCTTTTATTTTCTGTATACTTTTTAGTACACCCTCTAAATGAGAAGGAATATTTCCATTTTGCTTACTTACCTCTTCAGCTATTTTTTCAAGCCTATTTACTATATCCCTTTTAAGTATTTCTTTTTCTATATCTGACATTCCTTCTGTCACTTGTGACCACGTGGGATGGGAATCAATTTTTTCTTGGTTATCAAGAAGATCATCAAGATTTTTGCAACCAGAAGTTCCATTTTTATTTCCAGGTTCTCCTGCCTTGCTATCTTCTTTCCCTTTAGATTCTTCTTTCTTATTTTTTGCTTCCTTAAATATTCTGTAATAATAAACACTATCTTTTTCTTCTTCCAATTTTAATTCAGGGAAGTTTTTTGGCAATATTCCTCCTTCTATAAATTCTATTTCTTCTTTATAATTATTTATAAGTCTTGAATTTATAGATGCATCCATTGCAATATTGTCTAAAGGTGATTCCATTCCAAATTTCCTGCTCATTGTAAAGCAAGAATCTATAAGGTGCATAGTTTCATGCAAAACCAAAAATTTCCTTTGCTTTTCATTCAAAGTTTCCCAAAACTCAGGATTGAATAACATTACAGGAACTCTTGCATTTTCATGTTTTGCAAGACATGCTGTAGGTATTCTCTTATTGAAATATTTGTTAACTTCTGTTAAAAATATTCCATAAAATACTGTCTGTGAACTATTTAAGAGTTGAAAGCTTATATTCTGTAATTCTTTTTCTTGTTTTATGTAATTCATTTTATTGGTTTTTTAGTAAGTAAATACTTAGGAGTGTAATTCAAAGAAACCTCATCTCCATTTTTTGACCATAATTTGTATTTACCTTCCTTATCAAGTAATAGGGTCAAATCGTTAGTTGACATTTCTTTTATTAATATATTTGCAGCTAATTAGCTGTTTCTATATCATCAGAATTTAACATTTCTTTAACACTCATAACAATTTAATTTAAGACACAAAAATAATAAAAAGGGGCAAAAAATATTGCCCCTTTTATGTTAATTATTGTGTTAATAATGCTATAAGCTTTGGTCTTTTGATCAAATCAGGAAACAGTTTTGCTGTCTTTTTAACAGAAAGCAATACAAGATCTGGAGACATGTAATTGCTTTCCATAATAGAAGCATAAACATCCACCATATCCTTAGTGAATTTTTTATGATTCACCAAAGTATAATTCATAATTCTCCTACTCAAAATAGAAGAAATATCAATTCTTTTGTTTCCTTCTGTTCCTATTACAGATTTCAATTTATCCAACGCATCTTCTGCTTTACCTTTTAGCAACTCTTCAGGAGAAGGGAGTTTATCTAATTTATTTTCAATAAATTTATTCAACATCAAAAGATGTTCTACAGGAAGAGAATTTTGACCAAGAAGGAAAACCGTGTTCCAATTTTCAGAAAGATTATTAGCAAGACCTTCACATAGATGAAAGAACTTAGTCCAAACTCTTAGATTTCCTTTCTTAATGGCATTTCCATCATCATCTTTACTTGATCCTTCAATAATTTCAGGATGTTTAAGAAGAAAATTAATAAATGAACTGCTAAGTCCTGCCGGTTCAGCATAATCTAAAGCCCAATCGTTAACACTTGCTTTCATTTTTAGTGTCAAAAATCTTGTTTTTTGAGCCTCATCCAGAGATACAACTGAAAAGCTTGTGTCACTGTCATCAGGATTGGAAGTTAGAATTACACTTGAACCTTTAGGCAGTTTCCATGAAGTTGTTTCCTGCTCATCAGTTATACGCATACAAGCGTTCATCATCAATGGATTACTTCTAGAAAAGTCATCAAGAACAAGACAAACAGGTTTATCTTCTTTTCCAACAAGCCATTCAGGTTTAGCATAAGACATTCTTGTTTCTCCATTTGCATGATAACCCTGAAGAATAAAATCATTTAGAATTTTATCTGCAACCCAAAGACAATTTTCTTCTTTGCACAATTTATATTGTATGTTTGGAAAACCAACTAACATTTTGTTATCGTAAAGGCTCTTTATCCTTTACTTCTACAGTTTTATTTATAGCTGTAGTTCAGACTATATCATAAATAATTTAAGAATATTGGTATATTCAATTATTTTTCTGCGCTCTTGGCGTTTTACTATCTTCAGCACCACCTGTTAAGACTCCTTACGCTAGTCGTTGAACCTTTTTTATATTTCTATAAAACTTGGCTGCTGATTGACCCTTTTAGGCTTTTCCAGCAATTCACAGAATTTAACGGGGACTTAGTAAGTCAAAATATATAAATTAACATTTTAAAATTTGACTTTTTTGGTTAATCCCCAATTTCAATTTCAGATAGATTGAGTCTTATATAATGATGTGTTTTATTTTCAGCACACACTTGTTTCACCACTGATGTTTTACCAAGTCCTGCTTCACCTTCAATATTTATAGCTACCGGAGCATGTCCTTTTTCAGACAGATCTACATTTTGTTTAATTGTATATCTTAGTATATTTGCTACTTCGCTAGGTATTAATTCTGTGTTCATTTTTTTAATTTTTTAGAAGTTTTTGTTTAAATATTTGTCTTTTATCCATTTAATTTTGGGTTCTGTTTTTCTTGATTTACTCCTTTTCCACCAAGTGTTATAATTTGCTTTACATAACAGCACTAAAAATACATCTGTATTTATCTCATGATCATATTCAAAAAGAATAGACAAACCAAGATTTAAAGTTTCTACATCTGGAGATTGCAGCATTAATTGTATCTTTTCAATCATTTCAGTTGGAATTTCTCCATTAGATGCTTTTAATTTTATGTTTTTAGGGTGTATGTAAATAACATCTGAATTAATAAAATCAATAATATTATTCAACTTTTGCCATCTACCATATCTCCAATGATCTGACATATCAGATTCTTTAAATTCTTCTTGATTAGCAGCACCAAAATAAAAACTAACATCTGGAACTCCTCCTATATGATATTTTGCTTCTTTTTTGTCTTTTACAATTTTATTCTCTGGATTATCCTGCTGAAATTGCCTTCTTGATGTTTTTACTTCTTTGGAGAAATATACATTACCGGGTCCTAATTCTGCTTTATTTTTTATTTTTTCTAGCAGTTTTTTCTGTATATTACCATATTCTGCTTTTGTCAGAATATCTCCCACAACATAATTTTTAATCATATTTTTTCTATTCTGTTTTTAATATTGTTACTTGATAAATTATTATACGCCTCTATTACATTTTTGAGTACTTCTGTATTTCCTATTTGATTTTTTAGGAATTTTTCAATTAAAGCACTAATAAAATATTCCCTTTCTTTTTCAGGAATATGTTCTGATTTAAGAAGCGCACTTCCCAATTCTCTATTTTCCTGTATATCAGAATTAAGCAATTCAGAAATCATTTCATTCATACTTCAGCCTCCTCTTCTACAATTACAACCTGTTTAACAGGCTCTATTTTATCCAATATATAATTTTCCCAATTCATCCTAACTTGTCTGAATCTGCAAATATCATTCATTGTCTTAATAGCAATATCCTTTCTTGAACTTTGTGTTTTTATATCATGTGCAAAAAGAGTCACAAAGTCCAATTTAGATGCCACTCTTAAAACTTTATTTGCTTTATCTAAAATATTCTGATCATAAAGTTTTGGATTGTTGTTGTAAAAATCTACAATCTCTTTAATTATAGTTTTTTCAAATCCATAAAAAATATCATCTGGATCATATTTTTTAAGCAAAACATCCAGTTCATTCATGTCATCACCTATTTGTTTTGATATATAGGTTTTTATTATTTCATGATGCTTCAAAATATTTTCAATATCTGATACTTGGCTCTTTATATAACCCATTGTTGCATATTTTGAAATAACTCCAAAATTGTTTTTCAAATCATCTATGTGAATGAAATTATGATTGTTTTCCTGTTTAAGCATTTTTTCTGTTTTTTCGCTAACCATTATTATTTGTAAATTTGTATCCTTTTTTTGAAATTTTACATAAAGTGATTCTAAATCTTTTCTTTTAGATTCTGTTCCATAAATATGAAGTTTTGGAAGCCTGCTCAAATTTTTCATTTTTACAGGAGCATCTTGCCATACAGCAAACCATGAACAGGATCTTTCAGGTCTTCTTGGGTATTTCAAAAATATTTCTTCTTCTGATTTCTCCACCTTTTCCTTTTTCTTTTTTTCTTTTTTAGGAAGGGTGTTTTCATAATCTTTTGGGATAATATCTTCTATTTTAAGAAACACATTTTTATCATGTTCTTCTTTTAGAAGTTTGAAATCTTCAAACATCTTTTCATGCTCTGAATTTATATCCCTTTCTTCAATATTAAAATGCGTTTGTATAGAAGGATTAATTCCGTCATGTTTTAAAACTATGTCATTTTTACTTTTTTCAATTATATAAAATGTATCATTTTTTGTTTTTAAATAGTCCTGTTCAAATCTTTTCAATCTTCTATTTGTAAGAATAAATGTACTTCTTTCATTCCATGTAAGACTTGTATTTCTTAATAATGTTCCTCTTCTTATTTTATAAGATACATTATACACTCTTCTTCCGTAAAAATTCATAAATCTATGAAAATCATCTAATGTTTTAGGAGTTATATTTTTAAAAGTGGGGAGATTAAATGATCCATGTGTATATGTTTTACAGAACTCTTCAATATCTATTACTTTATTCGCAATCTTGATGGATTTATCATCTCTTCTTATTAATTCTTGCTCATATATTTTAAGATTTTCTGCTTCAAATACTGGATTTTCTTCATTGTATTTATCCAGAAAATATTTAGCTACTTTTTTTACCTTGTTTCTGATCTTTTCTTTATAGCTCTCATCAATTGTTATAACCTCTCTTGTAGGATTGGTTTCAAATTCATTTAAACTAAATCTAAGAGCTATTGGTAATTTTATTCTATTTATTCCTGCTTCTGTCCAATTTATAAAATAGCTGTATTGATCCAAACAAATATGCATTTCATTAAGCTCATTCAAAGTACTGTACTGAAAATCTTCAGATCTCACTATTTTGAATCTTTGGTTAATGTCAATAATGCTTGAAACATCGAAATATTTACTTTTAAAATATGCCAAAGTATCACTATCCCATACAAATTTTATATTTTGAAAATATTTTGCTTTCTGGATGAGCTTATCATAAAATTCATTAATTTCTGTATTTATTTCAACTTCAAAATAAACACCATCCACTTCTTCAGTTTCATAATAATCAGAACATCCAAGAAACAATCCTTTTCCATCAATTTCTTTCAAATTTGCATCAAAACCTTTCCCATTCTTATAAACTTTATAATTCCATTCTTTATTATAGGCTGCACAGGCAATACTGCCTATCCCATATTTGCCAAGTTCCTGACCTTCACTTGCATCTTTTTGTTGAGATTTACTTGATTCCAGCAATGTACCAATGAGTCTTTTAAAATCATCAATGCTTTCAAAGCTACAGCCAAAATCTCTAATAAAAAATGTAAATACGCCAGTATCTTTTTTAATTCCTACATGAAAAGGTTCATCACCTTTTCCACATTTTCTCATTGCATCTGTGGAATTTTGCATTTGCTCTTGAATAAAACTGTATTTATCTGAATACAGTTTACTTCCCAATAATTGTTGTAATTTTGAAATGTCACTTTTTACACCTATTTGTTCCATTATTTTTTGTTTATTAGTTCTTCAATAGTGTATCCTTCATAGAATTTTAACACTTTTCTATAATTTGGAAGTTTTGCTATTGTTAAAATAGCTTCCAATGTTTCCGTATCTTTTAAATAATCCTCCCAATTATGATCTATTACAGTTTTTGGAGATTCTTCACATATTTTTAGAAGTATTTCTAAAGCTTTTTCATTTTCCATTTTTCCAGACAGTTTGCATGTTTTCATCTAATAATTCTATGGTGCTATTTTCATCATTTTCATTTATATCCATTTCTGTAGCTGTATCATAAAGAATTTCACTTTCACATTCATCCATATTATATTCATTATAAATATTTTCAATGCTTTTTCCTTCTTTCAGCATTTCTACAATTTTAGAATAATCATCTTCAGAATTTATTGCAATTCTTTCCCATATTGTTTGTTTTACATCTAAATACCACATATTATTTAATTAAAAATCCCCTATAACAAATATGTTATAGGGGACATGTTTAAAATTTGATTCTGAAATAAAATTATACCCTCTCGGTATTATTTTTGTAAAAAATAGTATTTTTATACCTGAAAGGGTATATAAAAATAAATAAAATAGTAAATTTATACCAACTCCATTTCTGCATCTACAAGCAGTCCTGATTCATTTACAAAAAATCTATGCAATTCTGTATGCTGCTTAAAGTAACTTGCCGGGTGTGAATCTTTTAATGCAAAATTACAATAGTTATACAATTCCCATGCAGATCCATTGCAATTATAATCATGCGAAGGAGAAATTATTTCTTTCTTAATAATTCCTATTTGATCTGCTCTTAGTAATTCCTGCTCAAAATACATTCTTCCAAGAAGCTCTGCTCTTACTTTTGGACTTATTTCCACTTTCTTAAGCGCATCTCTTTCTTTTTGGATTTTTTCAAATGTTTCTCCTGCTTGTTTTATATATTCTGTAATTGCAGTTGGAGTAAATTCCTGTATTTCTCCCATATGTTTCTTTTTGAAATTGCCCATATCTCCATGAACAACCCCATTTTGACATCATTATGTTTCTGTAATTTCGTTATTATTACAGGTAATTATTTGTATTTTGTAAATAATTACTCATATTATCTCTAATATGTTCAGACTATATCACATGCTTAATGCATTCTCCTGTTTCCACTCACTTAAGTGTACTCCCATAAGGGATAGTCGTTGAACCTTTGTCCTAATTTTAGGACACTTGGCTGCTGATTGCCCAATCTTTGTCTCTTTTACTATACACAAATCATTACTGTTTGTAGGAGTGTACAAAGCTCTAAGGGGTTTCCAGTCAATTAAAGAGATTTATTCTTCACATGTTAGTTTATGAAGATTTGACAACCAATTGCAAATTTAAGAGAAAGACTCTTATCTACACTATTCTGCCAGCCTATTTGAAGCTGCATTTCACTATCTGAAACATTACTGATTGTGTATCTGCCATTAGCTTTAGATCCATCAGAAGTGGCAGAGTAGAGTTCTTTGTCAAGTTTAAATCCTGCTTTTTCTATGCTATTTAGTGTAAGATCAATCAATTGTGAATGAGATACAGGTTTATATGTTCTTGTTTGTTCCGGCATTGCTGTTGAAAGCAATAAGCTTTTTGTTGTTTGGTAACTATTCATTTGGTTTTATTTCTTTTATTTTATCGTTAATAATATTTTCAAATTCTTTCAATGTGTCATATCTTGATTTAATGGCACAATATTCCCATTCTGTTTTTCCTGTATTATCTAACAAGTCTATTTGCTCATTTACCCATGATTTAATTTCATGAAAATGATTTAAGCATTTTATTCTTGATAATAGCTCGTAACTTTTTTCTATTCCTTCCATTAGTTTTGTTTAAATCCTTGTTCTTCAATATAATTGTAAATTACATCATAGACATCGTTAAATATTTCTTGATACCTCTCAGTAAAATAGAATTCTCCATTATCTTCTATAGAATGTTCTTCTTTTAATTGCTCTGCAAGATTTTGAACATATGAAAAAGATGTTTCACTTGCTAATTCCACTATATTTATTTCCATATTAGTAATCTGTTTCTAAAATTTTAGTATCTGTAATCTCTGCAAAAATTCCATCAGAATCTATTTTGTATTCAAAATCATAATTCATTTCTGATAATATCACACTTATATCTGCTTCAGGATTGTGTTCTATTGTTAATTCTACAAGCACTTGTGCTTTTGTTGTCATAATTGTTAATTTAAAAAGGAAGATCTTCAGAATCAGGTATCCATTGTATCTGATATTCTATTCCATTATTTGATTTTAAAATCATATTCGCCCAGGAAAATAAATTTTCATGAGCAAATTCTCTATTTTGTCTTGCTGCTGCTGCCGGATGTTCTACATTCTTACTGTAATGAATAAAAGGAGATTCTAATTTGTTTAGTTTTTGTGCTTCTTTCCCAAAATATATAAAAATCAATCCATTGTGTTTAGAATATACATTCTCATACATATATTTGTGAAATGGCAGCCATAAATCAACATGGTTTCCTGCTTTTTGGTAAGAAGTTGACATTCCTGCATTAAGCAAAAGAACTCCTTGATTTGCCCAAAACTTAAGATCTTTTTCTCTATGTGTTTTATTTTTTAAATCATCTTCTACAGCATTCCATAATAGTTCCAGACTTGGGGGAGTTTTATCAAGTTGTGTACTAAAAGCCAAGCCATCAGCAAAATCTCTGTTATTGAATCTTGTATGATATGGACTCAATCCCATAAAAACTACTTTAAGGTCTTCTTTCTTACATTCTTGGAAAGGTCTCCATAATAATTCACTTTTTGGTATTGCCTCATTTCTTGGCAAACTTTTAAGATGCTGATAGATGTCATAGCATTCTTTACTTTCTATAAATGGTTGCAGATCTTTGTGCCAGGAAACATCTATAAGGTCTTTAAATGCATTCCAGTTTAGTTTATTCATGTTTTATACTTTTTAAAAATTCAATTGCTGTTTCTTTGTTTTGTCTAAAACAATCAGAAATATCCTTACATTGTAAATCATCAGGTTTTGTTATCATTTCAATACCATGAAGATTTTTAAGATTGTTTCCTGCTTTAAATCCAGATTCATCCCAATCATAAAGAGATCTTATTTCAGTGCAATATTTTTTAATATGCCTTATAAAATCAACATCATAATTAGCAAGTTCCCCATGAATTGCCATACTTTTAATACCATATTCCCATAGCAGCATAACTTCCTTTAAAGAACTTGTAAGTATTATACTTGGTTTGGTATCTTTTATGTTCATTTGATAGTATCCCTGAACATCACAGATATTATCTGTATTGCTATACCATTTGTTTCCTTTTTTTCTTAATGGAAAATAAATTTTCAAATGATTGGACTGTGGAAAATAATAAGCAAAACATAATTCATCTCTTTTGATGATCATTGGTTGCTTTTTTATCCACAGCTTATCTACAGAATAAACATTAAAAAGTTTTAATGTTTCATAACTAATACCAAAGCTAGACCAATATTCTAAATCTGCTTCTGTAAACTTCTTTGGAACTATTTTTATTTCCACTTTTTGTTTTACAATTTCAGGTTTTTTTGAATTGAATATAGGCTTTGCTGTAAACTCCTGGTCATTTAAATTAAAATCAGCAGCTATTTTTCTTAGTGCATCTGGGTAACTCAAATTGAATAAAGTCTGAACATAACTAATAGCTGTAAGATTATCTCCTGTACTGTGATCTTTATATCTCACTGTCCCGCTTTTAGATATATATAAGTTACATGAAGGATTTTTATCTGTTCTAAGTAGAGAACAGAATGGATTTCCTATTTGTACATTTCCAATATACCTGTTAAATATTTCCAAGTCAGAAAGATATGTATCTATAAGTTCTTTTAAATCAATTCTTTTAGCTATTTTCATATCAATTAATAAAAAAAGCCCCATAATTTATTTGTTATGGGGCTTTATATTTTTTGTTAATTTATTTAATAAGAACTATCATCATGAACTATTGCAGAATCAGTATTAACAGGATTTGCATTAGGATCATATTCTATAAGTTCTCCTTTGAATGTATGATCTTTTACACCATAGTCTCCATAAATATCTTCTACAAATTTATTCAAATTATACATACTTACACCACTTATTTTAGCTTTTCCATTCAAATCCTTAAAATTATTCTTAGCATATTGCCTGAAATATTTCATCATTCCACCTGAACAAAATGCTTTTGTAGCTATTCTGTTATATTCTTTTATTTCTGTATTCCCTTGGTCATCTGAAACTTCCTTAACTTTTACATTAAAATTAACCATTACAGAATTTGTAGAAAAGTCAACAAGAATAGAGTTAAGCTCTTTCATATTCCCTGCCCAAAACTTTTTTGTGTCCTCTACAAACAAAGAACTCTGATTGTCAAAAGGATTTATATTTGTCCAAGATGCAAGAAATTCAAGGAAATTAGCCTCTCCTTTAAATGCTTTTCTATATTCAAGAGGTTGTTTTATTTTTCCTGGAGTGTGAGTGAAATATTCGCTTAGATTTTCTGCGCTGTCACAATAAATACTTTTACCATGCTGATTGACAAATTTGTACTTTCCTGTAGAAGAAACATCTTCAGCATTATAAATAGTAAAATTTATAGGAAAAGCTTTTTTTGTTTTTTCTTCTTTCACCCAAACAGTGATGTTGAGTTGATCACAAAAAATACTATCCAGTTCATTGCCTTCTTTGTCTTTTTGTTTCAATTCTACATTTTCTTTGACATATACAAATTCATCTTTAGGTACATAATCATCTGCTCTCTCAACTCCAAGCACTTTATCCAATTCTTCTCTGTTAGGATTGAATACCAATGGAGTTACAACAGAAACTCCTACATATTTAATATTCTCAATACTTCCCTGATTTTGATTTACTTTCATTTTTGTTTAATTTTTAATTATAAATTTCCAAATAAATTTTCCTGCTGTTTTTCTTTCTTTTCTACAAGTGCTAGATATATTTCTATGATTTATATCTAAACACTCACTAGCTTCTTTAGCAGACTTCCATTCTTTAATAAATTCTTCATTCTTAGATAATTGAATAATAGGTATAGATCTAGTATTTGCTCTTCTTTCTAGAGATTCTTTAGAAAATACCCTACCTTTTGCGCCTATTCCAATTTTATCTTTAGCTTCCTTTGTATGAGTTTGTCCTTTTTTACTTTTAGAAATTTTCTCCTTTGTTTCATCTGTGACAAATTTTCCTCTATGAGCATCTCCTATCTTTTTACAAGTTTCTTCTGATCTTTTGGCTTTCCCATCAGGGTTAGTTTTATCAATATTATACCCTTTATCCCTATCCCAAACATCATAAAAATGTGCCCAATAATGTTCTAAAATACATAAATCAGCTACTCTACAGTATTCAACTATTTCAAACAAGAAGTTTTCTTTTTTATATAGGTTATAAGCATTTTGTAAGTGATTATTCCTATGCTTATTATCTCTTAAATCATCAAAATGATTTCCTTTTCTTTTCTGAAGATTTGTTGCATAACCTATATATTTTTTATTATTAATAAGACATGTTATACTGTATATTCCTGACTTCATGTTATAAATATAATAAAAACTATCTAAATCTCTAAATTACTCATATATTTTTTCCCAATAGGTGACTATTTTATTATCTATTTTATCAGATATTAATATCTTACCAAACAGCCTTGGGTTACGACTGCCAGCAATAATTGAGTCGTTTAAAACTTGAAAATTCAAATATCTCTTATTTTCTTCAGCTACAAGTTTAGCCAAAGCTGTCACTTTAGAAGCAAAAATAGTTTTAAGCTTTCCTGTAAGAGATATTTCACTTCCTGCAACTTCTTCTTTTCCATTATCTCTTAGAAGTTTGTCTGAAATATGTGCTGCATAAATCCTATATGGAGATATTTGTCTGAATATTTCTATTTGATTCAAAAACCAATCTCTTGTCCATTTATATCCTCCTCCATCTTTAAGATATTCTGTAACAAATATAAATCCAGGTTCTCCATATTTTAACTTCTTTCCATCTTTTCTGTTAAAGGTCTTACCCATAACACTATCCATGAAAAGATATGTTCCACCAATCATAGATAGAGAGTCGAGATCTGAAAGTCCATCTATTATGAGATATTCATACTTTCCTTTGGTTTGAAGAAGGAGATTTCTGTATTTCACATAATTATCATAAGCTTCTGTAAGTGTTGTGTCCTGACTTATATATGTGCTTATTTTTCTTGCATTTATATATTCATACCCTCCTTTTTCCAAATCAAATACAATAGCATTATGATTTTCTGTAAAACTTCCAAGAATTGTACCTTTTCCCATTTTAGGAATTGAAATTACTACAAGGTCTCTTGGATTATTTTGTGTAGCAATTTGTACATCATCCGGCAGTTTAAATTCTTCTTGTTGCATTTATTTTATTTTTTATTTAATTGCAAATATACGCAATATCTTACTAAATTTAAAGCAATTATTGTTTTAAATTTATTATCTCATTAAGCCAAGTCTTGTTGGAAACAGGCTTGTTCAAGATGATTGAGGCAACATCTCTTAATGTTGTTTCTCCCATAAAAGAAGCATCTTCAAGTTCTCTATATTCCTCTGGTTCTTTAAGAAGAATACAATCACTCATATCTATTTGATATTTTGTTTTTCCATCAAATATTTCAGGAATGTAGTATTCTTTATAATTTTCTCTGTAGGGAAGTTTATAATATTCATTTCTATATTCTACATAAAAATAAAAATCTTCCTTTAGTTCACTTGAAAACACACCTATGAATGGAAATCCATCTCTCAAATATGTTTTTTTAGGATAGGCATTCTTTGTCTCTACCCCAAATTTTGTTTTTAAATTTTCTATAATTTCCTGTTGTGTCATAATTTTAACATTCTGTTATACTCATTGTTTCAAATTGTGTCTTGTATTTAAGGATCATATCTCCTTCCCCGTTTCTGTTTTTTACCATGTGAGCAAAAAGATCATTCTGTTCTACAACTATACCACTTCCCCTATTCCCATAATAAGATATTCCATACCGCGAGGGTTTATTTAGAAGTATTATTGATTCTGAATACATTGCAGCAGCATCAGAACCAAAAACATCAGATTGTCTTGGAAATGCTTTATCTGTTCCATCCTCTTGTCTTGTTTCAAAATCCCTTTGTAGCTGTGTAAGCCAAATAAATATAATATCAGATTCTTTCTTGATTATATTTCCTTCAAAGAATAGATTGTAAAGCATCTCTGTTTGATTTCCCTCAGAAGCAGATTTTCTGCCAAGAATAGTGTGATCAGTTCTTACCAATATCTTCTTATCTTTATGTTTGTCTCTGAATTTTCTAACAACTGCTGCAAATTCTTTAGCTGTTTTAGGTTCTTCTTCATAATAAATAGGAAGATTTGCATATTTCTTAAGCACTTCAGAATAATACTTAAATGCTTCATCGGTAACTTTTATATTTCCTGCTGATATAACATCCTTATAGCTATTCTTTGTGTCTGCACTTAATTCTCTTAGCAATAACACCCTACTTGCCATTTCCCAGTTGAATTCTAATATTACAATGTCTTTAAAATCATTATAATCAAAGCTATTTCTTAACAAACATGAGGTGAATACAGTTTTACCAACACTAGGTCTGGCTCCTATAGTTATAGCTGATCCCCATTCCCAACCATCAAGATTTGCATTGTCAAACTTAGAATATCCTGTCTTATAGGATTTTATAACTCCTTTTCTCCTATCATCAATGTATTTTTCAGTTTCTCTAACTACGTCAGCTATACTTTTAATTGCCATTATACAAATTTTTGATTTGATTTAAATGTTGTTGTTTTTTCTTCTGTAAAACTCTCATAATCAGAAGCTAAGTTAGAATTTCCATTCTTTTCTATATAATATTGAATAAGCATAACTTTATCAAATTTCTGGTTGTGTGCTTTTTCAACATGAGAAAGTAGAAGTTTCTTAACTTTTTCCCAATCTGCCAGTTTATATTTTGTTATAACCCTTGTAAGCCTAGACTTAAGATCTATAGAATTGCATAAGAATGTATAGCTTCCATTTGCTTTAACTTGCTTTTTTCCTGTTAAAACAAACAATCTATCCTGTAATTCTTTATGAAGTTGTTCATAATTGTCTACTTTATGATACACGTTTCCTAAAACATTTTGTATAAAACTCATTCCTTTAGGAGCAATGTTCCCTGAAGGATATAAATACCCTTCTATTATAAGAGGAACATTGCAACTAAAGTTTGGAGTTACTTCTATACTTCTAAGCCAAAGATATATAAACTGATCAATTGGAATACTAATGCTTTCTATTATTTTTGGTGTTAGTATCAGTTCCATGCTTTACTTTTTTAAATTCAATTTGTCTTTTGACAAATATTTCTTCCAGTTCTTCCAAATTTAAAGGAATTCTAAAATAGTTCTCTTCTTCTTCATAACTTCCTGATTGAAATATTTTTTCTATTTCCTCATCATTATGAACATATATTGCATCATTTGCATCTATTTGTTTTTCTTTTGTAAGCGTTCCTACAAGATAAAGCTGTTTTTTTTCCATTTTGTTTTTTAAAATAATGAGATTTGTTTACAATTATTCAAACTTGCAATGAAATTCTTATCTTTTTTATTCTTTTCAATTTTTGCAATAAGTTTATATGCCTTATAAATATATTGATTTACATCAACATTATATTCTTCAAAAGGCTTTTCTTCATGTTTATTATAATATTGAACATAAAGAGTTCCAAGTTCATTAGGAGCAGCCTGGTTTACATTCATTGGTTTTCCTGTTGATCCTGTTCCTCTTTTAAATAATTGCCAGTTTGAATTTTTAGATAAATAATATCTTACAAGTTTTTTAAGTTTAATGATATTTCCGCCTTCATCCTGAAGTTCAAGATGAAGTTCCCCTGTTGCTCTTGACATTATACAATAATCAAAAATATTTTTATGATTTGTAATAAATTCTTTTGGATCTGTACCTTTTGTAAAATATTCCTGAAGAGCCAATGCTACAACTCTATTTGATTTATTTTTCCATAATTCAAAATCAGAAATGAAATCACCTTTAGTTTTAACTTTTCCTTCATTTGTTATAGCAATATAATCATTTACAGTGGAATATATTATTTTAGAATAATCAACCCTTTCAAGTACAAATTGTGTTTTTTGTTCCCATTCTTTACATATCTTTTCAAATACTTCCTTTTTATCTTTATGTAATTTAAGAGTGATGCCATCAGTATTCAAACTAAATACATGTATGCCTTCAAGTTCCATAGCTTCTACAAGCATCAAAAGAGAGAATTGTCCAGTTAAACATACACTAATCTGAACTTGTTTATCAAACATCCAACTATCCATAGAACCCATTTTTCCGTAGGACGAATTAAGTGACAATTTATATGCATTTACAATACCTGCTATTCTTTTGTCTTTTTTGGCTAAAGGTTTAAGCTCTATTCTCTTTTCATATAATTGCTTATAAACTCCTAATAATTCTTTACCAAGATGGTATGGATAATAATTGTTGTTTACAATAATAGCCGGATATAGAGATCCAACATCCAAATCAACCAATTGATATTCTTCATCAGAACTCCAAATCTCATTAGTATTATCACTATGAGCACCACCAAGTCCAATAGTGTATGATGTACCTCTAAATGTAAATTTAGATTCATGGCTCTCCTGTTGTTTTAATACTTTTTCTTTTGTGTCCTTTAGAAGTTTTTGGAGTTGTTCAGTTTTAAATTCAGCATATTTAGGGATGCAGAATTTTAATTTTATTTCTTTTCTGAAAGTTCCCTTTTTGGGAAGATCTTTAACTTCTTTCTTTATTGCTTTTGCATAATTGGATTTAAGAAGTTCATCACCTATTTTAATATCTGAATAATTTAAGCAATCAATTCCAAATTCCTCCTGAATATCATTTCTTAATTCTAATTGGTTGTTTCCTTTGTAAAGAGGATGAGAAGTATTTCCAATAACTATATTAAAAAGTTGTAAAGTTACAAGAATATCATTTTTCATATATTCCTTCACTTCTTCCAATTCTTTCAGAGTTAAAGATTTAACACTATGGTGTATTGGCATTTCCTCAACTTCTTCATCTAATTGAAAGGCACATTTCTTTAATGAGCTTCTTCTCATTTCATTATCAAGTCCTAAAATAGTGTAGACATCTATAGGTTTTATTTCAATTGAGTCTTGTCTAAACTGATTAAAAATACCATAATTTTTATCATCTATGACTTTCTGAGCAGCATCATATATAAATTTGCATATTTCAAGAGGACTGTTATCAAACCATTTTTGATAGTTGTTAAGGACAAATTGAATGACCTGTGTGTCAAAATCTATTCCATTGAACCAAACTATTCTGTCCCAGTTTGCTCTATTATAGAATTTAACAAATGCATACAGGTCATTCTTAAATTCACTTATTTCAAAAATATGCCATTTATCATTTTCAAAATCATAAAATCCAAACATAGAACAGCAATATAGAGTTTCTATATCGCCAATAGCTATTTTTAAATTAGTTTTATCTATTTTCATATAAATTTATTTTACCGGGAGTATAATCCCATATTTAATTGTTTAATTCTTTTATTAATTCTTTTCCTTTCTCTGTAAGACAATATAAATCATCTGTATCCTCCCCATTTAGCGTTATAAAACCCAGCACCCCAAGTTGTTGTGCAATAAATGCATAATCTGAAATATCATCAAGATCAAAAATTTCATTTTGGGTGTGCAAAGATATTAAAAAAGCCCAACTTGTAAGAGTTAGGCTTTCTTTTTTTATTCTTCTTAATAGCTCTTTTGTTATTTGCAATGTCATTTTTGAGTTTTAATTTCAATAAATTCTATTTTCTTTGGGTCAAAATCTTTTAGTCCTGATCTTGTCCATTGTTCATCTCTTGTTCCTTTCAGACAAATAATATGAATATTTGCTATTTGGTCTTCTGCATAATTTAATGCTCTTGCAAGTTTCTGTGCTGCTTTATTATTAGAACTATAACAATGAAGAATAACAACATCATTCAGATTATGTATTGTAACGCCTGCCTGAAGCTGATTTATTGTCACCAGTTTGTTAATCTTTTCAGTTTTGAAATCTATTAGATTTTGTTCTGATTTAGATTCCTTACTGTGATAACTGGGAAATCCCATTAAATCACATTGCTTAGAAGTTTCTACAAAAAACAATCCTCTGTCTATTTTATTAGACAGTTTTTTCATATATTCTAACTTTGTAACACTATCCTGAATAGCTCTTATTAAAAACAACATTTCATTAAAGTTTCTTGTAAGGTTGTATTTATTTTCAAAAAACCTAATCTTGGCTTTTTCACTCCAAAACTTTCCAGATTTAAGAGCAATATTCTTTTCAGAACTTGGCTCAAGAAGATGTACAGTTATCTTATAATCTTTATTAGTTTTACCTGTTGTATCATCTAAAGTTTTTTTGTAAATAATTGGACAATATGTATTCATATAATCCAGCTTTTCTCCTTTATCAGGCATAGTGCCTGAAAGACCATACATTCTTACAGGAATATTTTCAGAAATAAATTCCCAATTTGCCACTGAAACTGCATGTATTTCATCCAACATTACACAGTCATATGATTTTAAGTCTTTTTTACTTAAACTAACATGAGTGGTGAAGTCTACATGATCAATACTAATGTCAAATTTATCTGAATCTTCTTTCCAACTGTTAAAAATGGATTTATTAGGATAGCTGACAAGAACTTTTTTAAAATTTTCAATTATTCTTAGCCCTACAAGAGTTTTACCTCCCCTCATAGGAATTTGAATAGCCCCATAATTATTTTTCAAAGCAACTTGTATTGCTTCTTCCTGTATTTCTTCTCTAAAGTTCATGTATTATTGTATATTTTTCAAGTATTGCTTTTAGATTCTCAATAGAGATACACTCCACTTCATCTCCTTCAGAGGTTTCAAGCCATTCAGAATTTTCTCTGATCTCTTCCAGTAATTCTTCCATTGTTTTTTAATTTTCTTTGATTATAATGTTATGTTCTTTTCTGTACTCAACTTCTTTTTCAAGCAGGCCTATTTCTATAGCTACTGAAGAGCCTCCCTTAGGATGTAATGCATTCATATCCTGCTCAAGATCTTTTAAAAATCTTATGGCATTAGCTACGTATTCATCAGACATGTTTTGATAGGTAGTTATTTTAAAAACACCATAGTCTTTAGAATTAGGCTTACCATAACCGGCTCTTGAGGCAAACTGCCTTACTTTTTCAAAAGGCTCGTCTGAATAGACACATAGGTCTACCTCATCACCATTGTTAGATCTTCTATGATATGACAGTCCTCCGTCTATCATGTACTCTTTTCCATTAGCATCTTGATAGACATTGTAATCATGTCTGCTCCAGCTTTCAAGAACCTTCCCATCAGGCGTTCTTATAGCATTGTAAACTAATTTTCTTTCCATATTGTAATTATAACTTTTTTTCAGTATTCAAAAGGTTTTAACAAATTATTTTTCATTAGATAAAAAGATGTTACTAATTGCTTTGAAGCTAATACTAGTATCAATTGATCTAACTACTAATCCTTCTCTGTCAGTGTTTGGATTCAGGAAAGATTTACCATCTGCTAATTTCAGTATTTCTTCTATTGTATTTGGAAGAATAAACGGTGTTAGTATTGGAACAGTATCTAAGCCGAGAGATGTGATAAAAGTAACAAAATCATCAAAATATAATATTTTCTGTGTATCAATATCAAATACATTGTAAAATTTTACAGTGTGTCCTTTAATCTTATAAGGATTACCTTGTATGCCTTCGCCAATTAATTCTCCTTGTAAACAAATGTTGCGATTAGTTGCTAACAATTTGTCTTTCAATTGCATCTCACGAGCAACTTTCCAGAAAGTATTTTCTTGTTTAGGTCTTTCGATACCATCTTCGCAAGTAACCATTCCCGGAACAAATTCTCCCGAATCTTTAAGTTCTAAATTTCTAGAGCATACACCAAACTCACCATTTCTTACATAAAATGTTGCAGATGATCCATCTAATTTTTCTGTTGCATAAAATGTAGTATTAGACTTTACCCATTCTGGATATTTGTTTGCTAAATTTTGCACTCGTTCTTCATCAGTTTTTTGTAAAAATGAAGGAAATAATCCTTTAACTTTACCGGCTAATTCAGATGGTATCGGTGGTTCGTATTTTACAATCCCCAAATATTCAGTAACATCTACACCTTCAACCCATTCTTCAGAGTCAATTAAAGGATCTTTTTTGCGTATGTATAAAGAGCTAGCATCTGTTAACGGAATAATAAGTCCTTGTGATATCTGACCTCTCAGTCTTATTGTCTTCAAACGAAATCCTTCAGTACCATCAACTAATTTCTTGTAGCTACTTTTACGCAGAAACTCAAACTCAGGTTCAATTGGTAGGAAAGAATCTATTTCGCAATAAACAACTAAGTCACCTATTTTATGGTTTACGTCTTTTGCTACTACAACTTTCCAACCATCTATGTGTGCTAATTCGATTTTATCTGCACCTTCAATTGGTGTTAAATTGCTGATCTTTCTTATTGTTGCTAATTTTCTTTTCATTTTATTTTTGTTTTGTTATTTCAATTAATTTTTTCAGGCAAGTTAATTCAGCTTCTTCATAGGTATCACATTGACCACTGCCGTCTTTAGGTATAGACGGATTTAATTCATCTTTACATATATACCAACCATATTTTTTTAAATTCCCACCATTTTTATTAGAAGCTTCGATAGCTCCTTGTGGGTATCTACTTATTGCATAGTGGGCGTTATGTTTCTCTCTAAACCATTTAAAAGCCTGTGAATATAGTGGAGCCGATATAAACTCTTGAGTTTCGTGACTTCTAAAGGTATGTGTAAAGAAAAACATTTCTTTAGTTTCTAACTCACCATTTAAGTAAGTAGTTAAACACTCTTCATTAAAGCCTAAGTCTCTTAAATCTTTTGCTTCTTTGTATGGTACAAATAGTTCTGTCATAATTATTGATTTACAGGAAGGTTATTAATATCTAGTTTCATGTGGTATACCCACGTAGAGGAAGTCCCAGATTTTCTACCCACGTTATAGAACTCTCCTTTACCATTAGCATATCTTAAAGTCCAAGTATCGGCATTAGATGTTCTAACCAAACAAGGAGTTCCATCAGGGTATACTTCTACATCTTTTCCAAATATATCATCAAATAGAACATTTTGAGAATCTGTACAAGCTTTTCTCATTTCTTGATAAAAATCTTCTAAAATCTCTATATCTTTTGACAGGGCTATATTAAAACCCCAATTTGCAGCTAGTTTCTGTTTCCAATTTTCACAAGCGATATTGATTATTCTTTGAGCATTTGCTGCTGATATTGTTCTGTTTTTCATTTCTTTTTGTTTTTCTTGTTTAAGTATTTCTTGTTGGATAGCAGTTACAAATTTTGTTAAATCTTCAGCAGTTTCACATTCTGGAAAAGCCCCTACTCCAGAATACCCTAAAGTTTTTCTTTGAAGAACTTGTTTATTTAAACCAAGCCTGATAAAAATTTCATCACTATTATCTAAAGGAAAAGAATTCTTCAGATACCATTGTTCTTCAGGTTTTCGTACCGTATATTTTATATCTAACAATTCAACAATATCCCCCTCTTTCAAAATTGTGTCTTTCATTTCTTTTTGTTTTAAAACGTGTTTGATAAACTGTTCTGTTGTTATTTCTTGGTATCCTTTTGATTCTAAATGCTTAAGTTCTCCAGTCCAGTAATAAGAGTTATCATTCCAATGAGAAGAAAGAACACAATATTTAGAAAAAATTACATTTTTTTTATGATCTCCAGAACAAACCGATTTTCTCCAATTTTCCAAAATTTCTTGATTCTCTTTTGTAATAACACAATACCATTTTTCAGGCAGTTTAAATCCATTTACAATTTCATCCCACTGTTCAAGAGTTATTTCTACAGTACCTTCTTCAAATTGAGATATTCTGCTCCACACATTAGTACCTTGAGTTGTATTTTCTGTACCATAATAACAACCTACAGAATCACCATCCCATTCACTTCTCATACCATTTTTATGCCCATACTTATTAAGCCATTTTAAGAATCTAGTCCATAGTACGTTTGTTTCATAATCTGTAGGACATTTAATTGCAAAGTATTTAGGTAGTTTCATTCTTTATTTTTTTAATGATTAAATTTTTAAGTTCCTGCTCAACTTGTTCTTTATTCTTAAAACAGTGACCAACGCCCATCTTCCCCCAATTATCAATAAAATGCTTATGTATTTCTGATTGAACAAAAGTCTTATCTTTTGGTTTCTGATATTTAGGATTCGTCACAAATACTTCTGATCTTGATAATTGAAAGTTTGATTCCTTCAATAGTTTTTGGAGCATACGGTATCTTATGTTTAGTAACTTTGTAAATTTATCCCAAGCTGAGTCTGTTTCAGCAAGTATAAATAACAAGCCATCTTCAAAAGAAGATAAGTTTGCTTCTTTATTTCTAACCATATCAACCATTCTAGCTATTTCATCAAAGTCTTTTTGTCTCATTGTTATAGTTTTCTCGCCTTAGTATTATCCAAAGCTCTATGTTAATTAATATAAGATTCAAAGTAAGGCATATACAGCTAGAAGATCTTTTATCCTTAGGAAAGCTGTAATATATACCCGGTCCTAAATAAAAACTAGCACATTCCAAACTATTGTCATAGAATGTATCGTAGGTTAGTTGTAGTCTATCCCCCTCAGGCTTAAAGTATTTCTTCATCTGTTTCGTATGTTTTAATGTAATATTCATCTCCAAAACCAAAATTGACTATTGCTGCATTATACATTCCTTCTTCAAAAGCTATTTCAATTTGCTCTTTTTCTTTTGGGAGTAGTTCTTTTACTTTACTATATAAATCTTTTGGTTTTATGAACATTTGGGAGTTCATCCAATCCAATAGTTCTTGTAATGCTGTTTTCATTTTCTTTTAATGTTTTGTACAATTATGTCTATTACAACTATAATCGTTATTCCTAAAATTACGCCTATTATTTCCATTTCAGCTTTTGCATGTTATTTTGTTTTCAATTAAATTTTCTCCAATTTGCTTTAAGCGTGTTGCTTCATCAGAATTTAGCCAATTTTCAGGGAAATAAGTATTAACTTTTATTGTTCTTGTTGTTTTATAAGCTATTATGCCTTCTTTTCTTTTCTTATTTCTTGGAAACAAACTACAATATTTTATATTATTCACTGCTCCAAGTCCTAAATATTTGATTGTCCACAAAATACTCTTATTTTTCATAATTTTTTACATTTTAGTTATATTTTTTTGATAATTTGGATCTTCGGCGTAATTTTTAAAATATTTATTCCAATAAGAATTAAAAAATATTGTGTAACATTTTATACAATTTTTGTAAGAAGAATATTCACTATGTCCATTTTTAAATCCTTTTGTATAAAGACATGAACATTTCAAACCTAATAAATTCTTGTTTTCTTTAGTTAATTGGCTTTTATACCAATTACTTTCTTTGTGTATTTGTTTTAATGCAATTTCCGGAAATATACAACTATCTGAAATTAGTTCTTTAAGAATACAACTATCTTCAAGTTCTACATCACAACTGTCTCTGCAAATATTATATTTAGGAATATCTTTTGGTTTTATACCTTTAACAGAAAATCCCATAAGTATCATACCAAATATAAATATATACAATATTCTAAAGTTCCATTTTGGTGCAGCTATTAACATACAATAGCTGCACCTTTTATTTCCCAGATAGTCTTTTTGTATTTTTGAGTTACAACATCTACTATTCATAATTAATTTATATTATGTTCCTGATCCATTTCTATATTTTCCACCACTATCATGATACTAATGCTGATTTATAGTTGTGTTTTTCAAGATCTTGCATGAGTTTTACTCCCTGAGAGTAGTTATAATTTCCCCACACTCTAATCACTCTTTTTGTTCCATCCTGGTTAAAACCAGTGATTGTGCTTTTAATTTGATTGTCTTTCATTGCTTTTTGTTTGTTTGAAAATTTTTAAAAATCTTTTTAGGCTCGGATATGTTTGTTTTTTATTTTTTCCCATACCGTACTCTGTTTGAATGTGCAATAAAATGCCAATAAAACTCAAATAGCTTGCTGTACAATCTCCAAAAGAAATGTAAGGTATTCCATTAAGGTCATTAGCGTAACCTGCGGCTAAATAAGCAAAAAATACCCCTAAAAGGTACATAATTATTATACTGATTATCATGTTTTAAAATTTGTTTATTTTTAAAGTATCGCCTACATTGAAATCAGAATCTGAATAAAATTCTATAGTACAAGTTGATCTAGCAGGACTATAACTTTCTATTTTATAGAAAAACTTACCATAGTTATTATTTTCAAGTTCTTTTCTAACAATTATAGGATAAGACCTTCCACAAATTACTGATGGAGTTAATTTACAGGAACTTAACAATATTCCTGTTATAGCTATTAATATTAGTTTTTTCATATTTTTATTTTTGCTCCTGGTTAATTTCAATCAAAGCCCCACTCTCCCACATATCATCAGTAGCCCACCATGCTATGCCGATTGTGGTGAGGTAGTGGAATTGGTCGCCGTTCATAGAATTGAAATATACTCTCGCTGTAAATGAATCATATTTTTGGGATTTTACTGTACACGTTACTCTATCAGGTTTGATAGCCATCCATCCGTAATTATTACCTTCAATATGGTCTTTATCGCGTTTCAGCAATTCTTTCGCCTCCTCCTCCGTCAAACTACTTAGCTTTCGCATGTGGGGGATGATGGTGTAATCTTTATCCTCTGCGTATATAGATAATGCATCATAAGTTAAAATTGCATCTGTCGCTGAATTGGTTTCTATATCCCTAAAGGAAGCTCTCCTGCCTACACAATAAGGCAGGTATTGTTTGATGTCGGTCATGGTTTGGTGGTTTTAGAAGTTAGTTAATCATTTCAAGGCAAGCCTCATTAACAGATTCTTTATAGAGTATCAATATTTCATTTTTACCCCACCCAGTTTTAGCTTGTAGCTTTGCTGTAAATATTTCTTCGATTCTTTGAATTAGCTTTTTGTTCATCTTTCATACAGGATTTACCGTTGCCTGCGCGGGTTTGTTAGTTAATCGTGTGGATTTTCTTTTCTGTGATTTAGGTTAAAACACATACCTTTTTCAATTTTATCTTGATAATCAGCATAACTCACTATTGATATTGTGCGCCATCTATCTTTTCGGTTACTGCCTAGTTTTTCAGATGGTTTTGGTTCACCACAACTATTTACCAATCCGCAATAATTGCACGTTACTAACCTTACGTCTTTTTGCTCTTTATCTTTCATCCCTCCTTATTTATAGAGTTAAACCATACTATTGCAGAGTGTAGGGCAGTGAAGTCTTCGAGAGGGGTGCCAAATGAAATTTGTGTGCTAACCGTTGCTCTATGCTTATAATACTCCAACCAAACAGATAAGTCCATTTTCATAATTTCATCTAACATATCCCTAAACTTCTCCCATACAGGATGGAGCAAACGCCAATCTTCGTGAATGGGATACTTTGCCAATATTTCGTATTCAAAAATTAATAAACCTTCACTATTCTCATAGTAAGATACCCCATTAGCGGATTTCAGTTCCCATCCATCAAACACCATTACGGTTTTAATCGCTGATTCTAGTTCTTCGTTAGTCATCCTTTCTTATTTTTTATATGATTAATTGCTATCGGCAGACCTGCTGTGTAGGCGGCGAGACGGGTGGGGTAAAGTGTCATACTACCGCCAGATCTTGTTGGAGCATAGATGCTGTATTTAAAACCTGCAATTTCTGTGGCGTCATCGTATGTTTCTGTATAAACCTCTACATACACCCCCTTACTATCAGTAAATTCAATTGCTTCGTAGACTGTGGGGGCGGAGATTTTATTTAGGGACGCATTAAAGTTTTGCGATTCCTGGCTTTCAAACGCTCCTATGGTGTGGTCACGGTAATAGAATCCATCACACGTCACATCATACCCTATATCTTTCAAGGCTTCGGCTATTTCTTTGGTTACTCTCATTGGTTAAGTTTATAATTTTCTAAAAAGAATTTGAATAGATAAGTATTATACAGTGGGCTTTGAGTTATGTCATAATTAGTTTCTTGAACATAAATACCCTCTAAGTCTTTTACGATGTTACCTATTTGATACATATTGTCATCTTCACCTATAAGCTGAGTATCTATACATAAGTAGTTATATCCATTTTCGCTTTTTTCTAAACAGACTAGAAATGCTAATTGCATATAACCTAATCCAGCATCAGTTTGATATACTTTCATTCTCCAATTTTATATTTTGATGAAATAAGAGCGCAGATGGCAAATGTGTTATCAGGTGTTTGATTTCCGAAATCATCGGCATATTCCAGTTGACCGTTTTCATAAACTATCAAATCGTAATCTTCCATTACAAGTTTGACAAATTTATTACCACTTGACACTGCAAATACTTCTTTTTTCTCTGGATTGCACAACCTCGCAATTTCCTCGCACATTTCTTTATCTTCTGCCAGTTCTCTGAGAGGACGGAGGGGAGCAGGTTGAGTATCATTAGCCCCACTATTTAGGGTTGATCCGTAGAGGACGGCATCTATGAGCGATTCTCTTAACGCTTGCCTCATTCTTACATTGGCATGGTCATCTACTTTAGGGTACATTTTATAGGCATACTCCTCCGCCAGTTTGCCCACATCAGCATTGTGAGCGTTGATTAGGGTGCAGAGGGCTTCGGCTAGGTCTTTATCACCTACTGCAATCCACATCTTTAAATCTTCGTCATGTACAGCATAGCCAGTTTCTAAACATACTACCTGTACAGGCAGTTTTATCAGGTCTTTTATCATTGTTTTGGGTTTATTTTTTGTTCACAATTAGCTACTGCTCTTTTTAGATCTCTTATTCTTATTTTGATATTTGTTGGTTTATACCAATAACTTCTATGGAAAAGAGTTTTTATTTTACCCCTTTCAATAATTTTATATATGCTTTTATATCCTTTTTTTGGTTTTTGCTTGTACAATTCAGGAAGAGTGCTAATATCAACTATACTTTCGTTAATATAAAAATATGTGCAAAATCCGGAGTCGTTACGATCTAAAGTATCTTTCATGTCATTTATTCCAGATAACTCTTTTTCAAAATCCTTTAAAGCTTTTTTATACAGCTTTAGTCTTTGTTTTACGGTGTTTATTTTCATATTCTTTAATGTCTATTTTGAAACTATTCATCCATCTTTTCATACATCTTCTTGAAACTCCCATAGCTTTAGAGGCGTGAGTTATATTGCCCTTATACTTAGTTAAGGATCTTTTAGCTAATCGGTGATGTAGTTCTTCAAAGGTTATAATTTCTTCAGGTTCAATCATAAATATTAGGGCTTTTACCAATTGTATACTTTCCTATTCTCCAAATAGCGCACAAATAGTTTTTGTAATGTCTTCGTTCTGCATACAAACTATATTCATGTATAATTGTTTCACTCAATTCTACATGAAAATCATACAGAACTTCTGTATCTAAAGTCCATAGAATGCTCACAATTGCTACAATGACTAGATAAGATGTATAGAGAATTGTAAGAAATAGTCTGTATATAAATTTTGAAATTGGTATTACTATGTATTTCATGTGTTTAAGATTTAAAAACCCTCCTGTAAGGTTAGTACAGGAGGGAAACAAGTAGTGAATTAATTATGCGTTAGGAAAAAGTTCTTCCTGAGTTACCTGAAGAAAATCCAGAACTGCAAGCACATTTGAAGCATCTTCCTGAGCTGCTTCAAGATCCAGGTCAGCTTGTTTAGCAGCTTGGAAAGTTCTGATAAGGGCATTAGGATCCAAAGGCACAGCTCTTTTAGCTTTTTCTACAGCTTTAAGAGCATCAGACACTTTCAATTCTGCTGATTTTACAGCAGACATCTTGTCTATATACTGGCCTTTTACATCCAGTATAGCTTTTTCAATACTGTTCTCAGCTCTTTCTACTGAGAAATCTACTTGTTCTGCTTGAACTTGGCTATCACTCATAGTGATCAGATCTCTGTAAGAGGTTTTAGTGATTGCTTTCTCTACAGACTTGTTGGTTGGTGTTTTTGCCATTTTTTTTGAATTTTTGTTTGTTTTTAAATTGTTACTGTTTTGTTGTTTAAAAGAACTACTTGTTTTATTTTCTTTGGTTGAGTTTTTGGAAGGTCTAGTACTACAGTTGTGTAAGAACTTACTCTTACATCTGTTTGTACTGTCTTTTTAACAGGTTTTGAAATAGGCACCACTGAAGTTTCCGGAGCTACACAAGATGTTTGATCATATATACCAAGATCTTCTAAAGATACTTGTTTATGATTCTTTTTTTGAAAAGAATCTATATCTCCCCATGTTATTTTTTTATCGCTAGTAAGAAAACACACTCCATTTGAAGTATTAACATGATAGTATTTAGATTTTGTGTCTGTTGCCCAGACAAAACCTAGCTCAAAAAGTTTTTCCTGAACTTTCCTAGAGAGCTCTTCACTATCGCCTATCCATATTTTACAGTTTTCAAAAGCTTCTTTATTTGGTTTTTCTGTTTCTACAGTTTCACAAAAAGGTTCCATGTCACTCATAGGTACAAATTGACTACAATCAACTCCTCTTAAAATGAAATTGTTTTTTTCATCACCTATTGTAACTATTTTAACTACATCTCCTATTTTAAAACAATGAGCAGGAAAGCCATCTTTATGAATTATTTTTACCTTATCTCCTACTTTGTATTTTTGAACAGATTCTTCTACTAATTCAAAATAGCGTGACATATCCTTTGCAGCATATGCAAAACCCCACTTTTCATCAGTAAAAGTATTTCCATCCAGTCTTTTCATTACGGTTATATCACCTTTTTTATGATTTGTATTAGCAGGACAGTTTACTATAGCTCTTAGTTTCTTACCTACTATAGATTCATCCCAAATAGTTTTAGGCGATCCTTGAGATTTTTCAGGAGTGTAGACTATTTCTGCCCAACCTTTATTAGGTTTATAAATAGCAGGATTAGAACAACCTTTGCCATCCCCAATACCATTATCAGATCTCACTACTCCATCAGAACCAACATACCATGTACATCCTGTATGACCTGAGTAAGGCGTAACTTCTCTTATTAGTCCTTCACTTTCTAAACTTTTGAATCTCACTCCAATAGTATAGTCCCGTTTAGCTTTTTCAAGAAGTTCTTGCTTTGAAGAATAGTCTACTTTCTCTATAATTTTAGCCCATTTTCCATCTAAGTAAAGAGAGCCTTGACCGTCAGGTCCATATACTTTACCTACAGGACTTGGCTTCCAATCCATAGTGTTAATTGTATGTTTAAATCCCTGTACTGATTCATACACAGTTCCTATAGGATAAAGCTCTCTAGCTTTTTTAAGAAGGGCTTCCTGAATTTCTTCTTTACTTTTAAGAAGCCTTACTTCAGATTCTGCAAAAGCGTAAGATATAGCATTTACTCCAGGCAAACCTTCTACTTTTATCTCAAGTGTTGAATGTGTTCTAGCAGTGCTTCTATAAACCTCACACACATAGCCTGTAAGATCTTCTCCTCCAAATATGGATTTTTGGAGAATAAGTACCATATCTCCTTTTTTAAATTCTTTTTCCATTGTATTAATTTTTTTTAAAATAAAGCCTCACCAGACTACCTGATGCAATTCTACCAAACCTAGAAATAACCCCTCAGTTAATTTTTAATTTTTAATTGATTTAATATTTTGAACAACACTACTTTTCAGTAAATGAGGCTTTTAAATTTTTAATTCAATAAAAGTTCCTTCTCAAGAAGTTTTTCTATCTGTTCATCTGATAATTCTGATGATAGTTTTGCCAATTCTATTAATTTCTGCATATCATCCAAAGCTATAGCAAATCTTGATAGTTTGTAGTATTCGTAAGGAAGGCATGATTCATCTAAAGATATTTCTGATAGTTCACATCCTTGAATGTTTTTCTGATTAGAATGAACTGTCACTTTAATAATAGTGTATTCTGAATCTTTTTTAAGCCATTTGCTTTGTGGTATTTCTTTGGGTTTGTCAGAATCATCTATACAAATTGCTTTTATCATGAAGAATATGTTTGGTTATAATAAATCTCTCCCGGTGTTTGATAATTATCACTTTCAAATATTGTTATATATTTGATCTTTTCACTTTTATTTACAGCATCTATAATAGCTTGTTTTTCAAGTTCAAGAAAATATTCCTGATCTGATTCATCTATTTCATACATCTCAATCAATTCCTGCATTGGACTTTTCATGATGCAATATAATTAAAAAAGCCCTGTAAAATTGTTAAATCTTACAGGGCTTTAAGTTAAAAAAATTAAGCTGTTGTTACAGTTTGAGATTCAAACTCTTTTGCAAAAAGAGCCAAATCAAAATCTATTTCTGTTTCTACATCTTCAAAAGTCTCATATTCTCCCTGGCTGGTGATCTTGTAACGCATTTCTCCTGCTTCATTTTCTGTTTTTACAACAGAAGCACTTTGCAGATAGTTTTTTACAGATTTACCTTCTCCAAATGTATCAAGAACAAGTCCTGAAGCATTTTTAGAGAAATAAAGATTTGTTGCCCTGTTATTTGCATTCATAACAGTGACAAATGGATAACCATTTGTGTTTACGCGAAGTACAGAAAAGTTTTTCAGATTTGCTGCTTTGAACAGTCTTTTAAATTCAATTGTTTGCATGTTAAAATTGTTAAAATTGTTAAAAAAATTTAGAGATTTTGTTAGTCTAATCTCAAGTAAACTGTAAGAAAAACTATTCGCAGTTTCTCACCCTGCTAAACAAGATGTATCCTGTTAAAGGAAACATGGGAAACCCTTTTTCCTCTTTCTTTGGCGATCTGAAAAGCTTTGTCAAGGCGATCAAGCTTGTCTACAGCATCTTTCAAACCCTGTAAATAAGAAACAGCTTTTGCTTTTTCTCTTTTAAATTTGTTTAGATATTCTTGAGTTGGAGTATATCTATAACTCCCGTTTGCAAAAAATTGCAATCTGCCTTCTTTGATGGCTTGTTGTACAGCGTTCATATTATTGATTTTAAATTGAAATACCAAAACTTTGAGCAAGCTGACCTCTAAAATCTTTAGAAGTACTTTTTACAATTTGTTTTGTAAATTGAGCTTTTATTAATTTTGTTACAGCTTTTTCATCTATTCCTTTAGGAAATCTATCGAGAAAAGATTGTACATTTTTATTATGTTCTTCAACCTCAGATATAAATTTTTCACTTAAATTAGTTGAAACAGTTTTAGAAACTCTTCCCTCAAACAAAACTCCGTCAATAGTTATTTCATATCTGTTATTTTGCTCCACAGAAGAATAAAGTCTAGTTGAATCTCTGGAAATATCAATCTTTCCTGAATTTCTTTCAGTTGTTTGAATTGAAAAAATAGAATAATTACTACATTCACTTTTTGTTTGATAACATTTAATTTCAATTGCACCTTTAGGTGCTTTTACTTTTAGAACTTTTGAATTGTTATGTTTTTTAATAAGTTCTTCTGACTTCAGATTAAGTGTTTCCAATTCTGAAAGTATTTTCTGTATCTGTTCAGATACAATCATGTCTATTACGTCATTTTGCGTAACTTTGATCTCAATGCCTTCATTTAGAAGGTCTTCTTGTTTAATTGCTGGTAGCATTTTTTATTGGTTTTTGTTAAAAAAATATGAATTAATTGTTTTTATTGTAAATAAATAGCACATTTTTCCAGAAGTATAGCCTCCTCTTTTTCTGTTTTGTTTTCAGCCAGTTCAATAGCTTTTTTAAGGATCTCTATCCTTGGTTTGATTTCGCCTATCTTAAACCACCATGCATAAGGCCAGTGTTTATAAATTTCATAATAAGCTTCTTTAAGTTCAGGTAATTGCCAGTCTATAGAAAGCTTAATAAAATAATGGCAAAGACCGTCTTCAGTTCTGTAGAAACTTTTCAGAAAAGGCAGATACTTACATATTGTGTAGTCTCTCAAAGCCATTTTATACATGGCAATTCTGTCTTGTTTTTTCATTTTTCAGAAAGAGTTTTAGATAATATAAAAATGTTAACATTCATAAATAGAAAATCAATAATCTACCAAAATATCTCCATTTATTGCCGAAACTATTGTAAGGCAAAGAAGGATAACAATGGCACAAACATTAATCAAAAAGGTGAGTATCCGGTGCTCTTAAGATTATATTTCGCCTGTTCGTTTCATTTTAAGAAACTCCAGACTTGAGTGACAAACTTCGTAGAAGGTTTCCTCTGTAAGAGTAAGCCTTGTAACTGCTACTCTATCTCTAAAAACATGAGCTCCTTGTTTACGATACTGTTCAGCATCTTTAGGATCTATTGTAGTAAAAGCTCTTAGTTCAATAGCACGACCTTGAAAATGATCAGGAAGTTCGTATATTTCAAATCTTTTGTTCTTTTTTCTAAGAACTATTCCATTTTTAAAATAAGTAACACTTGTTCCAGACTTTTCTTTCTTTTCTTTCATCTTCTATGGTTTTTATAGGTTTATACTCTGATAACCAATTTGTGGAAATGCGCCTTCTTCTGTAGAAACTTTTTATGAAAGTTTACTAATTCATCTCCTAGTTTTTCACTAACAGCAGATATTAGAATTTCAAGTTCTTGTTTTCTTTTCATTGTTTTGTAATTTTAAATAATTGAATCTCTCCAACTAGATTTACTTAACATCTCAAGTGTATTAAGATATTTAAGATAGTTATCAGATTCAAATACTTTTGTTTGGTTTACATATATTTGATACATTGCTTTGTTTTTTATTTGTTATACGAATAAAAGAGGGAAATGTTTCATAATAAAATTGCAGAGGGAATATTTATTCGTCTTCCCCTTCATCATTATCACATCTCCACTCTATTGGGTATGTTACCATTTCGTTAAGCTGAAGTATGGCATCATCAAAGTCCATTGCTGATATTGTGAGAGTGCCACTACCATTCTTCTCATAAAAGAGGAATGTTTTTCTTTCCATTGCTTTGTTTTTAAGTTAATTAAAGATTGTCTTTTATGATGATGCTGTCAAAAGTTTGAGATTGATTCCATTTTACAAATGAGACAGGTCTACTACCTTCATAAATAGTGTATCCTTTTAGATTTGTTTCTATTTGGTAATCATAAGATTCCGGAAATGTATCTATTTGGTGTTTTAGATTTTCTATTTCTTGATTTCTTGCAATGTACCCTCCCCAAAATCCCCATATGAATATAAGAGGATACAGAATAAATTGAAATATTTTCATTGTTTTTCTTTTTTAAAATAATAAGTAAAATAATCAATATTGCTTCTATGTAATACGGTAATTAACTCCCATCCTAAATCACCTAGTCTATCTGCTTGATTTGAAAATTCAGTATAGGTCCAGATTTTTGATAAATATTCAAATTTTTTCATTTTTTTGTTTTAAAAGGGAATCAAAAGGTTACTAATGCGGTATTCCGTAGGAAGTAGTTTTAAATGTTGTAATTCTAACAACCTAACCTAATGATTCCTTATTATCACTCCGGAAGATTTTCGTAGAACTCGTCTGCTACAATTCCTGCCATCCACCATCCAAACACTGTACAGTAGATAGCAAACCACGAAGGATCTGTTATAACATCTGCATAAGGAAACCAAAGTGCGCCTACAGATGATATCAGAAAGAAAAAGAACATAAAGGTAAAGAAGAAGACAAGAAAGGTTAGTAGATTTTTCATTTTTGTTTATGGTTTAAAAAGTTAAAAAATAGGTTTACCAGAGACATTTCTATCTCCAGTAAACCATTTAGAAACCAATGCATTCTTGGTCTGTTATATCTGTAATATTCCAATCAGATATATCTGTATTTTCTACAGTTATTCCTGCAAATACATTTACATTGTTATCTTTTACATCGGTATCTTTGTATTTAGACTTTTTCAGAGTCTCAAAAGCAAGTTGTTGATTTTCTCCCTTTACAATAAAGGTATCTCTTTCCTCATAATAGGAAATAGAAAAGGCGTAAGTTTTTTTCATTTGTTTAGTTGTTTTTAAAGTTATAAATTGTATATATTAATGTATTTTTTTCAATATTGAGAATAATTGATATTTTCTTTTGTTTTTTTTCTTTTAAAAGCCTTTTTGTTTTCTAGCAATAGCCTCATTTTAACACAATTTTAACATAATGTTTAAGCAAACGACACAATTTCTTCAACAAACTAACTTCATTTATTTTTCATATTTCGTACCAAAGTACAGAAAAATAATTCTATTGAAGAAGAATTTGACTTAAAGCATTGACAATCAATATTTTAAGTGTTTTTTTGAGTTAAAAAATTTCCAACGTCATTTGAGGAGATATTTCCTCTTAAGATTTAGTTAACATTGCAAACTAAAAAATAAAGCGTTTATAAAAATCATAACTTATTGATAATCAATGTTGGTATTACAAAAATGAAGTATATGTAAGGGGGTTTCTTATTTTTATTTTTTATAAAAACATAAAACTCTTAACATTAGCTTAACATACCAATATTAAGACTATAGGTGTCAGACATTTTAATTGTTCAACTCTTCTGAAATAATAATAAGAAGGAAATCAAAGGAAATGTGCCTCAAACTTAATGCTGCTAAAGGTCTTGGGAGATTTGATGAGTAGTGAAAAAACACTACTTTTTCTGGTATTTGTATGGAAAAAACACTACTTTTTCTATAATAGAATCAATTCACCGATAAATAAAGGCTATTTACCGATTATATTTGGAAATGTCAAAAATGTTATTTATATTAACAGAGTAATTATCTAATTAAATCCTTAGGTGGTTACAGATAAATTGATTATCTTTGTATTGATATAAATTTTGTCTGTTGCTACTGTTAATATATTTAGATGAAAATCTAAATAGAATTAAGGATTTCCTTAGCAGCAGGACAAATTAGAGCCTGTTGGTAAATCTTCAGGCTTTTTTTATGTCCCTAAGTTAAGAATAAATTCTTATAATTACCTCATCAACTTGGAATAATATCCAGAGAGAAGAAGGATTAAATCACCTTTATAATGGACATATTTTGCCTTTAAGATAGGAGATCACTTCAAGGTGCTTAGAGACTTCAAAATAAAAGCGAAGTTAAATCTATAGTGGTGTGACAATTATGCTATAGAGCTGGAGTGCACTGTATAGTTCTAGTCTTAAGAAAAGATAACCTTTTCTTGACTGGAGTTCAAGATACCTGTATAATATTTAAAATCAACAAGTTATGAAAAAGAAATAATACTTTTATGTCACAATTATACAAATATTTGTGACATAAAAATACATTCATAATATTGAAAATCAATCAATTATGAAAAAATAAAAGAAGTTTAGCCTTTGATACTATCTCCGGCTAAACTAAATTAGACTTTTTTGATAGCATTATTTGTTGCCACTATCGTAAATTGATCTGTGCTACCTTTAGTAGAATCCCAAGCATCAAGAACATTGGCTGCTCTATCACCTAGGTTATCTCCTTTAATAATGCCTTTACCTACCCTAGGCATAGTCATTATTGTAGCACAAATTATTTTTCTAACTTCTTCTCTTAAAAATGTTTCTTGCATAATTTATTGATTTTAAATGGTTAAATAAAAAGTTAGGAGAAGTTTCATCTCCTGAGACCGCTGGTCTATCAGATTGCTATCTTGTTCAAGCAATAGAACCATTACTATATCCTCATTTTTTAATAGTAATAATTTATCGAAGAGTATAGTCTGGAAACCCAACTCTGTATCTTTTATAAGAATAGTTTTGTTCGATTATTGTACTATTCTTATTTTGGTCTTTGAACCATTTGATATAGACGACCAACTTCTATTCATTCTATTAGACTGTTTCATAGTATTACCAGTACTATTTATCTCATCTAATAAGTCCTATAGCTCCTAATAGTCCATCCCTGAACTAAAAGGAAAGTCTTAACGACTAATACTTTATACAAAAAGTCTTAGTTTTGATCAAACTATTGATCATTAAGAAAGCATTGTCACCCCCTGTTGTTCAGGAATTACGTGACAATGTCTTAGGAATTAGGCTGTAGCCATGAGCTTTTCAAGCTCAAGCTGTGCCTTAAATTCTTGGAAAGAGACAAAACTTCTGACAGTGGAGCCATCAGATTCCCAGGTAGGAGTGCTTCCCTTGAGATACCTTGGCTCTCCGTTCTCATTCAGAACAGAACTGTCTGTAGGAGCTTGAGCAGGTTTGCCATTAGCATCATACCCGAAGATGTAATCACCTTTTGTAATGATATTGCCTTTCTCGTCTTTTACATCGCCTTTGTGGGTTTCCACAATAACGACAGTTGGTTCAGGGAATTTGTAGATGTCTTGAACAATTATTCCCCTTTTGTCCAAATATGGTTTGCGAACAGTAAAAGCACCCTTTGCAGTATTCACCATAAAAATACTTGGGTTTTTGCTCTTTGTAATACTAAGAGCGATGAGAGATTGAGTAGCCATATTATCAGTCGGTTGCCTATACACCGTAAGGTTTTAGTTATAAATATCTTAATTAGGACTAAAGGTGTCAGAAATTTGCTATATAGAAATTAAATGCTATACCAAATCTAAAATAAGACTACATGTCCTGTTTTGATTTGGCTGTTTGTATTTAACATCCCTAAATCTAAACCCAAAAAGTAACACAAGGCTAGGCTTGTAGGTTTAAATGCTATATCTATCAACATTAAGACAACAGGTGTCAGATCTGGCTGTTTGTTGTTTTCTCCTTCTTGCTTCCATGTGGGGGCATAACACCACTTTCAAAATCTATATGGGGTGTCTCAAATAACGGGCTTAACATATTAAAACACACAAAAAATATTTAAAAATTGAATTTATTAAATTGAGAATAATAAACAGGGAGGGGGATATTAAATTAGAAATTAATTAGAAGGGGCTATGTTTTAACAAATATGTTAAAATGTTTAACATATATTTGGAAGTGTCGAATTTATTGTACATATTTGTAATTATGAAAGAGCCAAACAGAGAAAGAAAGAATGAGATCAAGTATCTTATTACACTTAATGAGGAACAGAAAGAAGCCAAAAGGCTTATTATAGAGAATCAGATAGTTATCATTACAGGAAGGGCAGGATGTCTTAGTAAAGGCACTAAAGTTCTTATGTACGATGGTACTTTTAAGGAGGTTCAGAATATTTTAGTTGGGGATCAATTAATGGGGGTGGATAGCACTCCTAGAAGTGTACTAAACCTTAAAAGAGGTGTTGAACAAATGTACTGGGTTAAGCAAAATAAAGGAATTGATTATAGAGTAAATGAATCTCATATACTATCTTTAAAAAGAGTTATTCCGGCTAAATATCCAAAAATAACAGAAAATAATAAAAGAAAACTAGATCTTTCACAAAACCCTATACATGAAAAACAAGAGGTGGTATATAATATTTCAATCAAAGATTACCTTAAATTAAAAGGCACATCTCTTGTAGAAAAACAATTAAAAGGGTATATTTCAGGTTGTATTGAATTTGAACAGCAACCTTTAATTATAGATCCTTACTATTTTGGACTTTGGTTGGGAGATGGCAGTACAGACTCTTTAAAAACAATAACAGCAGCAGATCCGGAAATTATTGTCTATTTAGAGTCTTTAGGGGCTGTTAATCGCGGCAATTTTAAATATGTTATTCCCGAAAAAGAATTTAATTCCAATGAGGAGTTTAAAAAACTCTATAATATAACAAATGTATCTAAACTGAAAAATAAATACATTCCCGAAAAATATATTTATAATTCTAAGAAGAATAGAATAGCCTTACTTTCAGGTCTATTGGATAGTGATGGACATTATGTAAAACGTGGAAAATATTATGAACTCACTCTAAAATCAAAAGAATTGTCAGAAGGTATTGTTTTTATTTCCAGATCCCTTGGGTATAAAACAAATATAAGACCAAAAACAGCCACGATGAAAAGAAAAGATGGTTCTGTTTATTCTTGCAATGTTTATAGAATTTCTATAACTCCTACAGACCTTTTACCTTTAAAAATAGAAAGGAAAAAGAATGAAATAGGTTCAAATTTTAAGAATAGAAGTCATACAGGTATAAAGGTGGAAAAAGACATAGTTGACGAATATTTTGGATTTGAGTTAGACGGAGATCATTTGTTTTTGTTGGAAGATTTTACAGTTACACACAATTCCGGCAAATCTCTCGTGGGTGCTGTCACTGCTTTGGACTTTCTTAATAAGAAGATGTGTGACAAGATAATGGTTACAAGGTCAGCTATTGAGGTAGGCAGAACACTAGGCTACTTACCTGGTGGACTGGATGATAAATTCAATCCTTATATGGAAGCCTTGATAGAGAATCTCTACAAGTGCTATGATAAGGTTAAGATAGATGAGCTGGTGGATAAGAAACATATAGATGCACTTCCTGTACAGTTCATCAGAGGTAAGACAATAGAGGATATACTTATAGTGGAGGAGGCTCAGAACCTTACAAAAGCAGAAATGCTGGCTATTCTTACAAGACTTGGCAAAACAGGAAAGATAGTTATTAATGGGGATAATGAACAACAGGATACAAAAGAACATTTTACAGGGCTTTCCTATGCAATAGAATTGTCAAAGAAATTTGAAGAAATTAAATGGGTGAAGTTAAAAGAGAACCACAGGTCAGATCTGGTGGGTAAAATACTTGATTATGAGTATGGAAAATAATATTTTGCAGTCTTTATATGTAAAAGGATTTGTTGATCAAAAGAACAACGAACCAATGATTGATTGGTTTAAGGATGATGTTTCTAAAAAAGCATATATGCTTGGAAGACTTTATGCTTCTTATGATATGGATACACCATTCCAGAATATAGACAATTGGGAAATTATATTAGAAGAAATAAAAAAACTATGACATTTAAAGAATATCTGATAAGTAAGAATATTCCTTTTGACGAGGAAACAAATTCTGTTATTGTAAATGATTATGATTTACAGCCTTACCAGGAAGAGGTAAAAAACCTCTTTCCTGAAGTGATTTTTATTTGGGAAGAAGATTTTAATTATAATGAAGATGAAGGGAATCAAGATAAAGATTGACGACATAAATACAAAGAACACCTTTGACATGGCAAAGCTGCTTGTCAAGGTTATAGTTATTACAAAGAATTTGTCTTTGTCTGAAACAGAACTCCATGCCCTTACATATTTTGTAGTTAATGGATATTCTAAAGTTTCAAGGGAAGGACTGATTACAACTAAGCTGCTCAAGAACAAAAGTTCTGTTGCTAACCTTGTGCATTCTTTCAGGAAGTATGGGATCATAACCAAAAATAATTTTGGAGAGGAGCTTGCTTCAGATTTTAATATTTCTGTAGATGATCTTGATATAATTAAAATAGAAATACTTATAAAAAAATGAGAGGTAATCAAGCTATATTGAACAGTCAGATATTTGAACATCCTGATAATCCTGTTAAGGAATCCATTGACAAAATAGACCCTATGGATATTTTATTTGTTATTACAGATGAATATTGGAAAGAATGGAAGAGACAATTAGTAAATTCTACAAGTCCACATATATATGCCCCAGGTCTTGGAACATACAGTCTTAGGTATGGAAAATCTAAATCCTTTTTAAGGAAAATGGTTAATAAAATAAGAGGGTTTAGGATAAAATATAAGGACACCTATCTTATTCCGGATACTAGGGCATATAGTATACATCAACACTATCTTAAAAAATTCAGGATTCTTTGGAAGCAAGTTGATGAGATAAAAAAACAAGTGAATTACAATAATGAGATCTGGAAACAAAAGAAAATTAAAAAATACGGAGATAAAGCAATACTATGAGCAAATATTTAGAATACTTGAAACTTATTCCAAAAGGAATAGCAAACGCAGACAAAGTAATAGAAGGGTGGGTTAATTCCATAAAACTCCATTATGAGAATCTAATGGAAGAGGAAATGCAGGAAATAATTACCAGGAGGGGTATTTGTGAAACCTGTCCATTCAATTCAAAAAATGCACAGACATCAAAAGAATATTTTGATCTTTATAAACAAAATTATAAAACAGATAGGGATGATTTTCATTGTTCCATTTGTTCATGTCCCATAGAAAAGAAAACTGCTTCCCTTTCTTCTGATTGTGGAATGGAAAGCTGGAATATATCAAACCCTGAAAACCCTCAGGAACTAAAATGGAAATCTAAAAAATGAAAAAAGAAGAATATCAAAAAAGGGCAATCCTTGTACAGAAATTAGCTTTTCTTATAGAGCTGAATCAGAAAGAATCTGTAGCTGCAATACTCAGCTATCTGGTTTCCCCAATAGGACATGAAGTACATCCCTTCAGATGGAAGGATAATGAGCTTCTTGGTGTAGTGGAAAAAGAGATTTATAAAATTGAAAATGGACTTGAAGATGAAGACTAAATTAATAGAAAAGATTAGCTCTATTTACACTCAGATCGTAGCCTCAGAGAAAGAATTAAATAGTACGCTGCCTGGTTCTGACAATGTAGATAGAGCTAATAAAATAAATTTAGGACTAAAAGTTATAAAACTTCAGGAGTTGAACATATCCCTGTTTAACACAATAGACATATTTCTGGAAGTTGCTTCAGGATCTTTAGATGAACTTCCTTCAGAAATAAACACTTATTATTCCCTTGTGAAAGAAGTTCAAAAACCAAGTTCCGTTACAGACAGTGATGAAATTAAAAAAATTAAAGAATTTATAAATAACTACAAAAAAGATGCAATACAGTCATAAGTTTATAAAAGAAGCAAATGTAATAGAATGTTACGTTTATGCGATTAAAAATTCTCCAAATTCAGAAGAAAGTCTTACAGAAAAACTTGGTATTCAGATAGATGAAAAAGTTTATGGGGAACCAATGAAAGTGGTTATGAATCTAAAATCTCTTGGTGAGCCTCTTTATTTTATGCCTAATAAAGTGGAAATATATCAGGAAGATAATTTTATAGAGGGAACTTTTATAGCATTTCCTAATGAGTATGATTTTATTCTGTTGGTGTCTTTTACAGATTTTAAAAAGATTTACTATGACTATATAGATTTGAAAAAATGAGTAAAACAAAAAAGAATACATATATAGATTTTGAACTTGAATGGCTTGAACAAAGATCTCAGGAATTGAAAGAGTATATAGATAAAAGACCCCTTGATAAACTTAAAGACAGGGATTTTCTAAAACAAACTGCAAAAGGAGGAGTGGTTCACATGATAGCTGCTACAGTGGAACAGCAAAGAGCTGATCTTGGTAAAGCTTTAAAGGACTATACAGAAATAATAACTGCCATTTCACAATTGAGGGAACAAGAAGCTAAAAAGGAAGATATGAGAAAAGGCTTTGATAATAAAAATATATTAGATGATTAATTCAACTGAACTTATTCTAAACCAAAAGTACACTCCTGACGTTAACTCTCAGGAGTTTTCTGCTTTTTGGAAACTTGAAAGGGACAAATGTAAAAATGGACTTTATATAGATGGTGTATATATTTCAGGGTTTCTCTACTACCATCTTAATTTTTTTAAATGTCAGCTTGACATTCTTGAGGATGGGAGAGTGATTAGAAAACTTGCCAACCCTTATTTAAGAGATAATGAATGGCTTATAGATTCCTATATTAGAAAAGCAGAACAGGAAAAAAAAGGACTTTGTATATTAGGATCAAGGCGTTTGGCTAAATCTGTATATGAAGCTTCTTATATAACACACAGGGCAACATTCTACAAGGGTACTCAGAATGTAATAGCAGGACTTAATGAGCCAGATATTAAAGTTATAACAGATTTGTGTGAAGAAGCTTTGGGAGGACTACCCCATGCTTTTAAACATGGTAGAATTGAAGACAAATGGACAAAGCAGGTTACATTTGGTAAAAAAACATTATCAGGAGAAAGAATTCCCTGGAGTTCTATTCCTATAAGAAACTTAGATGGAGGTAAGAATACAGAAGCACTTGCAGGTCTTTCTCCATTCTCTATGGTGATAGATGAGATAGGAAAGGGGGATTGGCTTGCTGCTTTTTCAGGAGCTATTCCAGGTTTTGCCACTCCTTATGGATGGAGATGTTCTCCTCTTGCATTTGGAACATCAGGAGATATGAATAAAGCCAATGATGCCAGAACAGTATTTGAAGATCCAGATTCTTATAATTTTCTTGCTGTGAATGTTCCCGATGAACCTGAAAAGAAGACATCTGTTTTTATTTCAGGACATTTTGCACATGATTTTCCAAAAGATGATGTTCCTCTTTCTGTCTATTTGGATAAACCTGAATGTGAAAACCTTTCTAAAATAAATATCAAGGTTACAAATTTAGAAAGAGCAGAAAAAATGATTGATGCTGAAAGACTTGTGGCTTCTAATTCAAATGACACCACCAATCTTCTTAAATTAACAATGTATCATCCAAAGAATAGATTTGAGCTATTCTTGACAGAATCAAATAATAAATTTCCTTTAGATGCTATTAAACAACAACAAGAATGGATAAAAAATTATTATGAACCTACCTATGTGGATTTTTATAGAGATATAAATGGAAAAGTTGCATGGAAATTTTCAGATAAAAAACCAATATCCAAATTTCCAGTAAAACCCCAAGATAATAAAGATGCTCCCGTTCTTATTTTTGAACACCCTATACAGGAAGCTCCTAAATTTACTTATTGTATTGGTATTGACCCAATTAACAATAATGATTCTAATGATAGCGTTGTTTCCCTTTTTACAATTACAGTGTTTAAAAGAATGATTTCTCCTTTGGATCAATACAAGAATTGCATTGTTGCATCATATAGAGGAAGACCAAAAGAACTTTCTGAAGCCCATGAACTTGCTTTACTTGTTGCAGAATACTATGGAGCAACAGAAGGAGTTCTTCCAGAGGCTTCTGAAAATTCCATCTTTCAATATTTCTTCATGAAAAGAAAAGGATTTTTCCTTGCAAACTCTTTTGATATGGTGACAGAAATAAGTAAAAAATCCTCCTTTAAGGGTAAGAAAGGACTTCCTGCAACTACAACTAATCAAAGACATTATATGGATGCAATGGTGGAATATTCCAATGAGGAACTTATAAGTGTTACAGAAGATGGAGAAGAAGAAATAACATTAGGGGTTAGCAGAATAAAAGATCCCATGCTATTGGAAGAAATGAAAAATTATAAAGGAAAAATATCCGGAAAAGGGGTGCATAATGGAAACTATGACTCGATAATATCATTTGGATGTGCTATTACACTTGCCAAATACTATGATATAAAATATCCTCTTGCTAATTCTATTCCTACAAACAATACAAATATTCAAAGAGAAGCAAGAAAAATATTCAAAACTCCTTTTGGAAACTTGGAAAAGAAAACAAATGTTTTTGATTTTCAAGATAAAACCAACAAACTTCCAAGATGGATGAGAAAATAAATTTATAATAGTTTTAACTGAAATCAATTATAAGTTTTATTTATTACTTTTTTTTGATTAAAATAGAGTTATATAAAGTAAATATAATAAAGACATGTTATATAATCGCCCGGTAAATAGCTCTCTTCCTTCCCAGCAAGTTAGTTATGACGTTAAATTTAAAAAGGAAAAAGATAAAAATGGATATACCAAATGGATGAAAGACAGCATGGATGCTCTTGAATCTGTAGGAAGATATTCATTTTATAACAATATAGAACTAAGAAAGAATTATGAAATAATGCAAGGAAGATTCAATGTGGAAGACTATATTGATAGTTTTGACGCATATGATCTTTCCACTATGATATATCAGGAAATGAAACTCCCCTCTTTCCTGAAACATTACGATGTAACAACAAAAGCTGTAAAACTTCTCGTAGGAGAATTCATAAAAAGACCTGATCTTGTAAGAGTTGTTGCAAAAGATACAGAAACATCAAATGAGAAACTAAGAATTAAATCTGACCTTGTATGGTCATATCTTAAAGAAAATATAAATCAGGAAATTACAAAAAAACTTGCCAGTCAAGGCATTGATGTTAATAAACATGATTTTAAAGATCAGCAGGAAGAAGCTGATTATAAAAAAGCAATAGAGGAAAAGTATCAGGAACTGACACCTCAATCAATAGAAAAATACCTTACATATGATTTCAGAAGTGCTGCTGAACATTGGGGACAAGCCACTCTTTCTGATGACCTGGAAAGATTTAGAGTAAAAGAACAAGACATAAATGAATTTTATGACATGTGTGTGGTGGATAGATCATTCTCACATGTTTATTTAACCAATTCCGGGTATGCTATTGAAACCTGGAATCCTCTCACTGTATTCTACCAATATAATACGCAAAATAAAAATGTAGAAGATCTTGCATATTGTGGAAGGATCTTATATATGTCTAAAACAGAAATTTTAGATTATTTTGGATGGAGAATGACAAGGGATCAAATAGAAGCCCTCTACCCAGAATATCAAAAAGGAGAATCTCAGGGTTCAGTATATAAAGAAGCATTCAATGCAACTTTATATCCTTTTGGTGACTACAGGGAATATGATACATTGGTTACAGGGGTTGGACAGGCTGTAGGAGAAAGCAATATATCTGCATCTCCTTATGGTATTCCTCAGTTTGGGTTTTATCCTGGAACAGATGGAACAAATTATATATTCACTCAGGCAGACATTGTACAAGTTACTCAAGCTTATTGGAAATCCCAAAGAAAGATTGGAAAAGTGAATTTGCAAAATCCTGAAACTGGGGAAATTATAACTAAAATAGTTGATGAATTCTTTGATCCAAAGATATTTGGTGTTGAAGTCTTAAAGGAATCTTTTAAAGATGCAGATGAACCAAATACAATTACTTGGACTTGGATAACAGAAGTTTGGCAAGGGATAAAGATAAATGTCAACTATCAAAAGATGCAAACTTCTGAAGATAGGAATGCCATCTATATAGATATTCGCCCTATGGAATTTCAATTCAGGGGAAATGACCCAAGATTCATATTTGATTGTAAACTTCCCGTTATAGGAAGTATTTTCAATAATAGAAATGGAAGAAGTCAATCTGTAGTGGATCTCCTTAAGCCATATCAAGTACTTGTAAATGCTTTCTATAATCAGGCATATCATGTTGCTCAAAAGAACAATGGTAAGTTTTTTATTATGGGTGCCTCTCTTCTTCCTAATATTAAAGATTGGGGAGGAGAGGAAGCACAGGAGAAATTTATGACAATTGCAAGTAATCTTGGTCTTGCTGTTGTAGATGATTCTACTTCTGCCCAATCTCAATCCATGCAATATGGTTTGAAGGTGATGGATATGGATGAATCTGACAGGATACAAAGACTTATAAATCTTGCAATGCTTGTTGAACAACAAGGGTTTATGCAGCTTGGAATATCTCCACAAAGACAAGGAAATGTAATGCAGTCTGCTGAAGTTGGGACAACTCAAGCAGCTATAAACAACTCATATGCTATTACAGAAATATATTTTGAACAGTTTTCAAATTACAGAAGAAGGAAACTTCAAATGCTTTTGGAACTTTCCCAATATGTAGAATCAAAAGGAAAGGGAGATATTGTAAAACAATATACAACTTCAGATCTTGGACAGGCATTTATCAAAATAGCATCTGATGATTTACTCCTAAGAAATTTTGGAGTGTATTTAACTAATTCTGCTGAACAGGTTAGAAGGAAAGAAATGGTGGAGCAATTGCTTCTTAAAAATAACCAGTCTATGATGCCTATGTCTAAACTGATAGAAACAATAAGACTTGATAGCCTTATAGATATACAGAAGAAATTGGAAGATCAGGAAAAACAACAGCAAAAACAAAAACAAGAAGAGCAGCAACAGCAGCAGCAAATGCAACAACAGCAAACGCAGGCTGCTGCACAGGAAGCTGATAAGCAAAGACAATTTCAGGCTGAACAAAACCAACTTGACAGAGATAACAAACTCAATCTGGAAAAACTTAAAGGAATTGCTGCTGAAGGGTCTTACAATCCTGATGAAAACACTACAGGTCAACTTATAAAACAAACAGAAATTGATATTAAAAAAGAAGATATGAATTCAAGGGCAGCAATTGCACAGCAGTCCCTTCTTGCAGATCAATTGAATAATCATAGAAAGCATGAACTTGAAAAGAATAAATTCCAGGCAGAACATGAGCTTAAGAAACAGGATGCCGCACTGAAAGAAAAAGAAATGAAGAATAAGCTGGCTATTGAAAATAAAAAACTTGAACAGATCCAGGCTCAGAATAAGTCTCAAGAAAAGCTTTCTGCTGAAAAAGCAAAAAGAGATGAAAAACTTGCAGATAAGAAAATTCAGCTTGAAAAACAAAAAATAAAAATTAAACCAAATCTTAAAAAATAAACAGAAATTATTCAATAAAGCTAAACATAGGGTGTACATTATTTAATACACTCTATTTGTTAAATTGTATAATTTTTTGTATAATTGTATTACAAACCAAATATAGTATATGTCAAAAGTTAACGTAGAACCCTTCTACTTCGGAGAAGATGAGGGTATTCAAATTAACCCTGAACAATTCCCTGGAGCAATTCAGCCCAATTCAGAAGATAAAGAAAAAGCTAAACCAGTAGCTACAGATGAAGGTGAAAAACCTAAAGATGTAGTTATTGAAGAAACTGAAGAAGAGGATGATAAAGATGATGCTCATGACCCTCTTGGTTTTTTTAATAAAAACAATAAAAAATCTGAAAAAGAAAAAGAAGAAGAACCTGAAAAGCTAAGTGCTGATAAGGTTGACTATAAGGCTTTTGCAGATTTTCTTGTAGAGACAGAAGTTTGGAAAGATTTTGAAGGAAGGGAGGACATAGACTATTCTGAAGAGACATTTCAAGCTCTTTGGAAGGCACAAGCAGAAAATTCAGCAAAAGAAATTATTTTTGAAGAAAGATCACAATTTCCAGATACTGCAAATCAACTTGTAGATTTTCTAAAAGCAGGAGGTACAGTAGATGATTTTGTTGGTAATTATACACAACAATTAGAAGTTTCCTCTCTTGATACTTCTGATGAATATGGTCAGGAAAGAGCCATAAAAGAATATTACAAATCTATTGATTGGAGCGATGCAAAGATCAAAAGACATATAGAAAGACTTAAAGATTCCGGTGATTCTGATTTTAAAGAAGAAGCTGAAGACTGTAAATCAAAATTGGTTTCAGCTATAGAATCTGAAAGAGAAGAGATGATAAAAGAGCAAGAAGCAATTGCTCAAGATAGAAAAATAAGAGCAGAGGCTTTTAATAAAGCAGTTAGGGAAAATATTTATAAAGATCCCAATCTTGCTGAAAGAGAAAAAAAAGAACTTGATAAATTTATATACGATTATAAATTTCAAGACAATCAAGGAAATAAATATTCTGAATTCATGGTGAGGATGAATGAAATCAACCAAGATCCTAAAAAATATCAGAAGTTCCTGAAGTTCATCAAGAACATGGATGCTTACGAAGATAAAAAGATTGCAGAAGCAGAAGCTACAAAAAAGCAATTTAATTTTCTAAAAGAAGGCGGTAATCCTCTTTCTGGAGTAGTATCCAAAGAACCTGAAAAGCGTAAACAAACAGGTGCTCCTCAAGGATTTAAATTTAAATAAAGCATAAATAATAATACAAAATGGCATTAGGAACATTTAAAAATTTTGGTAATAACATAGTCCTTGAAAAAATGGACTATAGGATGGCAGGTAACTTTGCTGATGAAAATAAGCTAATGAACTTGCTTGCAGGTGGAGAAGGTGTTAACAGACAACACTTGGGTATCCTCACTCTTTTTAATCAGTTTCAACTGGTTAACACTCCCCTGTTGAAAATGACAGAACTTGCTAAAAACACCCTTTATGTAAATGGTGATGATGGCGAATTCACATTTGATGTACCTTATACTTTGGAAATGCCAACCATCAGAGAAGATCTCACTGGTGACAATTCAAAACCAGGTATTGATGGTCAAGTATTTGAACTCCTAATTGGTGATGGTAATCTTGATCCTATTTTTGGTCTCAATCAGCTTATCACTGCTGATCTTCGTGATGGTCAAAATTTTGTAGTTATTTCTGTTGAGCAAAGAATTGCAGATGGTTTTGTTTACAAGTTGAAACTTGTTACAAATGACAGAAATGAATATGTAGACAAGAAATGGCTGAAACCAGGCACTCAATTGTTTAGTGTAGGTTCCACTATTGGTAAATATGATGAAGAAGCTCCAGGTATTAACCAGTCAGCAGGCTTTATCAAACTCCTCCATAAAATTGGTAGCAAGAGAGCTGTTAAGATGACAGTTCATGGTTCTGCTCAACGTCTGAAACTTGATAATATTTCTGGTATGGGTAATCCAAATCAGTTTGCTGCAAGTGTTGCTCCTTATCTTGATCCTAAGAGTCCAGAATTCATGGTGGCAATTGGTTATAATAATGGTCAAGGTAAAGTTGATAAAAGCAAACCTGTATCATTTGTACCAATGATTGAAGTGTTGCTTTACAAACAACTCATGCTTGATACTGAAAGACAACTGATGTATGGTCAGGGTGGTGTTCTGCAAGATCAAAGAAATAACTATAAAGTAGTTGCTCAAGGTCTGTATCAGCAAATGAAAAATGGTAACTGGCTTACAATCCCTAAATACTCTCTTGATATAATCAAAGGTGTATTCTCTCAAATATTTAAAAATCGTCCTGATATAGCTGATGTTGATCGTCACCTTCATTTCCAGTGTGGTAGAGGTGCAATGATTGAACTTACAAGAATCTGTACTGAAGCAGGTGTTGCAATAAGCAATGCAATAGGTACTGTACTTGATAACTCATCTTTGGGTATTATAAAAGGTTCAGATGCTTACAATCTGGAAGCAGGTTACAGATTTAACAAAGTATTCCTTTCAGGTTTTGGTCATCTTTCATTTGAACACAACCCTGCTCTTGATTCTGAATTTAACAGAACAATGGATGAGGAAAGAATTGGTGGTTTGCCTAAGTTCTCTTACACTTCCATGATCATGGATGTTACAGAAACTACTTCTACCAATGCATATGAGCCTTCTAAAGGTGTAGAATTTGCTACAGGTTTTGATAACAAAGCAAATATCTATCTGGTTAAAAACCAAGGTATGCCAGGTGTCAAATACACTTATATCAATGGTAGAACTAGTCCATATCCTCTTGCTGCCGGTAAAGGTTCTGTTGCTTCATCTTTGTTTGATGGATATACAGCTTTCCTTGAAGAACAGTCTAGTATATGGCTGAGAGACCCAGGTAGGTCAGTATTGCTGCAATTGCAGTAATCTGCCTCCAAAGAACAATAAACCAAATAAACCAAATAAAAATGACAGATTTTATAGATTTCTCAAAAGTCTATCGCATAGAAGCAATTCCAAGCAGAGATAGTGAAGAACTAGCAAGAAAAGGGCTAGGTACATTTCCAGGTATCACTCAAGCTATCTCTGCTTCTTGGAATGATAGACTTAAAAAATATGACAGGACAGGATTTGATGAAAATGCTCCTGACGTTCTAAGACTTCCTTCTGAAAAGAAAAAAGAAGCTCAAGAAAGAATAATTGAAAAAAGAAAGGAACTTGAATCTCTTATAGGAGTTCCTGATTATCTGAAACCTACATCTGAAGCATGGCTGAGTGAAATCTGCATGGTGGAAATAGAAGTTGGTGCAGATATGAAAATAAGGGTGAATGGTCATGGCAATGAACTTCGTCCTGCTGAGAATTATAGAGATGCTATTTCTTTAGCTCTTATAATGAACAATCCAAATTTCCCTAAAAGTAAAGCTGACATTAGTAAACCGGAGTATAGAAATTCTAAATTCTATCTTACAACCTCTGAAGAAACTACTGAATTTAACAAATCTAAAATTCAGAAAAGTCGCAAGGCTAATATTGAAATGTCTAAATTGTTTGACGAAAGTAAAAACAAACAAAGAGCTTGGGAAGTTGCCTTCAAACTTGGTCTTGTTAGCAAACAAAAAGTTGATAGTGAAGTACTTGAAATGAGGATGCAGGAAGCAATCTTTAATGACAAGACAGGTAAAACTATGACAGAATTCCTTGAGGCTTGTGAACTTGACAATGCTACATTGGCAATACACAATATGTTCCAACAAGGAATAAATATGGGAGTGATCAGGGTTAGCTCAGATGGATACTATCATAGAGGTCATGTGAATTACAAAAAGACTAAACAAGATAGCATATTGTATCTCCTGGCAGCAGGAATGGAAATTGAGCTTGGTGAGTTGAGAAGTGAAGTTGAAAACAGAAAGAAAAAACACAACGCAATAGGTTAATGTTAAATGGTATCTCCAGAACTTATATACATAAAGTTTCTTTTAAAAGTAAATAAAGGAAACAGTCAGGGGAATATTGCCATTGACAAGGATAGGTTTGTTCTTATATTTAATGAAGTAAAAAACAGGTGGGTTGAAAGCCATCTCAAAGATAAAGATTCTATTCTAATAGATTCAATCTGGGAGATAGTTAAAACTGTAAATCTAACAAATGGTATAAACATTGATGGATATACAGAATTTGAAATACCCTTTGATTTTTATGAATTGATTCTTGCAAATTGTGAAGCCCAAAGAGAATCTTGTAGAAAAACAATCTTTTTAAGGGAAGTAAAAAATCACGACAAGAACACTCTGAGATTCAATTTAAATTATAAACCTGATTTTGATTTTGAATGGAGCTTTTGCTCTCTTCAAGGAGGATATATAAGAGTGTATAGAGATGACTTTGTTGTTAATAATTTAACAATTGAATACTACAAAGTTATTCCTAATATAGATATAGAAGGCTATACACATTTGGATGGTTCTCCTTCCACTAATATAGGAATAGAAATTTCAGAACAATATGTTGATCAGATTATAAACTTGGCAGCAGAAGAGTTCATGAGAGACTTCCAAGATCCAAATAATCTTAACATTGCTAAAGATAGAACTAACTCACAAGAATAAATTAAACAAAAATTTTAAAATAAACAAAAAATGGTAAATAGTTATCGTTACGTATTTGCAGCCAGTACATCAGACCTCCCATCATCTGGAACAACTGTAGATTTGGGAATTGGTCAGATTGGTGTATTTGATGGTAAAACATATCAAGCTACAAGTGGTCTCACTGCTAAATCAATCCTTGTTGCTCAAGGTACTCCTGATGTAATATACCCACATGGTGTTGCAAAAAGCAACCACACTTTTAAATCAAGTGTAATCCAAGGTGGAGCTGTAAAGTCTTGGAAGAAAGTATCTGGACAAGAAGGTTCTGGAATGGTTGTAACTCTTGGTTATGATGGTGTAGACACTACAAAAGGTCTCACTGTTAAACAAGGTAAATCATTTACATACTGGGTTACTCTCTCAGGTGCTCCAATAGCAAACCTTTTGGGAGATTCTCCTAAAACTCACTATGCAACATGGACTGAACAATTCACTGTTCAACTTCCTTGTGTATCTGATTGCGTAGATACCTGTGGTGACTATTTTGATCAAAACATTGTAGCAGATGCAGTTCTTGATGCTTTCAGTACAAGAAAACTCATTGGTGGTCAACTAATCACAGATTATGTAAAAGCTACTAAGCTTGTACATTGTGACACTCCATCAGGTTTGCCTACAACTACTTATAGTGTATGGACAATAACAATTCCTGATGCTGGTGATCTTGCTGCTCTTGGTGTAGCTCAAGCTGCTGTAGAAGCTTCTAATCCAGGTCAAATAATCAAACGTGTAAAAAGAGAAGGTATTTTCTCTACATATGAAACAGTATTTGCAGGTGCTATTCTTAGTGTAACTCCTGCTCCTGTAGTTATAAATCCAAATCCAGTTCTGGTTACATGTGATACTTGTCCTTCAGGTTGTCCTTCTGGATACACTTCACAGCCTGCAACAGATATTTGGGTTGTAGCAAGACCTCTTGCTGGTACAGAAAACTTCACTACCTCTGGCGCAAGAGCTACTTATGCTGCTACAGTAGGTGCTGCATATTCTGCAACTGCTCAAGAATTCCTTTCTTATAATGGTTCTACAGCAAATATTAAAATAGTTGTTGCTGCCGGAACTGCTGTAACTGCTCTTCTTGCAGACTCTGTTGTACAAATTGCAACTGACCAATCTGTATGTACTGCAAACTCTCCTCTAACTTATACTTTCCATTCTTGCAAAGAAGGTACTGCTGCTGAAAAACAATTTGTAATAAGCATTCTTAATGACTGCACAGGTAATACTCTCTCAGCTCTTCAAGCTGTTTATGGAATGGGTGTTAGTCTTGTAACTACAAATGCAGACACTTGTGTTTCTCAATACTCTCTCACTGTAGAATCTACAAATAAAGATTTTGAAAAATGTGCACAGGTAGAATGGCATTTTGAAGCTCCAGCTCCTTTTAATGGTTTGGTTTGGACGGAAGTTCCAGGTTTGAATTATGGAACAGGTTGTGTAACAGGTATTCGTTTTGAATCTGTATATGAGCAAAGAAAAGCTAAAGAATGTTTCTTGAAACAAGTGGCTTATGAATTTGAACCTTTGTTCATCACTCTGTCTACAAGAAATCCTGATCCTAATGACTACTCAGTTCTTTGTGAAACTGATGTTCCTCATACTCTGATCAAGAATGTTAAATATCCAAAAGGTAAAGGTCGTGTAGTTGCTGATCAAGTAATTGATTCTAACTTCCAATTCAACCAGCCTTGGAGAAAGAATGCAGCAGAAAGAGATGCATTTGATTATGAACTTGGAATTGATCTGGATGGTATCTATGACCAATACATCCTTGAATTTGAAACATTCCCTGCTGAAGCTTCTGCTGTAAGTGGTTTTGGAACAAGTCAAAAACAAGTATTTGAATTGAGTGTATTCTTCCCAGTGGGTTCAGGTTCAGAATATGAATCAACAATCTCTGCTTTTGTAGCAGCAAATTCTCCACTTGCTCTTGAAGTAATATAATATTCTTACTAAATATTAACCCAAAAAGGAGGTTGAGGGTACTTAAAACCTCACCTCCTTTTTTATTTTAATTAAATTAAATACATTAAATAAAATGGCATTTATTTCTTCAAAGTCAAATATTAAGAATTCTATTCTTGCTTTTGTAAAAAATATTGTTTCTAAAAAAGTTTATAAAGATATAGAGGTTCTTTTGAATCCTTGTTGTAAGACAACAGTGATATTTGACACATTTTCATGTGGTTTTACAGGGGATGTTTTTGGAATAATTTTTAATAATGTTACAATAACAGATGTAACTTTTGCAGGAAGAACAGTGGAGTTGTTTTTAACATCTGTTGATTACCCTACAGGAGGTGTTATAAAAACTATAACTTTAGATGCCAGTGGGCATTGGAATGGAAATCTTCAATCCTCTTTTGATGGTGGAAGCAGACCAAATCCCTTCACTATGTCTGTAGTTGTAACTTTGCTTCCTTTAGATTTAGATGTAGTTCATAGAAGTATCGCTCATGTTTTGACTGTTCCAAACTGTGACTAAAAATTAAAAAAATCATGACAATTACAACACCTAAAAAACAAAGCATTCTTGCATTCATAAAAAATCTGGTTAATAAAACTATTTATAAAGCAATTTCAGAAATACTTTCTCCATGTTGCACTTTGAATGTAAAGAATATAACTGCTGTTTGTGGAGATGGAGATTATATAATGACAGTTACTTTGGATCATGCTGTTAACCTTCTTGGAGAAGGTCAGGTAAGTTTATATTGGAATTTTGGAGCACCTTTTAATGTTGTTCTCACCACTGTAACTTGGAATGATTCAAATGAAATGACTTTTCATGTTCCTAGTTTTTTTGGAGATGGTACATATGATGTAACTTTAGAATTATTTCTACCAACAAATAGTTCTCAGACAATAGGTGTGACTTTGGTATCTATACCTCTACCGGTATTGTTTCCAAGTTGTTAATTTATGATATTTATAAACCAAATAAAATCAATTAGTTATGAGATGTTCATGTGGTCATGTCGTGGGTTGTGGGTGTGAGTGCATAGGAGGAAAATGTCCTAAATGCAGAACAAAAAGATTTAAAATTGTAATAGAGAGAAAAAAGAAATGATTCAAAGTACTAAATTATCTTTTGATATACTTGACACAAATAACTGTAAAACATTAGGACTATATGACACTTCGTTTTACAGTTCAAGTCAAACTGTTGCAAATGCAAGTTTGCAAGTGATCACTCCTTTTGATAACACTCCTGTACAGCTAAATTTCTACAAAAATGCTGTTACAATTCTAAATAGTAATACTCTTGGTATTACAAATGTTCTTGATCTTGATCTACTTACAACTCTTCCTGATGGACTATACACTGCTAAAATAAGTATATGTCCTGAAGAGCAATACTGGTTTGAGAAAACCTGGTATAGAACCTGCCTGCTGGAGTGCAAATATGACAAAGCTTTTTTGAAACTTAATGTACAGCCTTGTGAAGCTTGTTTTTCTCCTGAAAAATTAGAAAAACTTGAAAGAGCAAGAGTGTATATCTATGGCGTTAAAGTAAATGCTGCTTCTTGTAATGTGAAGGAGGCAGGCAAACTTTATAAAGCTGCTGACAAAATTCTTGATTTGTTAATTGAGTGCGATTGCCATGAACACAGATATTAATTATAATGAAAAATTTATATGTGGACTTCTTAAAGAAGTTGACAATAAAATAGCTCTTGTTTCTACAAGGGATTACAAAAACAGTGTTTATAATCTTGGTATAAAAAGTAAAGCTTCTGATTATACAGACCTTTTAGATATTCATAACATCCTTGAAAAAATTCTAAAATGTCACAGTTGCTATGATGATATTAAAATAGAGGATGTTGTAACTTTAATTAAAAATAAATTAAACCAGTGTTAAGATGAGTAATTGCCCAGGTTGTGATAATAGTTCAACTACATATTCAAGATGTAACCCTCCTGTAAGTTCGAATTGTGTTTTTTATAAAGGAGATACTTTAACATGCCCCTCTGATCCAAATTTTCAAATTTGCAGAGATAGCAGCATCACTGATGTTGTAGCAAACCTATTTGGTGAAATATGCAGTATAGATACATCTTTGGACGTTACAAGTTTTGTCTTTCCTGCCCCATGTGCTTCAGGTATTACACAAGGCTGGAAATATTATGATGATAAAACAATAAAAGGATTATTTTCATATCTTGGTGGACTCACCTGTGGTCAGCAATCTCAAATAGATGGAATTATACAATCTATCCAGAATATAAATCCTATTTATACAGATGTTAATCTTTGCTGCTGCGCTACTAATTGTGGAACAGGTCCACAACAATATGACCTAAAATCTATTATAAATACATTAGTTTCATGTGTATGTGCTGCTAGAACTGCTGCTGACAATGCAACAACTTTGGCAAGTACAGCTCAATCTCAAATAAATTCTTTGCAAAGTCAGGTTGATTTTCTAGCTACACAGGTTTCAAGTTTGTTAGCTGCTAATTTGACTTTGCAACAAAATATAGCCACTATAACAGCTAAAACATATTGTTTACCTAACTGCTAATAATTAAAAAATGTCTAATTGCCCCGAATGTCAACAAAGTATAGTTAGTCAAACTCCAAGTTTAATTGGTGCTACTAAATGCAATGGCCCATGTCCTCCAGAAGTAACCTGTACAGATATATTGCCTTCTAATTGTGTATTCTATTCAGGGTCTAATCTGACATGTTCAGGAGTAAATTATGGAGACACTATTTCAGTAAGTCTTGGTAAAATAGATTCTAAACTTGGAACAAGAATAGATTCAGGAGATGCTTGCTGCGGATATTTAAATGATAAAATAGTTGTAGGAACAGGAATTACAAAAACTGTTGTTACAAATGGAAATTGTAAAACCCTCAGACTTGATGCTTCTTCTTCAAGCTGCTCTCTTCTGCAATGGCATGACCTTGTTCTTCAAGAGGCTTTTCAAGTTCCTGGAGCAATGCATATTGTAAGCGGAGATACTTCAACAAGTCTTGGAGTTGGACAAAATCCTCAATATGCAGTTGAATATTGTGGAGCCGTAATTAGAAAAATATGGTTTAGAGGAATTGTAAAAGTACCTGCCGGACTTTTAACAGGAGATGTTCAAATACCTGTAATGCTTGTTAGTAATACATTGGTGTCAACTTCTTTCAAACCTCAATTTACAAGACTTGTTCCAATAGGAATGTACACATTAAGTGGAGGAATGCAACGTGTATATTGGGTGACATTCATATTTAAGTCTGATGGAAGCATTTCTCTTTCTTCAGATTGGCTTTATGTAATGACCCAAGATACAGGATCTTTGCAGGATGATTGGTGGTTGTCATTAGATGGATTTTCAATAGAAACAAATTAATTTTTTAAAATGTGTCAAAATAATTGCCCTCAACCTTGTGAATGTCAAGACCTTTGTGGATGCCCTCAACAAATAAAAGGGAATTGTGTATTTTATCAGGGATTGCCTCTTCCATGTATTTCTGCAACTAAAGGAGATCCATATGATACAATTCTGGCAAATATAAATAATGCCATTTGTAATATTGCTCCTCCTTCAGGTATAGTTTATACAGGAGCATCTGGACAAATAACTGTTACAAGTAATGTAATAGGTTTAGATCCTGCAATAACTACAGAAATAAGCAATATACAAAATGATATTTCTGCAATAGAAACTTGCCTTGGAACAACTGTAAAAGATATAACTTCAAGCAGTCTAACAGTTACAACAGGTTCTGTAACAAGCTGTGGAAGAACAATCAATATTGAATATGCTGCAAGTCCTGTTACAAACAGTCAAAAATCAGGAGTGCTTTTGAATATATTCAATTCTCCTACAGTGACAACAGGTTATTTCCAATCTCTTGATCTTACAAGCTACAGTCTAAAAGCGGGGGACATTATTACATTTAAAGGCACAATAAGAAGAAATCTTTCTATGTGCAACATACAGGAAATAAGAATTACTGATGGCACTGCTTATAATCAATTTACAAGCATTGGAGGAAGTCAGGCAGTTTGTAATATTTTTTCTATTACTGATTTTGAAATAATTTCAACAGTTGTGGCAGATGCTACAAGTACTTTGCAACTTAAAAACTATGCAAAAATAGATACACTTCTTTCAAAGCCAGGTGCTCCTAAATATGGAGAAAGTATAGTTTCAAATCTTTCTGAGATTTATCAATATACAACTCCTGTAACTATAAATACAAATGATGTAAGAATAGCTATTGATCCACATGGTGATTCTGTTATTCTTGATCAATTAATAATCAAATTAGAAAGAAAAATATAGAAGATGCCACTCAATCAATTAACACTTGTAATCACTTTTAATGGTACAGGAACTGAAATTCCTTCACTTGACACTACAAGTCTTTATGGCTTATACTACTTTCAAGGTACTGCAATAGCTATTGGTAATTATGGAATTGTTCCAACAGGAACTCCTTCTGTAGGAACAAGTTATAAATTTGTTTACAGGGCTACTCTGGACATCACTACAAACTCTAAAACATTTACACTTTTTGGAACTAACATAACCCAGGCACAGCTTGTTAAAAACTGGGATGCTGAAGCTACATGGAATGGATCTTCTTGGGATGTAGAACTTCATATGGATTTTGCTGATTCTGATATAATCAGTTCTTCAAATTTAGGAACAATAGATGTTTCTGCAAATATCCCAAATGGGTCTATTGATCTTGGTCTTAAGGGAATAAACCTTTCTCTTACAAATGCTAAAATAGCTACTAATTCAATAGATGGTTCTGCAAAACTTATTGCAGGATCTGTAACAGATACAGAACTTGCTACAGGTATAAATGGAGCTAAACTTTCTGCAAATACAGTGGCAAATGCTTCTTTGGCTACAATGGCTGATCACACTGTAAAAGCAAATATATCAGGAGGTACAACAACTCCTTCAGATGTTCCTCTTTCTTCTTTGACAGCTTTGACAAGTTGGTCTCTTACAGGAAACTCAGGAACTACTCCTGGAACTAATTTTGTAGGAACTACAGATGCTTCTGATCTTGTTTTTAAAACTAATAACACTGTAGCTGGTAGAATAAATCTTTCTAATTTTAATACAAGTTTTGGATTGAATTCTTTTGATTCTGTTCCTTCTGCTACTTTAAATACAGGAATAGGGGCAAGTGCTTTAACTGCATTGAGTACAGGTATGGATAATACATGTATTGGTTTTCAAAGTTTATTTAATACAAATACAGGATATAAAAATACAGCAATAGGTGTTTCAGCAGGCATATATAATACCTCAGGAAGCGATAATACGTATGTAGGGCATGGTGCAAATCCTTCTTCTTCTGGTGGTGGGACTGCAATACATAGAATAGCATTAGGTTCTGGTGCAGAAGCAACAGCAGATTATCAATTTGCTCTTCCTAATGATGTGACAGCTTTTAAATTCAGAGGAAATAGTTTTACTCTTCCAAGTGCAGATGGGGCAGCAGGTGCAACATTGCAAACAGATGGAAGTAAGAATTTAAGTTTTGGAACTATAATTAGTTCTGGAGTATATCTTCCTGTTTCGTCAAATATAACAAATGTAAGTGCTTCAACTACATATACTTGTCAGTGGATGAGAGTTGGAGCAGTTGTTACAGTTTCAGGTCAAATTGATATTGATCCTGTTGCAAATGCAGACACTGTTCTTGGAATAACAATCCCAGTTTCTTCTGCTTTTACTTTAGATTATCAATGTGGAGGAACAGCAGTGATGCCAGCAGTATCAAGAGAATGTGCAGCTATTGTAGCAGATCCTGGAAATAACAGAGTGCTTCTTAAATACAGCGCAACAAATACAGCAGTTAATTCATTTTATTTTTCATTTACATATCAAGTAATATAAGATACAAAAAAGCAGCTTTTTTTGGTTTAGCTCCTTTCTCATAGCCTCCTCCTGAAATATGGAGGAGGTCAGAGTTTTAAAAATTTAAAAATTATAAAATATGACACTATTTCAATCACTGGAAACTTTCAAAGACTACTTTTTAGGTTCTATAATAATAATACTTTTGCTCCTTTTAATTTTATTTGGTACAAAATCATGTGAAAAATCCAGAGATATAAAATCTCTTCAAAGTCAATTGGTTGATAAAACCTTTCTGGATTCTATGATCTTTACAACAAAAACTTTAAAAGATTCTACAAAAGAAATTACACAAACTCAACTTTTGGCAGATAAAGACAATAAAACTGTTAAGGATATTCAGAAACAAACAGGAACAACACATCTTCAGTCTTATGTAAAAGTCGTAACAGAAATTAAAATTGTACATGATACAATCAAATTTTCAAATTCAGAACATCTTATAAGAGTGATAGATTCTCTTCATGGTGTATTGGATTCTTTTGAAGCACTTCCTCTTCCTGCTAATTTTGTTAAAATTGACAGCACATTTCAAATAGATGAAACTATAACAACAGAGGGACTGATTATAAATCATTTAAAAATTCCTAACACTACAACTATTACAATTGCAGACCAGAAAAAGTCTCTGTTTAAAACAGAACCAGTGGTTAAAATACATTTTTCCAATCCAAAAGTGGAGACAGAAGATGTAAAAAATATAGTTGTAAAACCAAAAATATCTAAACAGACAAAGACATTGTTTATAGGACTTGGTATTGGAATACCTGTAGGGGCTATTTTAACAGGACTTATTGTTCACTATTTAAAATAAAAAAGTATGAAAACCAGCCAGGAGGGAATAAATCTTATTAAATCTTTTGAATCTTGCAGATTGGAAGCTTATTTAGATTCTGTAAATGTAGCAACAATAGGCTGGGGATCTACAAGATATGCAGATGGAACAAAAGTTAAAATAGGAGATGTGATAAGTCAAAAAGGAGCAGATGATCTTTTTTTATTAACTTTGCCAAAATTTGAAACAAGTGTAACTTCTTTGGTTAAAAGTCAAATAAACCAACATCAGTTTGATGCATTGGTTTCTTTCACTTATAATTTAGGAGCACTTGCATTATCCGGAAGCACCCTTTTGAAAAAAGTAAATATCAATCCAAATGATCCAAGTATATTACAGGAATTTCAAAAATGGATATATGCAGGAAGTAAACAGCTTCCTGGATTGGTACGAAGGCGACAAGCAGAAGCAAATTTATATTTCACTAAATGATAATAAACCAAAACCCGATGGCGAAATTAGTATTAAAAGATTACATTAATACAATATTATTTGGCATAGTTTCCTACTTAGTAATGGATATGCACAAAGACTTTAAAGACACTATGAAAGATGTTGAAAATTTAAAAATAATGGTGGGCAAACATGACTACATTTTAAATCTTCAAAATAAACCATTTGACAAAAAAACTACATACAATTTTATAGGAGCTGAAGCAATTCTTCCTGATACAGGAACAAGTCAGAAATATGATAAATATAAAAAGTCATGAAAATAATTGATGATACATTAAAATCCCCGGATGGTAAGTGGAGCAGGAAATCTCTAACAATGCTTTCTTCTTTTGTCATTGCTGTTATACTTGGTGCTTATATTGTCACTTCTGATTTTTTTATTGCTAAAGAAATAAACAGATATGCAGTTGATGTGTTTAATGGATTTTTATTACTTGTAGCAGCTCTGACAGGAGCTACAGTTGCAGACAAATTTACACCAAAGAAACAAGAACAAAAAACAGAACAATAATGGCAGAATTAAATGTAGACCCAATGAAGAGGTCTTCCATATACGCTACTTTTGGTAGATATTATGGAGAAAAACTTTATAGACTTTTATATGATTGTGCAAATTGCGATGGTACATTTTGCAAAACAGTAATGAAATGTCTTGGAATCTCTCCCCAGGGAAATCCAAGTTTATATCTAAATCAAACAGGAACATGGACCAATCCAGCTTTTCCTGTTTTTGAAATGCTGTATTCAGAATTTCTTACAAAACTTAATTCAGGAACTCTTATTCCAGGATCTAAAATACTTATTACAGATTATCAAACTGTACACTATATACAATTTAGTGGTACAGGTCCTGGAGGAATAGGTGGAGAAATCCCTCACGCCGGAACACCGGAGCAGCTTTTGGTTACAGTTACAAGTCCTTCCAGCATATCTCCTATGGCAGAATCTCTTTCTTACCCTCAGGATATTATACATTATGTACCAGATGTCATGGATGGTTTTTATGATGGATTAAATTCCAGTAATGGAGGAAAAGGTGTAATAACTTATAGAGAAGACACTTTGAATCAAGTTGCTAGGGATTATGATTGGAGGAATGTAGTTTTTTGGAGATGGGAGACATCCGTTGGTAATGGTAATTATTGGTCTGTTCAACCTGTATCTGGAGCAAGTCATATTGAGATAGGTTGCTTTTGGAACACTGGAGGTTTACAGAACGTATATATAAAAAGCCCATTGGCGGCAAATCAATTTTTGAATGGCTCACCATATTGGTTGGACAACTTTGTAATTAATGTTGGAAATGGCTGTATAGGTTTACAGGTAAATATTGCATATGGCTCTACATATTCTGAATATACTGAGGGGGCTGGGGAATTAGGCGAGTCTAATTATAATTCCATAGCTTATGACACGGTAATTTGTGATTCAAATACGAATAATCAAATAAATGTATCTGGACTAAATTTTGTTAATTTAGGTCAAGGTGCATTTCAGAATAATAATATTGGTACTTTTCAAAATAATAATATTATTGATACAAACATAGGGATTATAACGGGTAATATTATTTCTGTTTGTTATCAAAACACAATAAACCAATTGCAATATAATTCTGGCTCACTTTTATTGGGTAATAATAATAATGGCGACCCTATTAATATAATTGGCAATCAGGGATTTGCATTTATAACAAACAATGTTTGTAGCCAAATTCTAGGTAATATTACTGATACAATATCAGACAACACTTGTGCTAAATTAAGCGGGAATATATCTAATAGCATAAACTCAAACATGATTTCTGGGAATATCCAAAACAATATTGCCAATAACATAAACTATAACACTAGCGGTGGAGATATTATAAACAATACTATTGGTAATCTGATTGAAAACAACTCAAATAGTGGAGGTATTTTAAATAATGTCGGCTCGATTATTCAAAACAATACGAATAGTGGCGATATTGGCTCTAACAATGTTGTCAATATAACCAATAACACGAACGTTGGAAATATAACTAATAATTTTGGAGTAGTAATTGATACAAATTCAAATACGGGAGAGATAAACGAAAATCAAGTTGATGAGATAACCAATAATACTAATGCTGGTTTTATAACTAACAATATTGGAATAATTATAAACTCCAATTCTAATACAAACAGTATATTTGAAAATAATGTTTATGTTATAAGTTCAAATTCCAATGCAGGAGTAATAAGGGGCAATTCGGGCATAACAATATTAGGAAATACATGCGGTTCTATAAGCAGTAATATCGTAGGGAGATTAGATAATAATATTGCAGGAGATATAACGGAAAATGTAGGGGTTCAACTTTCTGGGAATACAGTTTCAGAAAAAATACAAGGCAACAACAGTTTTTATCTGTTAAATGACAACAACATATCTGGTCAAATCGTTCATAATAATTGCACGTACATACTGAGCAACACAATAACCGCTGGTAATATTGCAAGTAATGTTGGAAATTCAATCAGTGAAAATCAAGTAGCTAGAGGTATTAACCAAAACAATTGCAATTTGATAGATAGTAATGTTATGGTTGGCAATATTGCAAACAACCAATATAATATCATAGCAAACAACACCCTCACCGACATTACAAACAGCACAGGTAACAAATTCTTCAATAATAGCGGTCAGCCTTGTATTGACATCGTAGGTAGTGTGCAAAACTGCGATATAACAGCAGAGATACAATCCCACAACTTTATAGATGAGGTAATTTCATTTACAATTAATCCAAGTGCTGATATGCAAACGACTACACCGACCAAATCTATGTACGATGAAGTATTTGGGCAGCATTACTTAGCCCTCCTTAGTTCTGGAGCATTTACTTTTCCAACACAAATAACAGTTTAAAATAAAAAAAATGGCATTCAAAATAATAATCACTTCATGGGATTTGACAATAGCAAACACCCCTGATAAAAGAGCAAGCAAGCAGAATACTTCACTAACTAAATTACAGACTGTAATAGATGACGTAAAATCTAAGAGACCCACAAACGTGGCTCAGGAAAACTTCTTTATTATTACAATAGATGAAGGCGGAAATGCTATTTACAAAACAGCAGATGTAGGCTCTTCATTCACTATTCCGGTTAGTGATCTTGACTCTTCTAAGTTATCTGATTTGGTAACAGAAGTACAATCTCCAATTATCAAGAAGTAACAAAATATTGTTCTTTTCTCTCTATATTTGGTTTGTCCCCTGAATGTAGAAATACATCAGGGGATTTTTTTAATTTTTAAAAAATTCCTTATATTTAATTATTCAAAATGAAAAAAGTAATAAAAAAAAGACTCACACCTGCTGCAAAAGCAAAGAAAGCTTTTAAGCTCGGTGAAAAATTTGCATCTAAAGAAACGTCAACAAGTAAAACAAAAAAATTAGTAACAAAGAAAAAAACAAAGAAATGAAAAAGAAAATGATGAAAAAATCAGCAGCAAAAAAATCAGCTCCTAAAAAGATGATGAAGAAATCTGCTCCTGCTAGGAAAGCTCCAATGGCTCCTCCAATGGCTCCTCCTATGCCTCCAATGGCTCAACAAGGTCCTCCTCCAGGTCCTGAAGGATCTCAAACAGCTCAAATGATGGCTAAGTTTGGTGGCAAAAAGAAAGCAATGAAAAAGTATAAGACTGGTGGTGCTACAGGAACTCCTGCAAAAAGAGTGGGAGGAATAAGAGCATATGGTGCTGTACAAGGAAAAAAGAAAGGAGCGAATAGCTAATCTATTCTCAAGAACTTATAAAACCTCCTGATTTTTATTAATTAGGGGGTTTTATAGTTTTACCTCCATCAAAAAATTGAAGAAATCGCCACCCCAGGAAATTTTTATTTTAGAGAGTCTACCTCTTTTGAGACAAATTTGGACATACTGTTCATAGAGATCTAAAGTGGTGGCGTTTATTCATTTGGAAAAATTTCAAAAGCTTTAGGCTATATACAGGAGTAACCTTTAAGGTGCTATTTCAAACCTATTTTGTAATTAATCAAAAAATTAACACTGCTTCCAGGCGGGGAATAAAAAACCCCAAGTAGTATGTACTTGGGGCAGGTTCAAAGTTCCCTCAAAGTCCGAAACCAGTGAGAGAACTAGAAAATTTATAATAATTTGAATATATCAGTTTTCTAGTGTTACTATTTGTTTCGGCAAACAAGTAATTACTATAATACAAACTTACAAAACATTAATCATATTTCCAAATCTATAAGTAAAAATAATTATTTTAATTATCTACTTTGATGAATTATGAATACACAAATATAAGCATTAAGTTTGTAATTAAGTAATTTTATGGCAAAAAAATCTGTTAAAAAAAAGTCAAAATACACAAACCAGGAAAGGTATGATTTTCTTGTCAAAGTAGGAAAAGCACATGCAACACAACTAAAAAAGAAAAGCACCCCTGAAGAAAAAATAGTGCTGGAGTATTTAAAAGAATTTGGCTTTGCTTTTGAATTTCAAAAACCTGTCATTGTCAAATGCTTGGAATTGTATATTCTTGATTTTTTATTAATTGATCATTCAATTTTTATAGAAATTGATGGAAGTGGACATTTTACAAAACAAGGTATAAAGAAAGATAATCTAAGAACAAAAAGATTGAGAAAAGAAGGGTATGAACCAATTAGACTTACGAACAGACAGGTGAATACATTTTCTAAAGAAGCAATCCTTGAAATTATAAATAATAAAATTAAATTGTTAAATTCTAATAATACCAATTAGAAAAACACTATATTTGTAAACAAAGCATAAAAAATGGAAAAAATAAAACTTGTAGATTCATATCTGAAAGAAAACTTTGATAAAATACAAGCAAAAAGAGAAACCTCTGGGTTTTCCTGGCAAGAAGTAACAAAAGATATTATTTCTAAAAATGCACAGATTGAAACACTTGATTCTGAATATGTTAGAAGTAGATTTTCTAAACTTAGAAAAAGAAAAGAAAAATCAGGTATTTTCACCACAATTAAAAATAATATAGATTCCACTATAAAAGGAGCATTTTCTTATATTTCTGGAAATGAGAATAAAGAACAGGGAACAAAAGAATTTACATTTACAGCAGATGATATTCCTACAGATCAAGAAATAATAGAACATTTCAAAATAGATACAAAGAAGTATAGAATTAATCAAATCTACCATAAAACTTCTTTTTCCGGTAAATATGCAATAACTGTTTCTCTTCTTTCTATAAAACCAGAACACGCAGTTGATTATCAAAAACTATTTAAGGAATTTATAGATACATATCAACTTAAACTTTTAAGCTCTCCGGCTTCTCCAATTCCAACTTCAAATGAGCCAAAAACCACTTCTGTCCTCTTGAACTTGTCTGATCTGCATGTAGGAAAACTAGCATGGGATAAAGAAGTTGGAGCAGATTTCAATGTAGATATTGCAAAAGAGGTTTTTATGAATTCTCTTAAAAATCTTGCAATACAAGCTACAAGATGTTTTTCAGTAGAGGAATTTATTCTTAATATAGGAGGTGATTTTCTTCATACAAATGGATCCAACAATCAGACAGCCAATGGAACTATTATGAATGATGTTGATACAAGGTATCAGAAAATTTACATGAGAGGATTGGAAATTCTTACAGAAGCTGTAGATTACCTATCTTCTTTTAAAGGAGTTAAAGTTAAATTATTCATAGTGCAGGGTAATCACGATAAAGCCACTTCTTTCTACCTTGGAGAATCTCTTAAAGCATTTTATAGAAAAGATAAAGACGTAGAAATAGTTAATGATCCCCATATTAGAAAATACCACAAATATGGTGTAACAAGTTATATGCTTACTCATGGAGATTGTAAAGATGATGGTCTTCCTTTGACATTTGCAGTGGAAAAACCAGACTATTTCTCAAGTTCTCTATACAGATACATCTATCTTGGACATCTTCATAAAACCTCTAAAAAGGTGTTTTTAACAGAAAATGAAGTGGGAGGAGTTGTTTTAAGAAGATTGAATTCTCTTTCTGTAATGGATGCATGGCATAATGAAAACAATTATTATGGAGCTAAGAGAATGGCAAATGCTATTATATTCCATAAAGAAGAAGGACAGATAGCAGAATTTAATTATATTGTAAAGAAATAAGCTTAATAAATTTAACTGAAATAGGTGAAGAAATTTAAATCTTCACCTTTTTTTTATATATTAATTTCCAAATACTCAAATGGTATGACTTACAGACAATTTGTTAATGATATACAAACAGAGATAAAGCAAATCTCAGCAGATAGCTATATTCCTCCAAGATTTGTGTATTATGAAACCATAAATATTGTAGCAGATTTTTTAAAGAAAGATCAGGATGCAAAAAGGAAATTGCAAAGACTTGCTGAAGGCTGGACTGAAATACAAGGCATTGAATTAGAAGAAGTTCCAACAATTTCCTGTCCTGATGTAGATGTTAGAATATGTGACAGAATGATGAGATCTGTAAAAAGACTTCCTGCCACTTACACTTATAGTTTTGGAAATATAATCAAACATGTATCTTCTCCTAATTTTTCTTATTCTTTCGATCCTGTTACACCCAGGCAATGGGTTAGTATACAGAAGAGACAGTATAAGGATAGGAATAAGTATTATTATTTTTTTATTGATGGTTATTTGTATATACCTATACCTAAAAATGTAGATCTGGCTATTGAACAAGTTAGAATGGAGGCATATTTTATAGATAAGCATGAAGTGGAGTTGTTTAAAAGAACATCAGATTGCTATGACTGTAAAGACATAGATTTGTGTAAATCTCCATTGGATTATGAAATTGTAGCTCCTTTTTATCTTTTGAATGATGTAAAAAAAGAATTACTTAATAGACTTACCAAGATATATGTATCCCTTACAGAGGATCAATATCCTAATATGAACACAAGTCCTTCAGATAAAACAAACCAAAGAGATTTACAAAATACAAGAAATGGACAGTAAAAAAACATATTACAAAAAATCAGAAACAAATATAGTTAATAAAGAGCTTTGCAATAGGATCAGAGAAAAACTGAAACTTAAAAAATTTCAATTACCAGATCGTGATATTATAAAAATTTGTAAAATAAACAACAAACTTTTAGGAGACTGGATAATAAACAATGCAGATGGATTTAAAATAAAAGATAATGGAGTGATAATAGTTTCAAAATATCTTCCTAAGTGTCTCAGGGGAGATAAGCAGGAAAGAATTGAATCCATTATGAATAATCCAAAACTTACAGATCAGGTGAAAGAAATGTATATCAAAAGATATACTAAATCTCTGGAGTATTATAAAAAATTTACAGCAGAAGGTAAATCCTATCATGTAAATTTGCATTCTTTCTTTTATTTGTACAGAATAATTTGGTTCAATTCAAAAAACTGTACTTTTGATAAAGCTCCGGCATATGAAGTAAAAACCACTATAGATATTAGACAAAAACTTTCTAAGAAGATAATAGAAGGAAAAGAATATTACGAATGGCAGTTTTCAGATTTTAGAGAAACCAAAAAAAGAGATAGAGAAGAACGTAAAATACTAAAAGAAAAAAAGAAAAAATGTCAGCAGAATATAACTTAGTTCCCTGTGATCAAATTATAGCAAAGATAGAAGATCAGCTCTCCTCTTACACTTCTAATGGTACATTAGATTCAGGAAGATTTTATGCAGAAATTAAGTTAATCATCAATAAGTTAGGTATTGCAGCATATGAAATGGTTGAAGCTATTGTCACTCTTGAAAATCATAAAGCTGCTCTTCCTTGTAATTTCTATCTTCTTGATTCTGCTTGGCTTTGTGATAGTCAGCCAGATACCACAGAAGCAATTTTGCAGTCTAATTTTATTATGTACAGTGAAACTACAAATGAAATAATTTCACAAAAAGAAGAATGTGCATCAGGACCTTCAAAACCAAGTAGTTGTGATATAGGAGGAGAATGCAATACACCTGCCCAAGATATTAGAAATGTTATAAGTAATGGTATAATCATCCAGTCAACTCCTTGTAATAACAATAATGAGAATATTCTTGAAAAAGTAACTATAAAAGAATATGTCATACCTCAGGGAAGAACAATCACATGGAGAAATCCAATAATGCTCAGACTGAAGAATAAAAAATCAGCAGCAGGAGATGTTTGTAAAAAAGACTGTAAAAATTTATTTGCAAGATCTATTTATGAAATATCTATAACCCAACAAGGAAATAACAGGTTTTTACATTCAACTTTGGAAAAACCAATAATATATCTTAAATATTATGCCTATCCTGAAGATCCAGAAACAGGACTTCCTCTTATTCCTGACAATCCTGTAATTCAAAGAGCAATAGAATATCAATTAATGTATTACTTTTTTTATATGACTTGGCTGGATAATACAGATACAAACATAGAAAGAAAAGTACAGGATCTGGAAATAAAAAGAGATAAATATCTACAGGAAGCAATAAACTATTCTAAAATGCCTTCTTTCAATAAAGCTGTTGAAATGGCTCGCAACACACGCAAAAAGTTTGCAGCTTATGAATTGATAAATAGTAAACATTTATAAAATAATGGAACAAAATCAAAGTCAACCACAAGTAGGGATGTCAATGAGAAATCCTTCTCTTTTAAAAGAGAGTGAGTTTTCATTGGCTGTAAATGCCAATTTGCAGTCTGTAAGTGGTAATTTTGCTCTTATAAATAATGATCAGTCAAATATTCTTGCTACAAAATTTAAAGAAGGATTTAAAGTTATAGGAACAAATCTTGTTCCGGCACTTTCATGTACTTTCTTTTTTCTTGTAAATCCTTCAACTCAGGAATCAGAAATAGGTTTTATTTTAGATGGAAACAATCAGGACTCTCCAGATCCTGTTATAAATTGTTCCACTTGTAATCAACCTATATTGGAAGACACTCCATTGGAGCAGACAGTTCAATCTCCTCTATCTTTATATTATACATTTGTAAATGCAAAATGTCTTAATTTTAGTATAGACAATCCTGTTACATCATGGATAAAAGTAGATGATTGCAATGTAAGAATATATTTTAATGATTTTAAAAATCCACCAAGATATATCAATTATAAAGATTTTCAGAAGATTGATATTTCAAACTGTCCATTAATTGAGACAGATCAATTGGATTGTGACAAAATTTTGATATTTCCGGAAACATGCTATCCAACTATAGAAGTGGCAGATATAGTTTCAGGAGGACAAAATACGGCAGGGGTTTATCAATTTGCAGTTTGTTATTCTGATGTAAGATCAAATAAAATAACAGATTATTTCTATGTAAGTAACCCTACACCTCTTTATAGTCAGCCTATTATTCCAAATAATAACACTGCCTATCCTATTGCAAAATCATTCAAGTTGGAAATTGGCAATTTAAATACAGATTTTAAGTATTTTAATATTGCTGTTTTAAAAACAATAAATAATGTCACTTCAGTATTCCTTATAGAAACATTTGAAATCAAATCTTCCTCATTTTCATATGTTTATACAGGAATAGATAAAAATCTACAGGCAGATCTTTCTATAGATGAAATAATAGGAAGAAGACCTCATTACAATAAAGGAAAAATCACAACTGAAAATAATGGGTATTTATTTATAGCCAATCTTGAAGAGGACAGAGTTATAAACTTGCAACCAGTTATTTCTAATATTCCTCTTTTTTGGCAGACAGTTAAAATGGATGAAGGATCTTATTCAAATCCAATAATTGCTCAAAACACTGTAGGATATTTAGGAGATGAAGTTTATGCATTTGGTATAGCTTTTACAAAACAAAATGGCACTAAAACTCCAGTTTTTCCTTTTGTGGGAAGAAATGCTACATCCTATGATCTTGATATTATAAACAATACAGACGTAATAGGATATTCTTCATGTGATTCTTCAACCCCTCCAAATAAAAGATGGCAGGTTTATAACACTGGATCAATTATAGGAAGTGCTGTTTGTATTTCTACAAGTTCGTCACAAACTCCTGTAAATATAACAGACAGTCTGGAATGTTTTTCAGACCAAATATTAATGAATAGTGTAGTTAGTTATAATCAAAGTACAGGAGTTTATGTTTATACGACAACACCTCTATTTTACTACTACCCCTCTACAAATCCATCAAGTGCTCATTTTATAGGACTTTCTTCAGCAGGAGTTCCTTATAACTATCCTCCTAGAAATACAGCAGATATAGATGCGCTTAATACATATAAAGCAAATCCAGTAAACCAAATACCAGGAAATCCAGCAGGACTTGCTTCAGCTTCAGGAATATGGAACTGTCCAAATTATCTTTCTCAATATCCCGCAGGGTCAACAGAAAACATACTTCCTATAAATCAAGATCCTCAATCAGTATCTTCTTCTGTAGAAATTATTCAGGATGAAACATTTGTATATGATAATGTTTACAAAAATCCTTCAACAGGACAAATAACACCAAAAACCCCTACACCAGCAGGAACATATCCATTAACTCCAAATCCAACAAATGGGGACTTAACTGATTTTCAAAATTGGTATAACACTGTAAGAACAAATACAACTGCTGCAACTGCAACTTCTTTATTTCAATCAACTAATGCAACCTGTCCTTTGGATAATTGGGGAGCGTTTACTTATGATCCACTAGATCCATTATACCCTCCTCAGGATTCATGGTATTCTTTTCTTTGCAGTAATACAAGTGGAGTTGCAGCCATTCAAATATCTTTAGGACCTAATTATCCCTCAAATTTCTCTTTTGAGGTTTATGACAATGTAAACTCAATAACACCACTAACTCCTGTTGCAGGTTCCACTTCAACTTATAAATTTTATGAAAACCTGTCAAACAACTCTCAATATTATATAAGAGTGATAGCAGCTGTTGATATTGGAGCACCTCCGGATTATCTGAAAAAGAATGCACCATTTAAAGTGTGTATTCTTTCACCAACACCTATAAGTTCTAAACAAACCACTATACCTGCAACTGTAAGATTAATTCAAACTCATCAAATAACATACCAGGGAATTCCTGAAAACAATTGCAAACCACGCCCAGATAAATATGGAAATTTTGCATATTGGGAATCTACAGAAACCTATCCTTGTAACGAGCAAGTTTGGGAAAATTTGGCAGGAACACCTATTAGGCATTTTAAATTTCCTGATTTTACAAGTACTGATCCTGTTCCATTTTTTGAACAAGTGGGTAGTATTCCAAATAATTTAAGTGTAAAAACAAATAAAATATTCCCTAAAGGAATAATTGTTGATGTAAATCATATTAAACTTGCTTTAGATGATGCTGTTATTAAAGGTCTTATAACTGAAGATGAAAGAAACAGTATTTGTGGATACAGAATATACAGAAGTAATAGAAGAGGAAATCAATCTATTGTAGCAAAAGGTTTATTATATGATGTTTGGGAATATAAAGACAACATTTATAATACAGGAAATAGGATACTTTTTCCAAATTTTCCTTTTAATGATAATAATGCCAATCCATTTATTTCAACAAAAAAAGTAACAAATTCCAATATTGGCAATGATTCAAATTTAAATTTGCTTCATCCTTATAGTTCATTGGATTATGTAAATAACAAATATACAATAGATGCTCCAAATCTTTCTTTTAACAATCCTGGACTTGGAACAGAAATAAAACTTGAATGTGAGCAAACAGGAAAAGCAATAGGAAATTATTCAGATGTTAAAAATAATTCTGTTTATCAATATGTAGGAGCAGGAATTATTTCAGCAGCAATAGGATTTGCATCTGTAGAAGCTGCTTTTGAAGCACTTAACACAATGGCAAATGCAACACTCACAATACCAATAGAAGTTTTTGGAAGTGGAACATCATTGCCTTTAGGTCTTATTCTTGCTTTAGTTGGAGAGAATATTCTTGCTCCAATGAGAATTTATTCTCATTATTCTGAATGGTATGATATAATTAAAAAGTATGCACCGTTTAGAAATTATGCCATTTTTTATAATGGAGTTGGTAAATATTTGAATTATGCTCTGAACTCTACAGGAAACATTAGAAGAACTGTTGCAAATAGTCAATACCTAAAACCTGGTATTTTAAATGTAAATACAACTAAAGGAAGCATCAGATTTAATAATTTTAAAAGAGACTCTTCTGTTTTTATAGAACTTGCAATAAATTCAACATTTTTAAAGACTTCCTCTGAAGATACAAGCAGACAACTTCCAATATGTAATAATTCAGGAGTTACCGGAGATATATCTTCCTATTACGGATCTTTAAAAAATGTTCTTGTAAATCAATATGGGCAGATAGATAATATCCAATGGATAGATACAGGATATGATGGATATATAAATTGGTCTGATGCAAATCAAGATACAAGATGTGACACTATTTTTGGAGGTGACACTTATATAACCAGATTTACCAAGAAGAGAAAAACTCCAATGTTTTTAGATGATAGAGTTATACCTAGCTCTGCAACAAATGTTGGTGCAACAAATCAGGATATACAAATGTCTCTTCTTCCAAATATAGGGTATCCAAAATACTTCATGGACTATCCTAATACTTTGGACTATAATGGTATTTCCCAGGCACTTTTTGGAGATGTTGCAGTTTACTCAACTTCAAGAGCAGATTATAATTTCTTATGTTTTTCTTCTTCAGGACAATCTTGGCAGGATGCTGGACTGGGAGCAGCAATAATAGGAGGTGTATCAGGAGTGGCTTTTGGAGTTATTTCCATCCCTATTGCTCTTGCTGCATCTATTCCAACTCTCAAAAGTGATCTTGGAGATAGTTTATTCTTAAATGGAAAATATGTACATTCTTTTTATGGCATCACTTCTTTTTTATGTGAATCAGATTATAATTTAGATTTAAGACATGGAGAAAATCTAAAAGAAAAGAATTTTTATCCAAATGTAGGAGATATAACTGAATGGACACAGGAATGTTTTGTACCAATGTCAGAAGATAATTCTTATTTGTATAATAACGATTATTCCAAACAAAATACACTAAACCCAAATTTTGTAATAAATAACGACTATGACCAAGTTAAACAACTTTGTAAATCTCAGCATCCTAACAGGCTTATTTATAGCTTACAGGATAATGACCAAAACGACCTATCAGATGGAAACCTTGTTTTTCTTGCTAATAACTATTATGAATTTCCTAAATCAGGCGGTAAGCTCCTGATTGTAAAAGGAATAGAAAATGGAAAAGTTCTCGCTATTCAAGAAAATAGAGCTGCTGTTTTCAATTCATATATTGCTCTTCAGACAAATGTAGCAACTGCTACAGTTGGAAGTAACACTTTATTTGCAAGTGGAATACCTTCTCAATTTTTGCAAACTGATCTGGGATATGGAGGATCTCAAACTCCTGCAATAGTTTCTACAGAGTTTGGACATTTTTGGGTGGATAATAAAAGGGGACAAATTCTTCAGTTTCAACAAGGAATTCAAAATATAGTGAAACCAGAAGAAGAATGGTGGTTTAAAGAAAATCTACCATTTAAAATACTTAAAGATTTCCCTGATTTTGACATAACCAACAATTACAAATATGTAGGGATGACAATTGCCTATGATGCAAGATATAAAAGGATGATATTTACAAAAAGAGATGTAGAACTTAAACCTGCTTTTAGGAATTTTATTAAATTTGACGGAACTTCTTTTTATAATATATCAGAACCTAATAAAAAATTTACTTTAGAGAATCCTGAATACTTTTGTAATAAATCCTGGACAATTTCATACAATCCTCTTTTTAAATCATTTATATCTTTTCATAGCTTTACACCAAATTATTATATTTCAAATCAATCTTATTTCTCTTCGGGAATAAATTATTCTTTTGAAGATATTTCAGAAGAAGGACTTTGGCATCATAACTTAACCAGTAAATCTTATCAGGTTTATTATGGAAAGTTAAAACCCTTTATTTTTGAATTTACAGTTAATTCAAAAATGTATAACAGAGTTCTTGAAAATGTGGAATATATTGCAGAGTTTTATAGGTATCAGGATAATATGTCCTCTGCTCTTATAACTAATAAAACTTATAATAAAGCCCTTATTTACAATCAAAATCAGACAACAGGGGTGCTTAATCTTGTTCCTAAAGAAAAGAATAATAGAAGGCAATTCCTTTTATATCCAAAACAAAATCAAGACTCTAGGGATATTCTTACAGAAAAGATTGAAAATATATGGAGATTTAATAATTTTTATAGTGTTGCAAAAAATGATGGACAACCTTTGATGACCTATGATTGTAATAATATAGCGTATAAAGAACCAAATCCACTTGCTATAAATTATAAAGTTTCGTATATTAAGGATATAATGAGATCAGACTATCATGTTTTGAGGCTTATAAATGACAAATGGTCAAATTATCAAATCCTTCACAGATTTGCTATAACAGATACAATAAATTCACCTTCATAAAATAAATACAAAATGGAAATTAAATTTAAAGAAAAACCTTCTGTAACAAAATTAATAAAAGAAACAGGGTTTAAAAAAGAATTCTCTTCTAAAAACCCATATGCTGACTTTGTTGGGTATTTGATAAACTGCTCAAAAGTAGCCAGAGTATTAGCAATTAAAACTAAAATTTATGCTAATCACAAGGCTCTTGGACATTATTGTGAACAAATTTGGGAACCCATCTATTGTATTTCTAAGCAACTTACAATGGAATATGGTGATTTGCAAGGATTTGGAAATTATACTATTTCTGAATATGAAAATATGGAACCTTCTGCTTATTTTGAATCAGCAAAAACCTATATAGAGGGAATAAGAGATGGTCTTTTAAAAGATGCCGATCATACAGTCACTTCAGAAATAAACAAAATTCTGAAAATAACTAATAACACACTGTACCATTTAAAAATGAGCTAATTATAATTAGTTATAAAATATAAAAAATATGGCAAAAGGTAAAATTCATATAAAGCCAAAAAATATCGGTAAATTTAATGCAACTAAAAAAGCCACAGGTAAAACTACAGAAGAATTAACTCATAGTAAAAACCCTCTCACTCGCAAAAGGGCTATATTTGCTCAAAATGCCAAAAAGTGGAAACATAAAGATGGAGGAGTTTCTGAAATGGGATATAGGGATGATTCCCCTTATAGAAATAGAGAAAGTATAGACATACATTCTCCTGAAGGACTTATTGATATGTCTCATACATCTATTCCTCTTTTAGCAAATGGCAGATTTCTTCCACCTAATTCAGGATTGCATCAATTTGATACAAATACAATAAGAGAAATTCCTTTACCTCAAGCAGGTCATGGATATATTGTCAAAAAGTCAAATGCAAGAAAAGGTAAAACCCATGTTGTAATAGGACCTGATGGAACTAAAAAATATTTTGGAGATTCCCATCTCGGACAGCATCCTAATAATCCTGAAAGGAAAAAAGCTTTTTATGCAAGACATGCAAAGAATCTAAAAAACAATCCATATTTCAGAGCTTTTGCAAGAAAAACATGGGAAGATGGAGGATTTGCCCCAGACATTCAAGAAATGAATTTCTATAATGAGTATGCTCAAGGAGGTATGATAAAAAGAGCTGATGGACATTATTCTCAACATGGTTTATGGGATTCAATTCGTGAGAATAAAGGATCTGGTAAAAAACCTACTAAAGAAATGCTTAAGCAAGAAAAGAAAATAAAAGCTAAATATGAAACAGGAGGTAAGGTATCTAACTGGCAAATAGTAGAAGATATGCCTATGGCACAAAAAGGAAAATTTATTCAACCTCCCTATTATGATAATAGACTTCCTTCTGATGTAACAAGTAGTTATGCAAACACCACAGGAGGTACAGGAGGAACAGGAAAAGGATTAGGTACTCTGTCAGATACAGTTAATGCAATTGGATTAGTTGGAGATGCCATTTCTTTAATTCCTCATCCACATGCTCAAGCAATTGGGTATATGGCAAGTTTACCTTCCACAGCTTTATCTATTTATAATAAACCAACTGATCCATTAAGTTATTTAGGACTTATACCAGAATTGAAAAATGCTAAAAGATTCAATCTTTTTGTAAATTTGGCTAATTTAGGGCAAGATTATCAAGAGGTAAGCGGAAAAAAATTTCAGAGCGGTGGTAAAATATCTTCTAGTTGGAAGATAATAGAATAATAATTAATTTTACTTTGAAATAATTTAATATGAAAATACAAAATCCAAAAACTGGTCAATTAGTAAATGTTCCTAAAAAACATGAGGCGGCTATACGTAAAGCTATTTCTTCCGGCAATGATGCTGCTGTAGAAAGGCTTGTTAAATCTTTTGCTATTTCCAAAGCACAAACTGGAAAAATGGTAATAGGTACAGCAAATACAGATGATAATCAAACTGTTCCTAATGTAAATGTACCAGAACAAACTTATCAAGGAGGTATAGAAAATCCTTTAAACCAAGAATCTATTATAAATAGACAAACTTTTAACCCGGCACTTACAAAAAGTGTTTTGGATTATGACGCTCTTAGAAATGAGCACCCAAATGTTTATGGAAACAGCGATGAAATAAATAAACTGAATAATCTATATAAAAATTCTGATCCAGGACGTTTTAGATTTAAACCAAATCTTATTCCTCTTTCAGGTAATAAATATTTGCAAAGAAGTGCTACATATCTAAATCAGGGTATAAATCATGCATTTGATCTTGCTGATAGTATAAAAAAAGGTAAACCTGTAAATACTTCCTATTATGATTATAATGGACCTATGGGAGGAAGTTCAATGTTTACTGAAACAACTAGAAATAATCCTACAGGAACATATTTTAATTCAATACAGGATAAAATGGCTTTTGGTGGAAGACTTCCTATTTATCAAGATGCTGGTTTAACAGGTATTCCTGGAATATCAGAATATTTATCAGATGCAGGCAGTCAAACAGGTTTTCCAAATACAGGACAATTTATAGGAGATAATTACACAACAAATGCCCCTCCCATAGGACATGAATTTTCAGGACATGATGCAAGTGATTTTTCTAATCAAGACACATCTGATCAAACTCTTCCAAATTCATTTGCTCAAGGCAATGAAAAGCAAAAACGCAAAATGACCCCTGAACAAAAAGCTATGTTAGCTAATAAAATAGGACAGGGAGTAGCAATAGGGTCTAATATCATTCAATCTGGAATAAATGCAGGAAAAGGAGTGGCAGATATTTTAGGTTCGCAACAACAAAATAGAGAAACTCAGGAACAGGAAGCAAAATTGTTCACACAATCTGTATTTTCAGATGGTCTTAATGTAACTCCTTATGAAACACAAGGTTATGGCTTTGAAGGAAGAAATAAATTGGCTCAAGAAGGTACAGAAATAAAAACAAATCTTGCACCTGGTGGGACACAATCAGTTGCAGATTACCAAAGATTTTTAAATTCAAGAGGAGCAAATATAAAAGTTGATGGTGCATGGGGTCCACTTACTCAAAAAGCTTATGAAACATTTGCAATAACTCCAAAAAAATCTGCTCCTATTACACCTCAACATCCTGATTTTGGTGACTATGATACTCGCCCAAGTAAAAATAGCAGATTTACTCCTAATATAAATGTTCCTCAAAATACAAATGCAGCACCTGTTCAGGATTATTCAAATGCTCCAAGAATAAATATGCCTGCTTTTAATAATTATGCACAGGTTGATAATACTTCAAATAATTTACAGCAGTCTAAAAATATTTCTGATTATCAGATGCGTAAAACTCAAGTAGATATAAATCAAAATGGTCCTTTAAAAAATCTAAATACTAATTCAGCACCATCTTCTCAATATGGAAATCCTACAACTGATTATTTTATTAAACAAATGCAAAATAATGGAAATAAAGTACTTTTAGTTGATAAAGGACAACAAAAAATATTTTATACTGATAAAGATGGAGTTATTAAATCCTATCCTGTAATAACAGGTAAAAATTCAAATCCAAAAGATGTAACGGCTCCTTACAATCTTGAACAAATGGAAAAATTTGAAAAAACTAATCCGCAAGCACTTTTAAAATCACAAGTTACTCCCGTAGGAGTTTCTGCTATAGAAAGTAATCCAGATATATATGGATCACCGGGATTTTCATTAACTAATCCTAATTATAATGGAGTTGCAGTCCATACATTATATCCTGAAGAATTAAATGAAAGAAACAAAAGAATAAATTCTCCAGAATTTACACAACGTTGTTTCTCTTGGGGTTGTATAAACTTAAAAACTGAAGATGTTAAACATTTAACAGGTCTTTTTGGCAACAATCAAGCTAAACCTGATTCAATATATACAATGGATAGTAGATTGAGTATTCCTGAAAATCAAGCAGCTTTCACTGCAAATTCCAGAAAAATGGGAGGAGAAACATATTTTGAAAATGGGGGTATGCAAATAAAAGATATAGGAGGTAAAGGAGAAAAAAATGTAGAAATTGAGGGTAAAGAACATGTAAAATTACCAAATGGCTTTTCTCAAGAAGTACAAGGTCCATCACATGCAGATGGGGGAATTGCTTTAAATCTTCCTGCCGGAAGCAAAATATATTCAGAACATCTCAAAATACCTGTAGAAGAATTAAGAGAAATGAAAAAATCTATGCCAAAAGCACAAGAAGGAATGGAAATGAATTCTAAACAGCTTCCTGCAAGCTTTTTGGAAAATCTCAAACTCCCTAAAAAAGGAAAAGTGTCTATTGCAGATATTGCCAAGAAGTTTGAAACTAAAAAATATGTAGATCTTGCAAAAGATAAAAATGCAGATGATACACAAAAACAAACAGCAGAACTAATGATAGCTAAAAATAATGAAGCATTGGAATCTATATTTGCAATGCAGGAAAATCTTAAAAAAGGAGGATATTTTGGACAGGAAGTTCAAAATAAAGCAATGCAGGATGATATGCCAACAGCTAAATATGGGGGACTTAGAAAATTTCAAGCAGGAGGTAATCCTGGACCAACGCCTCCTACTGAAGCTAAAGATATTGTTGCAAAATTTAAAGAATCACCTACTTATAAGTATGTAAATGATGCAACAAATGTAAGTGAAGCTAAAAAAAGACTGATAGAGCAGCTTCAATATAATAAAGCGAGTACTCCGGAAATTGAAAAAGCAATCAGCAATGCAAAAACCTTTCAGGATTTGAATAAATATGGTGATATTTTACAACTTGGAACATTAAAACTTCATCCTGAAGCAGCTCTGCATTATGGTCTTACAGCTCCTCCTACAAGAGCAGGCATTCAATATCTCATAGATCATAAAATAATTGATCCAAAAGACTATCCTTCATTTGTAGGTAAAGATGGCAAAGCTTCAATAGGATCCATGAAGGACTATCCAAATACAGCAGATGCTAAAAAGCTTCAAAATATAATAAATAATAAAATTGCAAAAGATCCAACTTTATCAAAAGAATACGCAACAACAAATTATAATGATCATGAATTTTATTACAGAAATCCAGAGTTTAAAAATTTCAAATTTAGTTCACCAGATGCTCAAAAACAATGGGAAGCTCAAAATTCAGCTTATAAACATGGGGATTATTATGAATCAGGCACTCCAGGTCTTTATATAAAAGGATATTCTGATCAACCTGCTGCAACACCTGCTCCAGAAATACAATACAAAGATAGAACTATAGAAAGAAATAACTATCTCAAACCAGATGTAAATCTTGAAATGAATCTTGGTATTCCTCTTCCTAATATATATGGCAGACAACCTCTTAATTATTATAAAATTCAGCCAAACTATATAGAAGCTCCTATAAATCAACCTTATACAAATGATATAGACAGAGCCCAAAGAGCATTTATTACAAATGCAACTGATCTTTCAGGAACAGGAATGGCTAACAGACTTCAAGGACTTGCTTCAGGGGAAGCAGAAAAAGAACAAAGATATTATCAGACAGATCAAGCTAACAGACAATCAAGATTTGCTGCTGATCAACATAATGCCCAGGCAAGAACACAAGCTGATATGTATAATCAGGGAACATGGTATAATCAATTAGAAGATCCCATCAGAAGAAGAGAAGGTGCTATTGATACACAACAAAGAATGGACACTCAGTCTGAAATTGAAAATGCAAGAAGACAACAATCTTTTGGAGCTAATAAAGAATTAGCTAAAGATTTTTATCCTAATGCTAATTTATCAAAAGAAAATCTTTTAAGTATGATATTTGGAGCAAGTCCTATATCAAATACAGCACCTAAGAAATATAAACCTGGAGAAAATCCTGATTATGACAAACAACTTGTAGAACAATATAACCAATTGCAAACTACTCTTCCTAAAAGCAAATATGGAGGAAAGACTAAAATTAAACCTAAATTGAAATCCAGAAAATAATAAGTTTAACAAATTCAGGTTAAATATTTTTATTCTTAACAAAAAATTATTATAATAGCATTATGGCATTCAGTCCTTATAGTCAACCAGTCAAACCAGCAGAATGGGTAGATCCTATGGATCTCAACCTATATGCTAAAAATATGATGTATAAACAGCAAATGGCTGAAAAAAATATACAGGATATTTCTGCATTGCATAATTCCCTTATGTCTATTCCTGCTTATGGTCCAGACAAACAAAAACTTGTAGAAAAAGAGCAGGAACTTAAAAATGCTGTTTCTTCTATGGATTTAAGTAACATAGGAGATATAAATACTGCTGCTAAAATAAAAGGAACAATTGGTCAATATTCTACAGATCCAGATATTTTAGCTATTGCAAAAAGAGGTTCTGCATATAGTCAAATGCTTCAGGAAAAGAAAGAAATAGAAGCAAAGGGTAAAGTTTATGTAAATAGAGGAATAAAACAACTTGGAAATTATTTTTCTCAAAAAGATTATAAACAAGACTTGCCTTTTGGCAATGATGGCTATCAAGCACCAGATGCTGCTGAAATGATGGAAAAAGCCAAAAAAATCATTACCCCAGATGAAAAAAGAGTGCTGATGCCAAATGGACAATATGAATTGGTTAAATATTATGATCCTGCAAAACTCACACAGGCAATAAAAACTATTGCAGAATCCAATCCAAATTGGCACAAATATCATAGAGATAATATAGAAGATGAATTTGATGGAGTTGATGTAAATCAATATGCAACACAGCAATATACAGATCTTCTAAACACTTATCAGAATCATTATGACGCTGCTGCACAAATACTTACCACTGCTAAAGATCCTGCTGATATAGCAAAAGCTAAAAAAGATATGAGTGAAGCAGAGGAAGGGTTGACAAAAACAAAAGAACATTTAACTAATCCATATCTTGGACAAAGTTTTAAGAATGAGAAGCTTGCTAATAATAAGAATAATGATATTCTCAACATGGCTCGTGCAATGAGTTTTGCTCAAGAAGGGGAAACTAAAATGGATATGGCTCATCAAAAAAGTATGGAACTTAGTAATGATTTATACAAAGAAAAGTATAAAACTATGCTTGCAGCTCTTCCATACCTTTCTGACCAGGATCAACAAAAGGTGATGGCAGGAAATATTTCAAATATAGATTTGCATCAATTAGCAGAAGCAAAAAAACAGGAAAAAGAACAAAAAGAAAAAGATGTTGTTAGAAATCAAAGACTTATAAGAGCTTCAGATGCTGGATATGATATAATAGATCCAACCACAGGAGGATATATTTCCAATCAGAAATTGGATGAATTAGATCTTAAAAAAGCTCAAAAAGCCACACCATTAAAATATAGCGAAACAGATAATAAAATAAAGAATTCTATAGAGTCTTTTGCAAAAGATGCTTCTCCAACTGAAGCACAAATAAAAACAGTGCAATCTCAAATAATTGACAATTATAAAAAACTAGGATTTAGTTCTGCTCCAAGTCCAGATGAAATAACATCAGAAGACGGTAAAATAAAAATAAAACATAAACCTCATTCCTGGAGTAAAGAAGAAACTAAAGTTTATAATTCTGACAAACTTTTGGAAAAATTGCAAATAGCTCCTATTAAAACACCTAGTGATAAAACACCTAGTGATAAAACACCTACTGATAATAAACTAGAATTCGGAATATAATATATGCCAGAAACATTAAAAGATCTATACGGAAAGTTAGAAAAAGCTAATATAAGACTTCCAGACTATGACACTTTTGAAAAAAAGTATAGCGTAGAAGGAGGAGCTGAAGAGCTGTATAATAAACTAGACGCTGGAAATGTAAAACTTCCGGAAATAAATGAGTTTAAATCTAAATATTTTACAACAACTCCTGCAAAAACAGAAGAACCTAAAACATGGACAGAAACTATAACAAAATCTCTTACAAGTTTGGTATCAGCTTTACCAGGAGGAGCACAGGAACTTCAATTTTTGTCAAGTGCCTATGAACCTATAAAAAATTATTTTTTTGGTGACACTTCTGAAAAAACAAAAAAACTTCTAAATGCTGCAAAATCTCCAGAGGCTCCAAAACAATTTACAGAAGCTGAAAAACAACAAGCAAAACAAGGAATAATATCAGATTTAAGCACTATAAATAAATTTGTAGCTCCTCCAAATTATCAAGCAGCAGGAGTAACAATTGATCCTGCTACAAACACAATGCAGGAGTTCTTGTCTCCTCTTCCTATAAAAGATATACAAACAGAAGTAGAAAAAACTGCAAAAAAATTGCAGGATTTACAGACATTATCAAATGAGACTAAAAGTATAACTGAAACAGAATTTGATTCAGAATATGGTCCAGAAGAAACAAGAAGAATAGTAGAAAAAAATCTAGAAAAATTAAAGAGTTTAAATTCTCAAATGAAGGCTTTAAATTCTTATAAGTCTCTTTTGGAAAATCAAATAAGTGAAAAAACCAAAAAGAAGAATATTCAAAATGAAAATGGCAAATCTGTTCTTCCAGAAGATAAAGAAATGACCACTGAAAATCTTCCAGAGGTAAATAATAACTTACAAATAAAAAAAGATTATTATAATAAACTTTCAACTCAAACACCTGATCAGGTTTTTGATGACTTTTTCAATAGTGGAAATCAAGTTATACATGCAGACAATTCTACAAAAAGGGAAGCTCTTGACATAAATAAAAAGAATGGAGGCTATAATTCAAATAGATTTATTCCAGGTTTAGGTATTCCATTTAGCTCTCATTTTGATGATTCTAAATATGAAGAACAACAATTAGCTTTTCATGCAGCAGCAAATGAAAAATATAGTGTTGCAGAGGACATGAGAAAATATTCTTCTCAGTTAGAAGGTGTAAATAAAATTATAAATGATTATAATAAAAATATAAATCTTGCCAAATCACAAGGGAAAGATATTAATTTTACAGATAGTGAAAAAGAACAATATGCAAATATAATTCAACTTAAAAAGAATTTGACAGATTTGCTTGTTTCCACAAAGAAATGGGGAGATAAAATAGATAATGTAATTGATACAAAACTTCCAGATTTTAAGAAATATTCTGATAATCAGGCTTATATGGAAGATTTTTTAAAAGCTACAGGTATTGAAGGAACAGTTAAGTATAGTACAGTTTACACTATAGGAAATTTGTTAAAAAATGTATATACAGGATCTGAAGCAATTCTTGAATCTACTATAGGGCAAGAAGAAGGAAAATTATATGATGAAAGATTTGCCACAGCTTTATTTAAACCTGAATACGAAATTGTTCCAAATGTAACTCATAAAGATCGTACAACAGGAGAAATATCTGAAGTTCCTATTACAAATTTAACAGCAATACAATTTTATGACAAGGATGGAAAATGGCATCCTGATTTTGATGTAAATGGACTTGCTTTTCAAACAACTAAAACAGGTATAGAATCAACAATAATGATGTTAGGAGCAGAACTTGCTCCAGAAGCATTATTTACTAATGCTTTTGCAGAAACATTTGCAAGACTTGGTGTTGAAGAAGCAATAGGAACAAAATTATCTGAATTTGCAACAGAAGAATTAACAGCAAATGAAATAGCGGGTGGTTTAGGAAAACCATATTTATGGTCGGAATCAGAGGCTAGTTTAAAATCTTTAATAAATCAAGGAGAAAGATTGGCAAAATCTTCTGCAATTAAATCTTCTGTAGCATCTACACTTGCAAAAGCAGGGGATTGGGGTGTTTATACAACAGTTGGTTTTGTTGCTCCGTCAATAATGTTTTATGATGGAGATATGATAAAAACAGAACTTGACAGAGGATTAAGTCTAAATCAAGCCACTCTTGTAGGTTCCTTAAGAGCAGGTGTAGAAGGATTAACAGAACAAATGTTTGTAGATAACTTTCTTGCACTGAAATGGCTTTTAGGTAAAGGAGAAATAAAAACTTTAGAACAACTTGGTGAAAATGAGATATATAGATCTTCAGTAACAGAATTTATAGATAGAAGTGCAAAAAGCGCAAAGTATAATAGATTCTTTAAAGATCTCATGTTCCAATATGATAAAAATAAATTTAAAGAAGGAAGCAGAGAATTTGTAAAAATACTTGTCGGAGAATCAATAGAAGAAATTTTAGGTAATCTTTTAAATGTACCTGTAAATTCAGTTGCAAAGAAATATAATAAAAATTATAAAAATAATGATGATTTTAGTTTAGAGAATAACGCAAATACAGTTATTCAAACTATGGCTACAATGCTTCCGCAAGCACTTTTAGGTTTTGGGCATGGTTATTCAGGACATACAAAAAATCAGAGAACAGCACAGTTTTATGTGGGAGAATCTCCAGAAGTATACAAAAAAACAATTTACAATCTTCTCAATAACGGAAACATAACATCTGAAGAAGCAGTGAGGAGAATTCAGTTGATTGATCATTATGCCCAAGTACATGAAAATTTAAAACCAAAATATGATATAGTAGATCAGGAGGAGAAAGACGATATACAAAAAGGTTTAATAAAATTTTCAGAAAAAGGAGAAAAAATAACTCCAGAAGCAAGAACACAAATAGAAAATGAAGCAAAACAAGCAGCTCAGAATAAAAAATATGAACTTTTTAATGAGAATATCAATGAGTCTTTAATAAATAAAGAACTTACTAAACCTTTAACAGAAGAAAAAAGAGCTAAACTTTTAACTCAGCTTGATGAAATAGCTATCAAAAACTCTGAAATTCTTTCTGAAACAAAATCCCCAGGAAATATAAAAAGAGTGGAGAGTATTATTAGTAATCTCACCTCTCCTGAAAATATAAATAGTCCAAAAAATTCAGAGCAAATACAAACTTACATAAACCAATTAAATCTTTTAAGAACAAGAGGAATTCTTCATGGTATTTCTGAAAAATCAATAGAAGATATTGATCAGGCTATGAAAACTCTTCAATTAAATAAAAATGAATTAATAGGAAAAGAAACAACTGCTAAAACTCCAGAAATTGAAACCACCATTACAGAAGAAGAACCTGTTGAAGAAACAGGTTTTAAATTAGATGATGAAAAAGAAAAGATAAAAAAGCTCACTTTAGATGAATTAGATGGATATGTTATTCCAACTGAAGCAACAGCAGATGAAAGAAAAGAACTTGCTAAAATAAAGAATGAAAGAGAAATTGAGCTTGAAACACCATCTGAAAAATCTTCAGAGGAAGAATTTGAAACTGAAACATTTGATGAACCTGAATTAGAAACTAAAAAAGCTGATATTGAAAAAAGAAGACAAGAAAAACTTACAAAAGCTGAAGAATCTGCAAAACTTAAAATAAATGAATGGCAAAAGAAAGCTGATGAAGATATAAAAAGAAATGGTGTAATATCAAAACCTGTTAGTAATGCATTAAATGCATTCAAAGGATCATTATTTAACGAATTAGAACGTATTAATGAGGCATTTGATAAAGAGCTTTTAGATAATAATATTCCCAATGCCAAGGAATTAATAGAAAAAAGAAAAAAAATAGCAAGTATTGAAAATTCAAGAAAAAATAATTTATTATATCCTGGAAGTGAAACATCAGAAGAAATCAATGCTAAATATGATAAAGAATTAAGTGAATTAGAACAACCTACTGAAAAAACTAATACAAAAGAAGTTCCAAATGAAGAGAAATCTACAGAAATAGTAGAAGAAACTGAAAAAGAAGCAAAACCTGAAGAAGAAGAAATAACTCCTCCTGCTGCAACAGAAGAAGAAATAAAAGCACAGGAAGAATTAGATGCTATTGCTAAAGAGGCAGATGAAGAAGAAAAGAAAAAAGCAGATCAGGCTGCTGAAAAAGCTAAAAAAGTAGCTAACTACAATCCTCTTAGTACAGTTACTCCATTTGCAAATAATGCTGAAAAAGGAATTATTCAAAAAGTAGCAATAAATTCAATAAAATGGATTAAAAATCAAATGTTTGCTGCTGGAAAATCCATGAGTGATCTTGGATACTATCTCACTATTCACGATGTAAAAGATTTTCCTTCAGATAAATTCTCTAGTGATTTTATAGAATATTGGAATAAAAACAATATAAAAGAAGAGGAAAGAGAAGGTGTTATTGCTGTAATAACAGATAAGGAAGGAAACATTATTTATTTTGATGAAACAGGAAAACCTGTAAAGGAGGGAGGATATTGGAGTACGCATACAGTTAGAAGTAATTTTAACACTCCTACAACTGCTATGTCTAAAGCAGAAATGACACAATGGGAAATAAATGTAGAAAAAGCTAAAGCAATAAGACAAGCCGTAAAACCTGGAAATCCCGTTACATATTCTGCTAATTTAACAAGTGCCCTCCCTGAAACAAAAAGAGGAATCATTTCAGTAAATTATCAAGGGGTTAATTATAAAATAAGTGTAGGAAAAGATAGCTGGGTTGTTTTATCTGATGGAAATGGAGAATCAAGAAGGATTTGGAATAGAACAAGAAGTATTAGAGATGTTCCAAATCTAGCAGAAAGCATTTATGACTTTCTGAATATGAATAATACAGATGGTTTACCGGAAGCTTTTATTCCTGCAAATGACACTTTCGCAGCAATAACTCAAGCATTTAAAAATAGAATGTCTCAAGGAGAGACAAATGTAGATCTTAAAACATTTCCTGAAATATTCTTTTATACAAGAAATAATTATAGAATTTATATAGATGCAGAAACCAAAACTCCTTATATTACAAATGACAAAAAAGAAATAATAGCAAAAACCAGACAGGAGTTTTTAGATTTTGTTAATAGTCAACAAATAAATCTATCAAAAAGGGCAGAAAATGATGTTCCTTTGGAGATATATAGATTTAAAGATGGTAAATTCAGTGTAGAAACCATTAGTTATAAGGATTTTGTAGCTAATAATTTTGAAGCAGATTTTAAAAGCATCACAGGTGTTCCAGAAATGTCTTTTAATGAATCTGTAAAAAAAGAAGAAAAAGAACCAAATGTAGAAAATGAAATTTTAGAGACTCCAGAAGTTAAACCAGAACCAGTTGTAGAAACTGGAGATAAATTAACTTTTGATTTTTCTGATATAGAAGAAGATGAAGATTCTATAGATGATGTAACAGATACAAAAGGATTAGATAGGGTAAGTTCATTAGAACAAAAAACATCCCTTGAACAGGAAAAAGAAGCTGAACAATGGTTTAATGAGTATCTTAAAAAATCAGGAGTTAGCTTTACTGATAGTAGAAATATAGCAAACTCCACTGCTTTTGCATCGTGGAAAAATGGGGTAATAACCTTATGGAAATCTGGAAAATTTACAGACCTATATCATGAGGCATTTCATGATTTTTCTCAATTGTTTCTCACAAAAGAGCAAAAAACAGCTCTTTATAATGAAGCAAGACAAAGCGAAGCAGGAAAAAAAGCATTGCAGGATTTTGCAAAAAAACTAAATAAAGATGTAAAATCCCTTACTCTCGTAGAGCAGAATTTTGCTTTGGAAGAAATGCTTGCTGAAGATTTTTATAATTATATGCTTTCTGGTCAAAAATTAATTTTGAATCAAAGAGTTAAAAGAAATACAATCTTCAGAAAGATGTATAATTTCCTTAAAGAACTCTTTACAGGAAAACCAAATATTGAAACAATCTATAAGAATCTTGCAAGTAAAAATATAAATAAAGCCCAGAGAGATCCTGTAAAAGCAATGTTTGGTACTTTGAATAGATCTATTCCTGGTTTATCTATTAGTGACAGTAGTAGCGTATATAGTGCTATAGATAGTCTTGCTTCTCAACAACTTAACAATAGAGGAATATCTATTTCTAAAGTATTTTTGGAAAGAGGATATTTGGACAAAGTTTATGGCACTCTAAAAAATACATTGTTATCTTCTGCAAAGCAACTTGCGTTACAATATGAAAAAGATCCAACTCCTGAACTTGCTTATACACTGTATAATTTAAAGTACACTTTACAAAATTGGGAAAATATCAAGAATTTCCATAGACAAAATTCAAAATATTTAAAAGTTTCCAAAGAGCTTATTCCTAATGTAGAAATTACAGATGGAGGAGAAGAGGTAGAATCAAATGACAAATACGGAGACGCAAGAGAAAATATAAATCCTAAAGATGATGTTTCTCAATACATATTATATTTAGTTGCTTCTCTTCCAAAATATGCCTTTAAGAATGGAAAACCTGTTGCTGTTTTTAATAATTTTCTTCCAAATATACAAGAAACTGTAGATTTTGGTGTTGCTTGGGGTCAATTAGCTAAAACATTAGAAGGAGATAAGGACTATGAATCAATGTACAAAAAAATAGACACTCTTTCTAAAAAGAATCCTTCATATGTTCCTCTTTTGACAGCTTTACCAGATCCTTCAAAACAACTTACACGTTATGAATTACAGTTAAAGGCTTCTTTCATAAATGCTCTTTCTAAACCAATTATAAATTATAAATCTACTTCTTTTGAATATAGTGCCGGAAGAGTAAATATACAATCAAGAAATGCAGAACCAATAACATTTGCACAGCTTAAACAAGATTGGAATCTTGCAATTCAGGAAATATCAAATCCATACAGGGAAAAAGATGAGTCTGGTCAATATGTTGTAAACTTAGAAAAATTAATAAAAGATTTTAAAGGATTGACAAAATCAGACTCCTTGAATTTTTTAAATGCTTTAGGTTTCACTTTCTCTCAAGCCACTTTAGATTCTCCTGAAATGACCTCTATTTTAAATCAGGAAAATAAAACTCTAAAGAATATTTATAATAAAATTGTAGAGTATAAAGATTTAATGGATAAAAAATATCCAAATAATCTAATTCCTTCTCCTGTTCAAATGGCAAGACTGTCAAAGCCTTTTACTTCTACATTAGATGCACTTTCTACATCTATTTATGTAGATGGCAAACCATTATTTACAGGACTTAAGGAGGTTTTTGATAATTTTATAGAATTGGAATTACGCAATTCAGAAAAATATCATTCAGATAGTGTAACCAATGCAGAAGGAAATAGTCAATGGTTGCATAAAAACTGGTCTTTACAGTCTCAGGATTATTCTTTGCTTAATGATATTTCTAAATTCCCTACATATCAGCACCTTATTTCTGATCCAAATGGGGCATATTTTGATATATCTTTAAATCCAGATGCAAACAACATATTCGTAAATGCATTATTTATTTTAGATGTACCTAAATCTGATCCTTCTTATGGAAAAAGAAGAGTTGGAAAAGGAAAAAAAGAAATAACTCTTGAATTATTTGATCAAGGAGGTATAAGAATATCAAACGACAAAGGAAATAGATCAGAAAGAGAAGGTATTAAAACCTCAAAACTATCAAGGTTTATGGCATTGATTGTAGATATTCCTTCTCTCCTAACTACAGGTGAAAAGCAACATTTACGTTATGGGGATAAATCTACATCCAGAGGAACATTAGTTACATATCCTTCTCTTGTAAAAAATGTAGTTAAATCAGATAAACATATACCTGTAGATATAAATAATTTTCAAAATCCAGACATTCTTTCAGAGCAAGCATGGCTGATATTCAGAAACTCTATAATTTCAACGCTTCAAATAACAAATGACCAAACTGCCAATAATACATATTCAAATGCTGCAAATATTGTAAAAAATATAAAAGCTTCTCCATTTGGTAAATTTGATAAAATATTTTCAAAAGAAACCAAAGAAGCTCTTTCTGAGGCACATTCTGAAAAACCTATTGATGTTAAAGCTCTTATAGATAAAAATAAAGCAGAAATATCTAAAGATCTGCTTGAATACTTCAAGAAAGACAGTCAAAAAATATTAGATGAAATAGACGAGAACCCAATAGTTAAAGAAAATGATATATTCCCTGAAAGACTTTTGAATAATTATTCAAAAGAACAAATGATCAGAGCAATGTCTATGAACTCATGGATAATAAATTCTGAACATGAAAGACTTATTTTCCAAGATCAGAGATTTTATGATGTAAAACAAGGAAGTCCAAAAGAAAATTACAGAGAGCCATTCAAACGCTATAGTAAAGCTTCTTCCACTGGAATAATTCCTTTAAATGACACCCAGATAAATAACTTTTTTAACAATCCTGAATCTAATTCTTTTGCTGAAAAGGCTAATTATGATAAAAACAATCCAGATTCTCCTTCAAAACCATATGTAGAGGAAGGAATTGTTAATTCTGTAATTGTAAAAGATGTAAAAATTACACCTACAGATTATCTTGATGCTCTTTTAGAACATCTAAAAAATTCTCCAAATGTAGAGATAGATGCTGTAAAAGAAGCTTTAAAAGATATTAAAATTACAGATGCAATGGGAGTTTGTACTTTTGATTTTTACAGAAATCTCAAACTTAGGATTGGTGAAGAATCTTGGTCAGATGAATCTGAAAAGCTGTATCAAAAAATAGCCAGAGGAGAGGAACTTTCTAAAGAAGATGAAACAAATGCTTATTTGTTTTTTGCTCCTCTTAAATTCAGGGTGGCAGGAAGAACATATGACGAAAATAAAAAGATATTTATTCCTATAGATTACAAATTTGCTATCACTCCTCTTCTTGGAACAACTGTAAAAGGAAAAGTATATGAATCTATAAAAGATAATATGCTTAGACAAAATGTTCATTTGATGTTATTTTCTTCTGGTTCTAAACATTCCGCTATTACAAGTGATGGAGAATACAATTCTTTTTATGATAAAGACGGAAAACCATATACAGGAGATTACACTATAAATCCAGTTCCAGTGGAATATTTTTATGAGGTTGTAAATTCCCCTGATCATTATAAAGAAGAAAGCAGATTTTCAACACAATTTAGAACATTGCTCTTTTCAAACATTTTCAATAATGGAAAACCTATAGATTATACAAAAAATAACTGGGATTCTTTATCAGAAGATGAAAAGAAAAAACAATCTCCTTTTTATAGAAGAGCTGTAGAATTCAGAGATGCTATTGACAATATAGTTTCCATAAGAAAGGAAAACCTACTTAAACAACTAAAAGCTGTTTATAATTCTGAATCTGATAGTTATACAATAGACCAATCAGCACTTTCCAGTATTCTTGAAAAAGAATTTGAAAATAAAGATTTGCCTTTTAATATCATTAAAAGTATTCAAAATGAAAATGGTAAATTCAAATTCAAATTTGATGCTACAATAGCAAGAGATGAAATTGAAAACACTATTCTTTCAATTATTGATAATAGACTTAGAAAGCAAAATGTTTATGGAGAAGCCCTTATTCAAGTTTCTGCTACAGGATTTGAAACATCGGTAGATGACACACTTCCTTTTTATCAAGACAAAGGAAGAACTTTAGCTAATGGAGATAAAGTGACATCAGCACATAAAGTAAAAATATCATTGCAAGGAGACTTCAAAAAACTTTTAGAGCATCCAGATGTAATAAGTCTTTCTAAAACAGAAGATATTATAAATAAAGCTAAAAATCTTACACAGGATCCAAGACTCACTGCTCTAAACACTCTTATTTCTGATGAAAGCTGGCTGGATAAAGGAAAAAATAGAGAAATGATAACATTTACAGGAGTGAGAATTCCTGTACAAGGATTAAATTCTATGGAATTTATGGAGGTTCATGAATTTTTCCCTACTCAAGCAGGTAGTATAATAGCAGTGTCTCCGGCACTTGTTGCAAAATCAGGAGGTGACTTTGACTGGGATAAAATCACTTCTAACTTCCCTCATATTTATATAGATAAAAAAGGAAATGTAAAACCTATAGGAAATCTATCAGATAAAGAAATTAAGGAACTTTATACAGAAGAGGACGGATCTAAAGATGCGTTTTATAATAGCTTTAAAGAAAAATATGCTCAAAATAAAGCAATAAGTGTAGCAAGAGAAGTGCTTGAAGATCCTAAAAATTTCTCAAGTCTTGTTCTTCCAAATGCTACATATATGTTTGAAGATGTGGCAGATGAAAGAAAAGCAGCTCTTCAAAAAGAGAAACCTGGATATTCTGATAATTATACCGTTACAGAATCTTTGAACCAGCATGAATCTAATTTTGTTGGTAAAGATGCATTGGGAATTGGAGCAATTGCAAATAAATTCTTTCCAATGATGCAACAAGTAGGTTTATATCTTAATAAAACTTATGTTAGCAGTGGAGGCAAAGAAAGAAATGTAAGAAACAGATTTGATCATAATAAAAACTCAAATGGTAATATATCTGTTTCAGGGATTTATTCTGTAGAAAAACCAGGAAAAGGAAAATATAAAATATCCGAATCATTTTCACAACTAATGAATGGTTGGGTGGATGTTGCTAAAAAAGATTGGATCTTTTATATAAACGGAAGAAAAGAATTTGCCCCTGTAATGTTATTTCATTTAATGCAGGGAACTCATAAAGATGATGTAGTTTCATTTTTCAATCAACCAATTCTTTACGAATATATAAAAACTTTAAATAATTACAAGAATCCTCTTGTAAAAGCAATTAACAGAGAGGCTTATAAAGATGCTAAAAAGAAAGCAATTTATGAAGTGTTAAATAAATATATTCCGGATAATCTTGAAATGACGGTTTACTTTAAAAATAAACCAAATAAAATAAATGTAAAGCAAAGCCTTAATGAAAAATATGATGAAACTCCTTTCTTTTATGGATTTTTAAATAATCAAATGAGGGAATTGGCAGATGAAAATGAAGAATTGTTTGATTCTACTAAATTTGATTATGATAGATTTTCAATTCCTAAAGATGGAAAAATAGAAATCCCTAAAACAGATAAAGAAAAACTTGCCCAGGCATTATATCTCATTCAGTATCTTGAACTTGAAGAACAAACAAAGTTATTCAGTCAAATGAGAAGAACATTGAATAATGACACTACTAAAGCTTCTTCATTTCAATATTCTAAATCAAGAAAAGCTGAAAGGAATAATACAGAGATGCATAATCTTTTTCCTATTGATCTTGTTAAAAAAATGGCAAATGAAAGCACAATTGCTGCTTTTACAAATGATAGCAAAGGTATGGATACTTTTATTCAGCAACTTTCTACAAAGTTATTTGATGTAACAAACCATCCTAAATTTAATAGTTTTATATTTTCTGAATGGTCAAAACCTGAAAGTGCCAACTTTATTTCTTTCGATGACAAAAATCAAGACAATTTTGATCTTTGGCTAAGAACTTTCAAGAACGATTTTGTTTTATTTTTATATGATAATAATGTTTTTGATGAAAGTAATAATCTCGTAGCTACAAAAGTATACCAGCAAATGCAATATAAAACTGCATTAGCTCATGATATGGAACAGCTTAAGAGAGATTTTCCCAATCTTACAGAAAATAATCTATTCCTTCAATATTTAGTTAAAGATAATTCTTTAAGATTAAATACAGCAGACAGACCTGAAAAAGTTAATATCAAGCTTAAATTTGACAAGCTTGATAAAGACAATTCAGATATAATGAGTGAAGATTTTAAGAAACTTCTTGAATTTAATGACCCTAGCTACACCCCTGATCAGCAAGCAAGAATTAAAAACTTTGCAGAAAATCTTGCTTATTTTTCTTTTGTTCAGTCAGGATTAAATAAAACTCCATTCTATCTTGCTAAATTCATTCCACAAGAGTATTTTGCAGGAAAAATGCAGGAGATTATTGATAAAACCAAAGAAATATTCGATAAAGATCCAGACAGAACACAAAAAATCCTAACAAGATTCAATGCAAGATTTAGATATAACAACCCTAAATTTTACACTCAACAATATGACGATTATGACAATCCAAAAATAACATTTAATCAAAATGAACCATACAGATATAAAAACTATGTAGATGCTGAACTTGATCTTTTTGACAATGTAAAATTACAGGAAATAGAGAAATTAAAAAACAAAACATCTGTTGTTTCAGAATTTAAAGCAAATGAAGCAACAGAAAATCCTAATGTTCTTTATGTTTTTGGTGATTCCCAAAATCGTGCAATTACACAAAATTCAGCAAAAATCTCCCTTGTTAAAAAAGGTTCTGGATTTGCAAGAGAAAATCAGGAAAATGTTGTGGGTATTCCTGTAATGATTTCTAAAGAAGTTTCTTTAAAAGATGAGGATTTTCTGCAAAATCAATCAGATGCAGAGCAATATATAAAAATGGTTGAGCAACTGTCTAAAAAATATGACAAAATTGTATTTCCGGATAATATGTTTGAAGGATCAAATCTTAAAGAGAATGCTCCTATTACATATAACTGGCTTGCCACTAGCTTAAATGAAAAATTTGGTTTATCTTTACCTGTAACCGAACAAAGTATATCAGATAATATTAATTCACCTGAAGAAGAAGATACAGAAGAAGCAAAGGGATGTGATGTTCCTTTCTAATAAAAAATAAATAAATATGTTTAAACCGGATTGTAATATAAAGTATAAGAAAATTAAAACAAATGCTTTAAAGTCTACTAAAAATATGCTTATTGCTTATAATGTTGTTGATAAATATAACAACATTATAAGTGAAAATTATCCAAAGTTTATAGACATTAAACATTGGTTAAATTATCAAGCTTTGTTTAAAGGAAAATTTGAAACAAATCTTATACAGGAAATAGGCACAGGTACAAAAATGATGTACAATAAAGAAGCTTTTAAAAAACTTGATGCTATAAACAGACAACTGCGAAGAAAGGCTAAAGGTTTAGAAGAACCTAAAACCAAAGAACAACTAGATGCTGAAAAAAGAGTACAAAAAGAACAAAAAGAAAATCTTGGGGAAGAGGTAAGTTATGAAAGACCTAAGTATACACCCAAAAAAACTTCAAGTAAACCTAATCAAAATCTTACATTATTTCAAATAGAGAGTCCTGAGAACACTCAAATAAATTCTTTAGAAGAAGGACTTACTTGGGCAAAAAACACTTTTCCTAATTTCTCCCCAGAGTTTCAAAAAGGTCTTATTCAAGGGATAGCTCGTGGATCATTTAATACTCTATCTGACTTAATAACTTTTTCAGAACAGTTTGCAGATAAAGGAACAGTAAAACATGAATTTGGGCATCTTGCCTTTAAATACCTTCCTAAAGAACAGCAAGAAGCTTTGTTAAATGAGGGCTCTAAGCTTTTTAATATTCCCAGAGGAGAATCAAAAGTCACTACTAAGTTTTCAAAGAAAGATCAAAATACTATAGATTATACACTTAAAGCTATAGATATTCTAAATACACCAAAAGCCCAACAAGTTTGGGAAAAGGCTAAAAAAGCCGGTTGGTCTTTAGACAAAACTCTTTCAGAACTTCAAATACCAAAAGATCAAAAGCAAATCATTCTTGATTGGGCTAGTGAAAATAAGCCTAAAACTATTAGTGACATTATTACAGGAGTATTAGCTGATTTAAGTTATAGTGTTAAGATTAATGTTGCTAAAACAAATTACGCAAATCCAGAATTATGGAATGAAATTTCAGATGAAGAAAATTTTCAGTACAACAATGATAATTATAGCATAGGAGCAGAACCTGATAGGAAACTTTTTTTAAAAAATGGAGAAGAAATTTCTCCTATAGAATATGATGAAGCTTACAAATTATCTAAACAAAATCCTGAAAAAAATACCTCTTATTATTCAAATCTAACAGTAGCAGGAGGAACTAATTACACTGAAAATGAAATAGCTGTTCCTAATATTACTCCTAGTATAAAAGGTCATGCTCAATTCTCAACAGATAATGGAATTGGATGGTTTAGAAGTGATGATAGAACTCATGGGGGGCAATCCTCTTTGAATGATTCAGATAGAGTAGAAGCTAATGGGGAGTATGACAGAATAGATGAAAGTTTTACTATCGGTAATGATAAATATAATCAAGTATCAAGACCAGAAGTAGGTGTTCCTATTGAATTTTGGGATACTAATTATAAAAATGGTAAAGAAATATCTTCTGATGAATATTATGAAGCTAAGAGAAAAGCTAATATATCTGTTTATAATAATACTAAAACTCGTAGAATATTAGAAGTACAATCTGATTTATTTCAAAAAGGTAGAGATAGGGTTGATTTAGTAAACCATGAAAGTATTGATGATAATGAAAGAATATTAGATGCTGACTTTAGAGCTGGATTGATTACTAAAAAAGAGCATGAAATTGGATTAAAATATTCAACTACTTCTAATAACTTTCTACAACTTCTAAATAAAGATGGAAATTGGATTCCATTCTTTATTAAATCTATTATACAAGATAGTGTTAAAAAAGGATATGAAAGTGTTTTATTTCCTACAGGTGATACAGCTAGTAAAGTAGAAGGTCATCAAACTTTAGAAGAGTTTAAAAGACAAAAAGAAGATAGGATTGAATTTTTAAATAAAAGAATAGAATCTATTAAGGATGGTACAGTAGATAGAAAATATGAACTTACTAAAATTAAAGATGTAAATTTTGATATAGAGCACTTAGAAAATGAAGTAAAAACTCTTCAAGAAGAACTTAAAAGAGTAGAAAAAGAGGGATTTGGAGCTTTAAAACCTATATATGATTTCTATGAAACCAGAGTAAAAAATTCTTTAGATAAAATTTATGGTAAAGAAAATATAGAAAGAATAACAGATGAATATGGAAATGAATGGTTTAAACTTGAATTAAAACCAGAACTGGCATCAACTATAAAACTGCAAGCTCCTAATTTAAATTACAGTGGAGATTTAGCCATTGAAGAGAAAATAATGGAACAGATTGAAAGATCTCCAGATCAATTTGTGCCTAAATCTAAAATTGGGGAGTTTCTACAAAAGTTAAAAAATTGGCTATCGGATATATTTAAAAATAAATCTAAAATAGAGCAATTTATCAGAGACCTAAACCAAGGAAAGTTTAGAGATTTAGGAAAAGCCGCACTCCAAAGTGTTGCTTCTAAAGAAAATATTGCTCCTAAAATGAACCCTGTAAAAGTAGGGGAAGTTATTACATATGAGCATGGAGAAGATAATGCAAGCGCAGAACAGGTTATAAATGGACAGAAAAAAACAGAACTCACTGCTGAAGGAAGGGAGCAAGCAAATAATCTTTCTAATCTTTTACAGCAGGAAGGAGTTACACAAATATGGAGTTCTCCAGTTGCAAGAGTTGCAGAAACAGCAGAAACAACAGAAATCCCTACAGAATACAGAGACAATCTCAAAACATGGGGACTTGGAGAAGCAGAATTGAATCAACCTGTTTCTGATTTTGATGAAGAATATTATGTAAATAATGAAGATGAAAAACCTTTTCCCGGAGCTGAAACTTTTAAAGAATTCAGAACAAGAGCATTAGAAGCATGGAAAGAGATAAAAGATTATAAACAAACAAAAGATAAAGTTGCAATCATCACTTCTTCTAAAGTAATGAGACTTTTTAAGGCATTTAATGAAACAAATGGAGAATGGAACAATAAAGCCAAAGAAATTTTTACATCTACAGAAAAAGGAGAGATAGATAAAGCCAAAAATATCAATGTAGAGCACCAGAGACAGGTTAGTAGATTATTTGGGGATGAAAAATCAGTTAAATCTGAAGAACTGCTGAAAAAAATAGCAGAAGGTAAAGGGTATTTGGCAGAACTTGCTAAAAAACTGCTTTCTATAAATTTTAACAATGTTAATGTTTTATATCTTACAGATCAGGAATTTAAAAAATATATAGTTGATAATAATGTAAGAGGTAAAAATGGAGAAATTGTAAATTCAGATAATAGTTTAGGGTTTTATCATCCTGCAACAAATCAAATTGTTTTAAGTGATAAACCAACTGTTAAATTTGAGTCTTTAGTTCTTCATGAAGTGCTCCATGCTTTAAGTCTTCATCTTATTAATAGTGATTCAGAAATATCAAAAGATTGGAAGGATTTATTTAACAAAGTTAAAAATTTAATGAATGAGGAAGAAATTAAGTATTATGCTCTTTCAGATGAACATGAATTTCTAACAGGAGTTTTTACAGATTCTAAATTTATTGCATTGCTTAAAAGCAAACCTTCTTTAAATACAGGAAATAAAAATCTTTGGGAAGACGTATTTCAAGCCCTTAAAAACTTTTTTTATAAAGTTTTAGGACTTAGTACAAAAGAAAAAACATTACTGGATGATGTATTTTCTCTTGGTACTCAGATAGTTGAAATGGGATATGAAAGATCAAAGTATGAAGATGTTGAACAAGATTTTTATAACGACAATGGAGAAGCATTACAATCTGTAACACAGGATGAAATTAAAGAAGAAATAGAAAAGATAACAGATGAATTAAGAAATGCTAATGATAATGATATTATTAAAACAATTGATGAATTTTTTAATATAACAAGGTCAAGGCTTCAAAAACTGATAAAAAATAGAAATTATTCAAGATTAAAAGAGCTTTTTAAAAATTCAGAAGGGGTAAATAAATATGAAACAATAGAAGACCTTTTAAAAGCAGCTTCTAAAGCAGAGGCAGATGTAGAAGGTATTGCAAGAAAAATAAGAGGAATTGCATTAGGTATTGTTCAAACAGACCAACTTGTAGATCTGATAAAAGAAGATGTTCAGGACATTATGGCAAATAAAAATAAGGCATTAGAGAACATTACAACTTTACAATATTATCTATATACATTAAATGACTGGCAATTATTTTTACAGGATGCAAAAGTTACATTTTCAGAAAATCCAAAAACTGTAAAAGCTATAAATAGTATTCTTGGAAAAATACAAAGCATTGATGACAATATTATTAAAAATGATGTATTGGGACTTGTAGAAGCATTTAAACCTCTTCTTGCCCCTGCTTCAGCTAAATTAACTAAACTACTTCAGGAAAAGGTTGATCATTATACCAATTTAGCAAATAAAACCACTAATCCAGAAAATAAAAAGCAGTATACAAAAATAGCTGAACAGTTTCAAGAAAAATTGCAGGATTATGATTTTGCAATTGATGAAAATATTGCAGCTTTCCTTAAAGGAGAAAGAGGAGACACAAGTAAAATAGGTTATCTTGTAGATGCTTTTTCAGATAGTCCAGATCCAATTGTAGGGTCTTTTGCAATATGGCTTAAAAATAACATCCAAGATGTAAATGTAGAAGTTGAACATACTGAAAGAGATTATGAAAATGAGATAGCTCCAATGTATGACAAATTAGGAAAAAGATTCAATCCGGAAGATATTGGGAAAGAATTAACATTTGAGGATGAAAGAATTGACTGGGAAGGAAATCCTTATAAGGTAGTTAGTATTTTAAATAAATTTATAGGGTATCAAAAAGATGAACAATTATTTTTAAATGGTATAAATCAACTTAAAGAACTTATTAGAGATGGAGTGGATGTTGATGAAAATAGTAAAAAACTTTTAGATTTAAAAAAAGAGTTTGCACAATGGAAACTTGATTATATGCATCAGGAGTTCATTCCGGAATTTTATAAAAAATATGAACTTTGGAATGATGCTGCCGGACAAAGACTTAAAGTTAAAGTGGATAAGATCTTTGATGAAATAAAACATATACAATCTGTATCATTGGCTCTTGGTACAGAATTAACAGATGAAGAAGTAGAACAAATAAATGGTTTATTAAAAGAATATAAACTTTTGGGTTCTGTAGTACAATTAGATGGAGAATCTAAAACAGGAGAAGAATTAGAAGAAGCTCTCAAAATGAAAGAAATTAGAGAGTTAAATAATAAATTCTTTGAATATAAAGATAATATTGCTGCATTTGAAAAAGCAAAACAGAGATATTCAGAATATATTATTTCCAATAAAAACTTCCCGGAAGGATCTTCAGAATATCTTAAAGAAATGGAAATATGGAATAATGAAAATACAAGAAGTGTAATTTCTCAAAAATTCTATGAAGAAAGACAACAAATAACACAAGAGATAAATGATATAT